CTTAAAAAAGTCAACCCCTAAAATGAAAAAAAGTAAAAAAGTTTTTTGGGATTTTGCTTGAAGTTGGCACGGAATGGGCAGCCCACCGCGTGCCAAAAGTCAAGCGGTGACCGTAATGTTAACCTGTCACCTTGGCGACGTGTGCCGCCATGCGACGAACTAGTGCCGCCTCATCGGGCTTCAGGAACGGCCCATGGATGGCCTCAAGGGCTTCCCAGCGTTCGCGCTCCTCGTTGCCCCGTTCCCACTCGCGATGCTCGATCTCGGCGGCGATATCGGGGGTGATGGTTTCTTCGATTGTTGGCATCATGTCGTTCATCATGAGAGTATTAAATCAGAAATTCGGCGGGAGGTCAATAGCAGAATCCAAAAAGTTATTCACAGGGAGCAAAGCTCCCCGATGGTGAACGATGGGGAGGGCTTCAGTGCCTCCTTAACGGCGGCGGTGTGTTCACCCTCAAGCTGCCGCTGATACTCCTCCTCGGCCCTGTCGGCTTCGTCCTGTGCGCGGATGTCTTCGTAGGCCATTCTGGCCTGCCGGTCGAGCCTCACGATTTCGGCCTTTAACTCGGCCTCTGTGGTGGGCATTTCAGGCCAATAAGGCTTGTAGCCGTCAGCCTCCCGAATTGCCTCATGGCGGTCACACGCGGCCAGATACCAATCTAGCTGCAAGGGGGTGTGGATGCCGTACTCGGCCCAATGGTCGAGGTCTTCAACGAGGGTGGTGGCCCAACGGCCCTCCCCTGCGTTCACCCACGCGAGGGTCTTGGCGTTGCGGTCTGCGAGGTAGGCGGCGAGGTCTTTGCTGTCGTTCATCATGGGAATACTATACCACATTTTTTAAAAAAGTCAACCCCTAAAACGAAAAAAAATAAAAAAAAATTTTGTTTTTTTTACTTGAAGTTGGCACGGAATGGGCAGCCGCCCGCGTGCCAAAGTAAAGAAAAAAAGAGGGCGCGAGGGAAACAACAAAAACCTCGCACCCCCTTTACCACCGCGTCAAATACTCTCTGCGTTTGCTGGACGAGGAAGAGGGGGCAAACCCAAACGCATGGTTGCGTTTTCGGATTCTTCCTTGTAAGATTTTACCTCTTCATCACTAGCTAGCCGCAGGTAACGCACTGGCGTAGCTTGCAATGATTCTTTATGATGTTGCGTCCATAGCCGCGCCCCATTAATTGACCCAATTGCCCTTTCTACTCTCCCAGCCGCCACATTAAAATACAGCGACCCGTTTTGAATTTTTTTGGTGGTTTTCATGTCTTTTATGATTGTCTGTTTTTTTTGATTAGGGGTCAAGTGTTAATTGCCCCGCGTAATGTCTACTACAATCCACATCGCTAATGCTATTAATACTATAGAAACGCAAAGCATGGTTTACTGTTCCAAAAAATGTTTCAAAACAATAAGCTGCCCTTGTTTGATTTTATAAAGGCGATAGGCCTCGGCCTTGGCCTTGGCGTGAGATACGCCAAGTTTCTTTTGGGCTTTGATGTGGTTGGTAACTTCGGCGGCTTTAACCGCATTCCGAGCTTGGTAGGTTTTATATGTTTTCATGGTTTTTTTTTAGTTAAAGTTTTGCGTAGGCCGCTACCTCTCACGGGCGTTTAATGTTCTTCACCTACGCATTCATTGATTATGATTAATTTTTTAAGATAAGTCAATTCCTTTTTGCAACTTTTTGTTGGTAAATAGAAATCAAATCTTCCAACACCATTTGCCGTGTGCCTGACAAATGAAATTCTTCTTTCGCAAGAGAGTGACAAGAACGGCCTTTCTTTTTCATGCCTAGCATTTCAAGTTTAATACCTTGGCAAAGCGTTTTAATTCTGAAAAGTTCAATTTCTTCAATAGAGTCGTAAGCAATCATCATAGTTTTTTAATAGTGTTTATCCAGTTCTCAACGTCACTTTCATTTTGCCAACCTTTAACAGTATCGCCCCACTCAGCAGGGTCAACCATGTGATTGTTAAAGAAGCAACCAATTTCATACATACCCTTTTCGCTACCGTAAGAAAACTTGTGCTTCACCACGGAAACATCGTAGCCATTAGGTAATTCTACATAAGCCTGAATCGCACCCTCTCCGTGCGTATCAGATATGTCGTCAAATTTCAAATCTTCAAATTTCATACTTCAATGAGCTTCTGTGTTTCAGTCGGGTTTTTTCCTTTTCTTATGAGGTGAACGTCAAAAGTAAAAGCGTTCAGCATATCGGTTGGGTCTGCGCCTTTCGCGGATGCCATTGCTAACAATGCGAGGCAAATATCTAATTGTTTTGATTCTTTAGTTGTCATTTTACATTTCCGAATAAGTTCCGTCATAAGGGTTTGGCTCGTAATACTCTTGAGAGCTTACCTCGTAATCATAACCATAAGTTTCTTCGTAGCTCATTGGCACAGCCGTCTCTTGGTCACTTTGCCATATCGCTTGGTCGTCTTTGCTGGAGTAAATCTCACAAAGGGCATTACCTTGAGCTTCGGCGGCTTCGGCCAAAAGGTCGTTGTATGTTTCGCGAGTGTGAGGGCCGGTAGCGATCAGTTGATCGTCAATCCAAAGGGTGTAGGTTTCTTTTTTTAATGGTTCTGCGTTCATGTTTTGGTTCTCCAGTTTAACAAAAGTTGTTGTAGCCTGACTCTCCGAATGTTTGGCCGTTACGATGAATTACTTTTGGTTCATCATCTTTCACAACCTCAAGGCTGCCAACAGTGTTTCCGTTTATGTCTGCGATGCCAATAAACGTGCCAAGGTTCGGGCCGTTTATGTATTCGATGTCGTCCGCTAGGTTGCGAAAGATTCTTGCTAACTCAAGCGGGTTTTGCTCGAACGCATCGTTGTTCATTTTGATTTCTAGCTTTGCTTTCATGGCGTTGATTATATCAGATTGGTTAAAGTTGTCAAGGTTTAATATCCTTCGTAACCGTCGAAATGTGAGCATCCCTGCCAATCGTCAGTGTTTTCGTAAATAAAATCTTCAGCGCAAGCCTCTACCATGTTTTTGTAGTCGGCGGGATGGTTGGCAATGTCCGCGTCCCAATAATCAGCGAAACGAAAATCGGGCAAATCGTGAATGCTAAAGCCTAGCTGGGACTCGACAGTAAGGTTTACGTCATTAAGAAATGTGCTGTAGGTTGCTTTCTTCGTGTCGTTCATCATGTGTTTATAGTCTCAAAAATTCGGATTGTTGTCAATGATTAGTTTGGATTGATTTCACGGTCATCCACAAAGCTATTCCAGAAAGGCAAACGGGCGAGCGTCTCCGTGCCTTGTTCGGTTACTTTGACCAGTGATAAACCGAGACGTTGACGACGGTGTGCGTTCATGCCATGATTGATGTCCTCGATGGGGTAAGGGTGAAAGGTGTGGTCTGCGTATGTAAACCGTGCGTGAGTTGCCCCTGCTGCCACGGCGTCAGCGTACTGCTTCCAATTGTCTGGCGTAAGTTCTTTAAGTAGGTTCTTCATGTCGTTCATCTTGGTAATACTATAACAGATTTCTTAAAAAAGTCAAGGGGTAAAATGCATTTTTTTGAAAAATTTTTTTGTGAATCTTGTTGTGTTTTGGCACGGGATGGGCTGCCCGCCGCGTGCCAAATATACAATTAAAATAGTTTAATAATTATCAAAGGTGAATGTTTTGCACTCGTCAAAAGAATAAATCTCCCGAACGATTCCCTGATAATTAATTACCTTGAAAACATAGAAGGTTGCACCGCCACGCTGGTGGTATAACGGCGCGGTAAAATTATGACGAGCGATAATGGAATGCAATACGCCATCAATCGTCATAAACTCGCCATCGTGAAGTTCAACCGTGGGTTTGTTTTTTATGTTTTTCATTTGATTAAATAATTCCCCCTTCACCCTACCTCTTTAGTTTTACTCATCACGCTGTCTTGCTCATGGCGTGTAACCATCTCATTCCGCTCAAGCGTAGGTTTTTAAACTTAAAGGTTTTACCTTTCGGGTGAAGGGGGTTAGCCCTACTCTGTTACAGTAATTTGAACATCCTTCGGCTCTTCCACAAACGTGGTAAAAGCCTTTGGGTCTTGCGTCACCTTGTACAAACGCCGAGTCACTTGCGTAGTTGCACGATTCGCCAACTCAAAACGATCACCTTGCACCTCGTGGGTTAAAAATTGGGTGCTGGCATTCAAAAGGTTGTAAATGTTTCTTTCGTGATCGTTTTCATGGGTTGGGTTGTTCCAAATTTTAGAGATACCCTCCCGATGCACTTCAGAAATAACATTTTTCTTTACAAGATTGTGAAGAATGTAAAGCCCTTGCTCTTGGGTGATTTCCTTTTCGGCCATTTGGCTATATATGTTATTAGGATTTGCAAAAGCCCGAAACGATTCCACCGCTTTCATCATTGCATCTTGAATGAAATCCAAATTTAATTTGTTGGAATGTTTTTTGGTGAATGCGAAATCTTGTTCGGTTCCCACCATTCCGTTGGTGCAAAGCAGACGCAAAATGCCGCCCACCGTGGAAATTTTGGTAGACCGATCAAATGAATTGTTCACGTCTAAACGCAAGCCCATTTCATCGCCCACCTTGGGAAGTTTAATCGTCTCATCCTTGAACGTGTAACGTCCATAGACACGCGCACCACCACGAGCAACAATAATCTCCTCATCATAATCACCCAAGTCATTCAAGCCCTTCAAAGCTTCCCGAACGGTATCAAACAACTCCGCGTTGTTAACGATGCCATAATCCTTGGTGACTGGTGAAAGCACCGCCCCAGTGTCTAATCGACGGGTGCATTTCAAACCGCTTTTTTTGCCGTCAGCGGTAAACAGGTCTTCCATGACAACGGTGTAATCATAATCAGAGGAGGTCGGTTGTGTAGTTCTAGCCATTTTTTTTCTTTCGGTTTAGTGTTAACTGTTTTTTGATTATCGTTTAATTTTTTTATAAAGTCAAGCTTTTACCACGTCCATTTGCCATTGATTAACGCTGGGCCTTGAGGTGGTTGGATTTTGTGACCATAAGGTAACGCGGCCTTTGCTTGGGTGGTTACGTTTTTGATTGTGTCCTTGTCCTGTTTAATGCTCACCAAAATAGCGGTGAGAGGTTTTTCGGATTGTTTTTTGTTTTTCATAATTTTTTTAATACTGGTCAATTTGATCAATGGTTAAGCCTAGATGCAAGCCATCTTCGTCGATGCACCAAAAGGTTTCTCCGTCAATTTCGTCAACGATTAACAGACTGAATCCGTAACGGACTTCGTCTCCAACTTTGATTTGTTTTTCTTTCATTTTCATCATGCGATTAGTATATCACAAGGGGTAGGACATCCGCAGTCCTACCAATTTTTTTTCTGATGTTTTTCTTTGCGACGAAAAGAGCCCTTGCCCTTTTTGGTTTTATGCTGACGCACCGCGCTCCCCATAAATCCCTGCTTGTTCACTCGTGTTTTAATTTTCATGAGGTGAGTTTCTCATAATTTCCAAAAAAAAGCAATCACAAAATAATGTTTTTTTTCACAGCTGTGAATGTTTTTTGTTTGACATTGGCACGCGGGGGGCTGCCCGATCCGTGCCAACTATACAAATAAAATATTTTTTTATTACTTTTTATATAGTTCTCCAGTGGTGCTAGGTTCGGGTAGAAAAGCCCACACCCCATCCCTCCGAATCTCAATGAACCACGCTTCTGTTACGGAAACCGATTCATTGTTTACCAAAACAAAAGTCTTATGTTTATAAGGATTATAAGTAATTCTCTGCCACTCGTGGGATTCGATGCCTGTGCTGTAATCATCAATCAGAGACTCCCGCATTCTCATGCCTTGAATGTAAGCGTGAACATTTTTCCGCATTTCATCACGCACACGCTGATTACCTTTCGGGCCAACCCTCAAGACAGGACGAGACAATGCGATTTCTGTGACGTGATCCACAACGATACCTTTTTCATCACGAACACTGTAAACCGCCGTGCCTTCTTTGGTGGTCTTGTGTAAGTTGCGATATACTTGGACTTGATTTTTCATTTTTAGCGATATTGGCAAACCTGTTTGAAAACGGGCTGACTGCGATGCCCTTCAAAATAAGCGGGACTCATGCAAGTGACTTCCTCGCGATGAGTTTCCACGAATGTCGCGCCAATGGTGTAGCCTGTCCACGCACGACTAGTTTGTTGACCGCCGATTTTTTTAACGGCGTCCGCTTGCGCGATGATAAATTCAACCGTGCCAACTTCGGCGGCTGTACTAAAGTGAGCGCAAACTTTTTCGGTGGCGTAATGCTTTGCGGTGGGTTTAATCTCCATTGCATGGAGTTCGGTGTAGTAGTGTTTTTTTTCCATAATCTTTTAGTTAGTAAGTGCTAGAGCGATGATAGCGACTAGCAAAAGAGTTGCGGTGTAGGTTACGCTTACAATAGCAAGCACAGTGTCATAGTTTAGTTTTTTGTTCATAATCTTAATGTTCTCCTGATCTTCTTTAATTATCATAATGAAATTGTATCATACAGGGTGGGACATCCGCAGTCCCACCAAAATCTTTTTCAATTTTTTCGTGTAACATCCAAACAGGGTGAATGGTAACAATTTTGGGAAGGTCATCCCAACGAACGGCCAATCGTCCGTTCACGTGCATTCGCGGGGTATCCAATAACCATGCCACCGTGCCAACCTTTGAGGGGTTGCGATAGTGATAAACACGTTGGCCAATGTGTGCCTTGTTCATTTTGATCTTCATGCGTCTATTATATCAGGCGGGTGAGACATCCGCTGTCCTACCTAAAACTTTTCTACAAAAAATTCTTCGCCCACACACTCAAGGTGGAATTCGTGTTTTGGTAACCAGCCAAGCCAACCGTCAGAGGCACGCAGCAACCATGTTCTAGCTCCATCAATAGCCTCTTCTACCATAAAGCCATTTGCACCATGCTCGCGGATACGGTTCTTAGTGCGCTGCGTAGCTTTAGCGTTGGGGCTGATTAGAATCCTCTGTCCTTTAATCTTCATGCGTACATGGTAACATAGAGCGTGGGACATCCGCAGTCCTACCAAAAAAAACTTTTTGGCCCTTGAGGGGTTGACTTTTGGCACGGGATGGGCTGCCCGCCGCGTGCCAATTACAAGCTTTTAATACTAATTTTTTTATAGTAATTTCAGTTGCTATTAAATTCGCTGGCTATGGTATGCAATGTTTCACTAGGGTTTTTTGAATTAAAAAGAATTTCGTTCAGTTCTTTAAAACCATCAAACTCTCTTTCGCCAAGCTTTAGCCATCGACCCTCAAATTCATTTTGGCCGAACCACACAAAAGTTTCACGAGTGTTTTCGTTTTGAATAACGCAATAAGGATTATGTTTCATTTTTTTAGTTTGTAGAATTTATGGTTTCCAATAATACACACAGGCTTTTTGCCCTTTGCCCAATAAGGATTCGACCTACGCGCACAATAATGGTCTGCGCCTTTTACATGGTCACTTTTTAATTGTGACAAATTAACAGCCAAAACTTTCGCCCAATAGCCGGCGTCAGTTTCCAAAAGTTTCGGAAGCTTTGCACGGTTGGGGTCTTTTATATTCCAACAGGAAAATTGTTTACGCTGCAAACACACTTGTGCGGGCGTTAAGTTTCTATTCGTGGCACGTTGTTTAATAACACACGCCACCGCATACATCCCCGCATACCCTTCCCCCCGCGCCTCGCCAAGCAATGTCATTGCAACAATTTTTTGAGAGTCCGTCAAAACGCTTTGGCCTTGGGAAAAGGATTGAATGGCAAAATAAAAAACAAATGCCCACAACCACAACGCTGCACGATTTTGAATTTTTTTCATTTTAAGAATCAGAGTCTAAATTTTCAGCTTTAACCGTTCCGAGTTGGTGAACGTCCGAAGGATCACGGGGACGCCACCACCTGTCAGTATTCGCCAAAAGTTTTTCCATACGTTCCTTTGCCAACGCTTTAATTTTGTGCGCGAGTCTAACGCCTTTAACCATTGGATGCAATGCAGGGGAGGCTTCTTCTCCTTCCGTTTCATTCATTACGATTGCGTGACTGCTCCTCAAAAAATACTTTTCTAACCTTTCTTTGTCCGTCCAAATGTACGAAAACGATTCTGACAAATGCGTAACATCTTCCACGCTTTCAATCGCGCCGTGAGTAAAAAACGACCACACTTGCCGTTCAATTTCTTTGGGGTTGTCGGATTGCATACCTACCGACCATTGACTTCCATTAGGTTGAAGAAATAATTTCATAATTTTTTTTCAGTTTAGTTTGTTTAGTTATCTCGATTTTTTACAAATGCGGTAAAGACTGCACCTGTAAAAAACACAATGGCAAATGCGATTAAATATCCCATGACTCTACCTTAATTAAGTTTTGACCGATTGGCAAGCACAAAACCGCTCTCGATTGCGTCATGGATAGCGGTGACGTTTGCTTTGTAAAGCAATCCAACAATTTTCCCCATAGGATCACGAAACCGCAAATCACTTTCATCGCCGTTGATAACCTCTGACCCGAAATCTTCAACGGGCAACGCGCCAGCGTACACCACCGCAACATTCGCGCCCCTTTTCAAAAGATCACGCACAACCGAATCGGAGGTGTCCTCACTACGCGAAAACGTCAAATGATAGTTTTTCGGCAACTTGCCATTGCACCAATCTACCATCCGAGATAATGACTTAGTGTAATCATAAAATTGAAGCTCTGGAAAATGCTCCATAATAGACGCGCCATCAATTTTGATTTTGTGCCACGGCAAATCACTTGTGCCGTTTAATCTTTCGCACGGAATTAAATCACGTTTTTTCGCCCGTTTAATAAATGCGGCGGTTTCTTTTTTGAGTTGGGCCATGTACGTCTCACGATCACGCGCAAAAAATATGGTTTTATTCACACGCGCTTGCATAACGGGCGACATACGGCCACGCCCCGACGTAAACAAGCACGCCGCTCGACAACCTTCACTTGCGTTGGCGCACGTGTTAATTTCGCCGCTCGCATCACTAGGCGCGAGATAAGAGATTGCCGTCATGTAACCACGTTGTTGGCCTTTAACGGTTTTTGCGTTTGTGTCGATTCCTAGAATTTGCATAACGAGAGCGATTTTATCAAATGCCGTGGGTGGCGTCAATACTTTTTTTTTATTCGTCGCCGTACCATTCCACCATTGGCCGCGGATTGGTTGCCGCTTCACACTTGGCGCAATCGCATGGGGCATGGATCGTGGAACAACCCACGCTTAAAAATATAATAAAAAAGAATAGTAAAATTTTTTTCATTGTTTTAATCGTTGTGTGTAGGATTAGCACTTGTCAAATTATCAGAAATTTCTTAATTAAATGCAAGGCAAAAAAAGTTTTCGTAAAAAGGGGCATTTTCTCATCCGAGAAAACAGGGGAAAACACGAAAATTCAAACGAGGAAAACCTAGAAAAACAGGAGGATCCGAAAAAAATTTACCCCACTAAAAATCAAAAAATGGGCGGTAAAAAATATCACAAAATAAGAGGGCGGCGAATTTTGCCGTTTTTTTAATTTTTTCCTCAAAAACCAAATATTGGACTTTTTTGGATTTTTTGAGATTTTTGGCAATATTCTATTTTTTAACTATATTTCAATATCGCGCGTTCTTAATTACTTATATTTTAGAATATCGCGTTCTTAATTACACGCCGCTTCCGCTTCCGCGCGCGCCCACACCACAAAAGTATATTTTACAAAATCAGGTTAGTAATTATATAATATTTTACAATATCCCATTCTTAATTATATAATATTTTAGGAAATCGCATTCCTAATTAGAAAAAGAAAAAGGCCAGTGGTGTTAAACTACCTCAACTGAAAAAGGCGTCCATGACTCTCTCATGACTCTATTCCACTGACCTATCGAGTGCGGGTACGTGGCGGATAACCAAACGCCGAGGCCGTCACTGATCTCATTTCCGTAACAACTCTAACCGCTCTCTAAATACCCGAGGCATCCTTAAAGGTTTTTGTAAATCCAACGGGCCTCAATAAATTCGAGATAACCTCTCCTAGCTTCCCATGACTTCACTCACCATCATAAATAATTACACTATTTAGAAGGAGTTAATTAGTAATTAATTCAATTTTGTAGCAGCAGTTGGCACATCACATGGTTTAGGTAAAACAATCCTTATTGGTGTAGGTTTACTCAATGCCGCCGAGGTCGCCGCAAGGTCGCACAAATATGCTTCTATATTTTTTAAATACTCTTGGCCTTTTTTAGTTAATGCTCGACCCCCACGACCAATTTCCATAAGGCTATGTTTTTGCAAATACATTTCAAAATCTTTTTGCAAGCACGACCGTGTAAGACCTGTCTTTGAAGCAAGAAACGTAAGGCTACATTCCTTCTTCTCCTCAAGCAGACGAAGAACTTGCAACTCGATACGACTCAAGCCCAAGGGTAAAATCCCTAATGCGTGAGAGAGATGCTTCCAATCGTTTTTATTAAAATGATTTTTATTTTTAGATTTAAGAAAAGAAGAAATATGCGTACTCATTTTCTGTGCCTGACGCGCATTACCCCGAAGCACCGTTGCGATCTCTGGCAGCAGACCATCTTCAAATGTCTTGTCTTGATTTAAACGCTGAACAATTTCGCCCAACTCATCATACGAATACTCCTCCAGATCAACTCTTTCACACCTGTCCATTAACGCATGAAAAATATCCTGCGCTTCTGTCGTAGCAAACATGAAAGATTGCCTACTAAAATCAAAATCAATTACATACTCATCATACGAAAAGGTAGTACGATTATGCTCATTAGGATTTAACATAGTCAGCAACGCCATAGTTACATCCTTGGGTAATTCTGATGCCTCGTCCAAAAGCACGGTACATTCCTGTTGATGCACATGAGGAATAAGAATCTGATTAACAAATTGTTTTATATTCTTAATTGTTGAGCAATTAATCTCAAGAAAAGGTTTGGCCTTCCCCTTGCCCTTGAGATTCATTTTACTCCCCATCGCCTTGGCGAGAGTAGTTTTGCCGCATCCCTTGGGCGCAACAAACATAAGGTGAGGCATCACATTGGTAGCGTGATAATTTTTTAAGTAAAAAGACAAACGCCGTTTGGCAACATCTTGCCCAACAATTTTTGGAAACAGTTCAGTAGTAGTCATGGTAGTTCAGTTATTATACTCGTAGTTGACGCGAGGTCAAGGCTAAAAATCGGTCAAGTCTTCTGACTTAAATTCGATTGGTGTGTGAGAGTTCATTTCTGCACGACCCTCTTTTGATCCAGTGCTAGTCTCTACACGCTTGCCCGTGATACCATTAGTCTCCGCAAATTTACGAGAAACTAAAATTAATGCACCCTCTTTAAAAGTCTCATTTAATATACCCAATGGGATTGAAACGAAGCTGGTTGCACCTTTTGTTTTACCCTGTTTTTTCGTTGCCATGTCCTCATAGTAGGGACATTTTTGAAATAAGTCAACATTTATTTTTATTTATTTTTAATTACTAAAAAATATAATATTTATTGCGATTTATGAAAATTTTGATATTTTTCCCTCCAGTTTTCCATTGGTGCAGGAATCTTACGATTTGATTCGGCCAAGCTCATTACCTCTTTAGCAATCTCATCATGTATTTGGGCCGTTCTACCTCCCGCCTCATCGGCCTCCTCTGGGGTTAATTCTATGACAATTTCCTGTTTCCAAGGAGCAGCATTAGAAACCACATAATTCCACGCATCCTCGTACCTTAATACCAGACTATTATCTACGGGACGTTTTTTGGTCTTTTTCTTTTGGGCGGTCATGTCATTATTATTTACACTTTTTTTGCCAAAGTCAAACAAAATCAAAGTGCGCCAAAATATTTTATTTTATTTAAAAATAATCTAAATTAATCATTTTATTTAAAAATCGCGGCTCTTATATTGTGTTATATTTTAGTGAATTGCATTAGTAAATAGCACTATATTTTACAAAATCGCATTAGTAAATAAGCTCCATTATATTTAAGGAAATCGCATTAGTAAATAAGAAGAATAAGTGGTGTTCAATGATGGCACATACGAAGTTAAGCCCGTTCGTAACTCTCTTACGACTCTATTCCACTTATGCAAAACAAAGTAACAAATTTTTGTTTTATCCGCAAGCTATATTTTGCAAAAAATCATTCATAAATATAATAGTTTTGGCCGCACCAATTTTAATATATTTTAGCTATTTTCATTTGTAAATAAGGCTTAATATATTTTGCTTTTTTTCATTCGTAAATAGAATAGGCTTGACATAAAATAAAATAATTTTTAATTTGATTTCACTTCAATGAACCTAAACTAAAACTGGTTCTAGTTTAAGTTTGTTATGTATGTATTGAATTAAATAGCATATACTGCATAATAATATATGGAAAAGAATATAATTTTAAATAATTTTAAATAAATATATTTTTTCCATACCCAATTTGAATAATTATTCTTAATAAATTAAGTTCTTTACTCTATATTTTATACTATATCATTAGTAAATAGAAAGGGTATATTTTGGGCAAAAGCATTCATAATTAAAGAAAAAACGAACAAATCCCACTCATCAAACCCTCTCTGAACCATTCCTTCATTTTCGTTTGTAAAGAAGGCATCATAGATAATTGATAGTATAAGCGCACACCCTGCAATTCCGATCCAAAGCATATAAAAAGATTCCTTTTTGCATATTACAAGGTAGGTTTTTTTAATTAAAGGTAGGTTATGGTAATGTGTCTACTTTTTTAAGTCAGCTATAAGCATAATAAAATCATGCGCCAAACATACAAGCGCAATGCCAACAATAATAGGTAATACTAAAAGGGCGATCCATGTTACTAAAAAGCCCCAATTAATTAATACTTCCATTTGTCTTTGTCCTTCCTCTTTTTGGTTAAGGTTTCACACACTCTGTTTACTATAAATTCTCGCGCAGATTCAGACTCAAGGTTCACCTGCATACCCTTATATGCGCCCAAAACGCTCTCTACGGCGTTTTTAACGTCAAGGGTGCTGTGGAGTATGGGTTCTTCTGACCCAAGGTCAGCGTAATAATCTTGCCCATTGGTATTTTTACTCATCATTTTTTAATCTCCTTTCTATTCATAGTCTCTAATAGCAATCACATAAGGAAAACGAGGTACACCGTCAGGTGTAAGATTAAAATACTTAATCGTAGCCTCTTTGCCTATTAGTGTATCTGCTTTTTTAAGTAAATCTGCTAGATACTCAAATGATCCTTTTACATTAGAGTGAAATTCTTTACCATTTTTATTCTTAAATTTAAAGTGTTTAATTGTTCCAGCACGATTACCATCACCCTCCTCGTAACCAAGAATTTTATATTCTTCATCTACAAACTCTTTTCTTTTAAGCAAAAGAGAAGAACGCTTATTCTCGTAAGGCCCGTCGAGTCTAATCATTTGACCTTCGTAACCATGCTCAACATATTCTCCATACAATTCGTCGAGATGCTCTTTGCTCTCTACTTCGGTAGTCTCAACAATTACAAGACAATCTTCTTTGTCTAAACCCAAATTTGGAAATTGAGCATCCAAGATTGAAGTCCTATCAGAAAATGAATCCTTCTCTGTCCAGCACTTGCTTCCTGCAATCGAATCACCTATTACTGGCGCATCATAAATATGATATTGAATCATTTCCTTACTCTCTGACAAATGTTCATCAGTAAGATTCTGCTTACGAACAAGGTGAATGATTTTGTTAAAATCATCTTTGTAAGCATGATTATACAATTCGCCATCAAGAACAGCATTGGGATACTTATCAAAAAATGCCCCCAACGCCTCGCTAATATGCGGTACAGCAGTAATTGGTTTACCAGTACGAGTAAACAATCCATCTTTCATGGCAATGCAACGTATGCCGTCCAGCTTGGGTTGAGAGAATACAGGCGCACCAATACCCTCCTCATCAATCTCAAACATTACTTCCTTCTGACGATTCTTGTTCTTGAAGTCCTGTGCAAGCATAGGCTCATAAAAACGCTTCTTGCTGATATTCTCCACGCTCAAATGGTATCCAGCTTCCAGTTTTTTCTTATGTTTTGCCTCTGCTTCTTTAAGTGCCTGTTCCGCACCAGTAGTAGCGTTTTTCTTTCCCTCATTCTTACCTTCACAAACAGTCCAGTTGTTTGTGATCTTTTTGCCGTCCTGTTGGCCCGAAATTGTACGATACTTGTTATCCTCAACTTCAATCGTCCAAACTTGAGTTTTCCCAATCGTAGTTTTTTTGTAAAGTGTGGGTAATGTATTTTTCATTTTATTCTCTATAATGGTTATCGTCTAGTTCTAAATCCATTGCTCCGTTTTCATAAAGTAGTCCAATTTGATCTTCCATAAAATTGGTAGCTTCTTTATAGGTATTAAAAGGCCCGTACATATCAGTGTTATCTGCTACATAGTAAATCTCGCCTATTCTTTTAACTTGAAAGCTCATTTTTAAAATAATTTTTTTAATTTAATCGTACTTAAATTCAAACTGTTCATGTGGCTTTACTTCCATAATATCAAAATGTAATGCTTTACCTCTCGCTTCATAAGCCTTACGGACTGATCTATCGTCGTTATACTTCCCCGCCGTGAGTTCCCAACGCACAAGGCCGTCCTTATATTTAAGTTTTATCCAGTATTGAGTTTTCATTGTTTAATCCTGCTTTTTACCTTGTTTTAAATAAGGGACTAATTCTGGTCTTTCCCGTTCGATCATATCCCGAATATCCATACAACGATCAAAACATTGGTCAAGAGTGTATTGATGCTCGGTGAAATCTGGGCATCTATCGTAGATTGCCTTAATTAATTCGTAGTTTCTCATCGTTAAATTTATATCCCCCTCATGCCTTCAACCATGTTCATCGCTTCAATGTCTAGTGATATACGCATATCATCTAAATTCGCCCCGCATTTTTGGTCAAATGTTTTAACTGCTTCGGTACTATGTTCTAGCTCTTGCTTCCACAAAGCATTGTTAGGCAAACGCTCGCTTAATAACTTTGCACGGTAACGAGCAACAGCAAGTATTTGCCGTATCTCAAGTGCTTGTTCGGTAGTAAGATTTAGTTTTAAGATTTCGTTTTTTTTCATCGTTCTATCTTTTCAAAGTGTCTGTCTACAATATCGAGGATGGTAGATTTTAATTCTTCAGCTTCCTCTTTATCTTCGTCTCGGCTATAAAATGCGTCCACAAATGCTTCCACTTCTGCGTGGATGTCTGCTTTAACGTCTAGTATCTTGTATCCCATAATTTTATCTCCTAATTAAATCGTTGCAATAATCTTCAACAATTTCAATCGCCTGTCGTTCAAGGCTGGCTTGTGCTTCCTGTTGAGCATACATTATGTCGTGTTCAGCAAGGGTGTTAGCTTTTGCCAATTTTAATACAATATCAAATGCTTCTTTGTTTGTCATTTAATCCTCCAATACATAGCTCCAGTAACGGCTATCTTTTTCCCCTTGTTTTCTGTCCCACAAAATGCAACGTGCAATATAAGATGGTACTTGCCACATAGCACACATTTCCAGCCAGTGATTTTCAATGGCATTATACCGAGTGGCATCTTTAGATTGGTCAAGACCGTAGGCTTGGAATAAATGAGTATCCATGCACGTTACTTTAGCCGCATTAGGGTAAATCATTTCTAGTGCAAAGGAAACCTTCGCAATTCCTAGCCCCAAGATATTCTTTACCAACCTGTTACGAAATTGTTGCCAATCGCCGCCTTGATACTTGTACCATTCGGGGTCTTGCCAAAATTTTTCAGCAAATTTAGAAATAAACTTTACTCGATTGTTGTGTAGACCAACCCGTGCATTTACGATTAGTTCCATTAATTTTTCATCGTTTTTAAACCAAGCAGTCCAATCTTTGATTGCTTGATACCCCTTAACATTAGCCTCCCATGTAGTGTGTACCGACATAAAAGCAAATAACCAACGGTGAAAAACCTCGGTATCGTTTTTGGGTTCTACGGAGTTCCAGTAATCTTTATAGTTTTGAACCTCAACAACATCTAGTCTGTTGAAAAGTTTTTCTACTGAAGAAAAATCAATGTCTTTTTTGATCTTGTTGGGTTTGCCATTACAATCCCACAAGTCAAATTGTTTTTCTTCTCTGACTACTTTAGGAGTCCCGATGAAATCAAGTTGCTTTGTGTCGCTCACCATAAACACATGGTAAGGCTTTTTTTAAAAAAGGTCAAGCAACTTTTTTAAGTTTTTTCAAAATTAAATGAGACTTTTAACTGTACCGTCAGGCCCGATTTCTAAACCCCTGTGACGTTCAATTTCTTTAACGTCAAGGCTATCAGCATTTTTTTTATCTTCTTTTTGCCATTCTTGTTCGATGAAATTAGTTAATTCCTGCACAAGACGCGCATGGTTAACCTTTGGGCTTTTACGGCTCATAAGCATAGTTTGATGAACTACATCCAGAATTTCTTTATCAGTCATTTTGTTTCCCTTCTCGATCTTCTTTTGTTAATTTGCTTCTATCTTTTTCGTTGTATTTTTCGCAGATTTTAGTCCACGCATCTTTTTCTTTTTCCCGTTTGTAAGGGTTAGCCAAAGACACTACGGGCGTATTCTTAATTACGGGTTTGTATTGACTATTCATTTTGTTCCTCTGGTAAATCTGCTACTTCTTTGCCGTTCCAATACCAAACATCATCCAACCATTCTTGGAGAATTTTTTGTTTTTTATCCATTCTTATGTAATAGAAGTCTCCAGTTACCCCTTGAAAACACCCCATGTCACATATAGGAAGCGTTACCATCTTTGGTCTACCTTTATGGTCGTAGTCATTGTGAAGCACCATACGGGCGTGTGTAGCGTGTTTTGGCGGTCTTGGAATATGAACCTGCCAATCCCGTGTGCCTACTTTTACAACTGGTTTAGCTTTGTATGGCATTTCAGATAACTTGTTTAACTTTTAGCGCATCCATAAGTGTGTCCATGTTTTCGGTAACTGTAATAGGGTGATTTTTTTGACCCATGAAATAAATCTCGGTTGCCATATCGGGCGAAACAGTAGATTTACGTTGTCTAATAAATGTGACATTATTCACATTAATGATTGCATCGTTACCATGTGTATCTGTTACTTTAAGCATTTGCATAATGGTTAATGGTAAAAATTTTTTTGAAATTAATCAAGTGTTTTTTTTGTGATGAACTTTTTTAATAAATTTAAATAAATAATATCCATCAAAAAACAAAAACCCAGCACCTCATGTCTAGGAAAGGTGCTGGGTCTTGCCCTTTAACTATGGTATTGATTTTATTCTATACCATAATCCTCCTTGGCTTGTGCGTATCCCGCATCGTAATCATTTTCATAATCCTCGTAGTAGTCATCATTGTACCCATCGGTCAACGGTGCTTTCTCCAAGGTTTCATAATGTCCCACTACCTTATACTTGGCAGTCCTCAATTTCTGACACTCACAATCATTAGGAACGCTCACTACGTCAGCAGGGTCAATTTCAACAATCATCAAATTGCCGCCGCCTCCAGCCCAACCTTTCGCGTATTCATACGATCCCGCATGAAATCCATGCGAACAACCAATGTTGGCATCATCACAAACAGTATTTCTGGTCATTTCCAGAACACTTCCAACCGAATTATCAAATTTACCACTATACTTGTCGGTAAAATCTTCATTCACACCTTTATAGGCAAGAAAATTGCCTTCGGGAGTGATCGGCATATTCTTATGTTCTAAAAAAGAATAAAGCTCATTTACTGCACGACGAGAAGGGTTTTCCATTAATTTCCCCAAAAATTTCACAAGAGGCTTAAATGGGTTGCCGTTCCTCATAAATTTAAGGATTTTGTCCACGACCAAATTGTGGACTATCTCTCCTCTAAAGTAGACAACATTATCCTCTACCTTGATTTGTGCTTCATCGTCGAAATAATCTTCAACGGCAAGACCAACATCAAACAATTTTGGTAAAAGGTCATATTGATCGTTAGCGAGTGCATCCTTTGCTTGAAGCCAAGCAGGATGAGAATTGTGCATTGTATGGGCTTTTCCATCAATTACAACGGTTAAGCTATTGTCAGTGAGTATGTACGGTATTTTCATTTTTTTTTGGTTTATCGTCTATGTTTTAATACTATTCTTTTTTTGTTTTGAGATCAAGTCTTTTTTTTAAAAAAGTTTCTTCTCGTAGAGAAGAAAAATCTTAATAATCTAAAGGTTTTTGACTTTCATTTTCTACTGACCCCTTTAAATCCTCAATGACCTCTCTTAACATCTGTGCCTGACCCCCATCGTAATCGTCCATAACAACCATATCTTGTAATTTTTTTTCGTAAATATGAATTAATTCGTGTTTGTCCATAATAATTTTATAGTTTTTGCTCTCCTAAATCTAATTTAATAAACGCTGGAGTAAATTCTCCTACATAAGCACCCGCTACGTTAAATTCCATAAATTCTATCGCTTCGCCTTCATCCATATCTTTCATCAGAATGTCGATGCAAGTATCGTAATTGTAACACGCTTTCGGTGCTGAACCGTAGCTCTCCGCAATTCCAATAAACGCATCCTCAAATCCATCAGCGAGAAGTATCTCTTGATCTTCATAGCCATGTTCTTCTAAATAAGAGTTAATTCTTTTCATAATTATTCCCATACCTCCTCCGCTTCTGGCACTGTATCCCATGCGGAATCTTCTTTGGCGGCTCTAATTTTTTCGAGGCTATCTCTGATTCCCTCAACAATCCAATTCGCGTTTTCTAATTCTGTTTTCAGTTCCATAATTTTTTAAATAATTATTCTTTTTTAATTAGCCCAAAATTAATGGGGCGAGTGCCATGACCTACCATGAAACATGACACTCACCCCCTCTAGCTAGAGAGAACAAATGTCAACAACATTGACGTAATCAATAACCGCCCTTTGCTTATCCACATTATTGCAATAACCCCATCTATCCACGAATAACAACATACTGTATTTTTTGTTCACTTTATGAACAAGGGAATCAAGATCGTGAGTAGGGGGTACATTGCCAAAGACAGACTGCAATGTATCACCATATACAATAGCAAACGAATCTTGAAGGGAGTCCAACTTTTTACCTTTACTATCATTCCCCAGCATTTCAGTAATGGCCCGAAAAAGCATTGAGTAATCTCCGTCTACATTTTTTATCTCGGCACACTGGTTCTTCCACACCCCAATGTTAACCCAAGGTGCTTGCCTATGATCGCACACATCCAATGCCGCCTTTCTATCATTCAAAGATTGAACAAGGTTATCATTTTCAATTTTTTCCTTGAAAACCTCTTTGGCCCAATCCCAAAGATTAATCATCTTTTTGTTTTTTTCTACCTTATCCTTCATTTTAGTTTTAAAAGCATAAATTTCGGAAGGAAACTTAACTCCAAGAACATTAAACGCTTCAACGATCTCTTTCATCCTAATTGGTGAAAAAGAAGTGTCGTGATCTTTTTCGATAAGAAATTTATCAATAATAACATAATAACCCGAATCATTACTAATATCTACTTTCGCGCACTTGTAAAAATCCGAATTAGGTTTTGAACCCCAATAACGACGATCCTCATCAATTACTTCAAAGTCTAACGTAAAAGCATTCACGCTATGTTTTGGTGAACCAGATATAGACCCTCCAGAAGAAGTGCTAACTGCATAAAAATCACGCAAAGGTTGCTTTTTTAATTTAGATGCCAACAAAATTTTAGCATCAAAATTTTTATCGGTTGTAAGTTCTTTCTTTTTCTTTTTATTCTTAAAGGTAAATACATAAACTGTCTTGTCCTCATTAAAGATTAAAGGAAGAACCCTGTTTGCAATGCCCCGTCCTGACGGAAGATCGTTTTCAATAACGACTACACCTTTTGAACAATCAAGGACTGCTGTTTGGTGTGGGCTATACCTTTTTGAACCATGCCTACTACTCTTTTTGTAAACCACTAATTTTGAACCTTCTGAACCATCACAATCCGAATAACTCCAGCTAAATTGACTGCCTTGGATACGAGTACCCTTCCACTCTAAATCTTTATCCAAGATATGCCTAAAGTCATAAAGACCACTTTCCCAATCTAAAATAGTGCCATACAAACATTTGGCATCAAAGAGTGTTTTACAATTTTTAAATTCTTTTTTTGCAGTCGCTACAATTTCTTTTTGCAAAACCTTGAGACGTTTAACTATCGTCTTTCTGGTTCCATCCGTAAATTGAAGTTTTTCTCGACTAGCAGAAATCTCTAATTCTCCAATGTCAAAAGTCATTACAAGATTACCAGACACTAAAGAATTGAGAGTTTGGTCATCGTCCGATAACGCAAGATCATAAGACTCTACTGGATAAGCAATGTTACCCATTACGGCAATGGCATTTCCAGATGCGCCCCAACGATTATCACTCTCATGTCTAAACCACTTCCATCCTGTACCCTCAAAGAGAAGGCTTCTTTCTTTATACTCGAAAGGAGTAACCCCTTTTATCAGAGGTTGCACGGGAAAGTATTTGAATAAATCTTTAGCTTTACTTACAAACTCATCAAAATCGTCCTCTTGAACAGGTACAACAATTTCAATGCCGTTTTCTTCATTAGAATCCACAACCTCCAACTTGGAAATTTGACCAATTTGAGAGGGGTCTATAAAAGCATTATAGGTATGCTTTTTGCCGTTCAGATAAGAATTAATTACAAAATTATCACCATAAGCGAATGCTGCTTTAGAACCAATTCCAAGCATACCAATCTGGTCGTTCGTATTTCTTTTGGTTGATTCCCCATAAAAGGCATAAATATCCTTAATCTCATTGTCGCTCAAGGCATCTCCGAAATCACGAACTTTAAAATAAGGATTCAACAACGAAGGAAGCGTTACTTGAATAGGGGTATCCCTTTTCTCTGCCGCAACCATTGCGTCTACGGCATTACAGGTATATTCCCGAATAACTGCGAGTATCTTGTCGGAATACAACTGATTACGCAATACATTAAAGATATGGGCAAATCCGCTCTCTTTGATTCCAAATGAAACGGAACTCTTGATACCGTTTGTTTCCAATGTCTGATTGCTGGTAGGCTTTAACTTCATGTCCTCAAGGTACAGGCTTTTTTAAACTGGGTCAACTACTTTTTTAAGTTTTTTTTCTCCTTTAAAACATGAGAGTATAAATTCTTCAAAAACCCTTGATATTCAGCCCATGTATAATGTTTCCACCCCTTGTCTTTAGAAAGGTTATACACCGCAAGTGTGCTTACCTCCCTATTAAATAAAATAATAAATACACTTACATTTAATTGTTTTGCCAAAGATGTGATAAATTTACCTTGGGTTTCTTTTTTGAACCTTTCTGTAATTGCGTTAAGATAATTAATTGGATATTCTTTTTTATTTTTATTTAATTCACCCAAGGTCAACTCCATAAGCGCAATAGGAACTACTTCATTATCAATAATAGTATATTCCACATGGTCTATATCTTGAACCGCACCAAATTTAGGAGTCATTTTGTGCCATCGAGCATCCCTGTATGGTTTTGCTCTGTCCTCGGTATCTTTTCTATTACGCTCTTTTGCCATCTTATATCTTATTTGGCGAATTTCTATTCTTAATTATGGTAGGTAAGGCGGGACTTGAACCCACAACCTACGGATTAGAAGTCCGTTGCTCTATCCATTTGAGCTACTTACCCAAATTGGTAGGGAAAGCGGGACTTGAACCCGCACGAACTAATGTTCGACAGATTTTAAGTCTGTTGTGTCTGCCAATTCCACCATTTCCCCAGTTGGGCTTATTAAAGAGTTTTTTTTGAATTAAAACAAGTAAATTATTTGGCAATTTTTTATTAGTAAATAAGGTTAATTTATTTTCATCTCTTTATTTACCATACGCTTGAGCTTTCTCATGGCTATTAATTCAATTTGTCTAATACGCTCTCGCGTAATACCAAATTTTTTTCCTATCACTTCCAGTGTTTGGGGTTTTCGTTCGTTAAAACCAAACCTTTTTTTAATAATATATTTTTCCCTGTATGTTAGCTTATCTAAACACTTATTTAGTATTGCATTGTTATTAAGTAATTCTGTTGCGGCTGACGGATCAAGATTTAGTGGATCAAAAATTTGATCTCCAACCTCCGAATCACCATCATCACCATTAAAAGAATCCTTTTTTAAAGGATTATTAAGAGATAATATATTAAGAGAGGATTCTTGGAGTAAAAGTACCCTCTCTAGTGAAAGGTTAAATTTTTTAGCTATCTCTTTATTTGTGGGTTTTCTGTTATTTTCCTCCTCAAATTTATTAATATATTTTAAAATCTTTAATTTTTGTTGAACTGCACCGGCTGGCAACCTAATTGTTCTACCAGTATTTGCTAATGCCCTCATTATGGATTGCTTGATCCAAAATCCAGCGTAATGGGAGAGTTTTGCCCCTTTGTCTAATTTAAATTTATCAACCGCTTTTATTAAACCAATGTTACCCTCGTTTATTAAGTCGGATAAATCCAAACCTAGCATTTTGTAATCGTTGGCTATTTTAATCACCAAGCGAAGGTTTGATTTTATTAAAATATCACGAGCTATTTTAGCTTTATTTCGCACCGAACCACCACAATTAGATTTATTATATGACCATTTATGTAAGGTTTTAAATAGGTCTATTTCTTCTTTACGGGATAAAAGTTTATATTTGCCCGCTTCTTGGTAATAAAGATTTAGTACGTCCTCTGAATTTGAGGGGGAGTAGACTTGTGTAGTTGAAGTATCCATGTTTAAAAAAACTCGTCGAGAGGAAATCCTCCCTCATTTTCATCCAATTCAGACGGAAAAAAATCACAATCATATTCATTTTTTCCGTGTTTTACAATTAATTTAATAGGTTCTGTTAGGCTATTATTATTTTTTGCTACCTCGTATAAAATACACTCATTACAATATATTTTACTACGAGTTTTTGGGGCTTTATATTTAAAATAAATTAATTTTTTATTCTTAAAAAGAATGTCGTATTCAGAAGGGCGGTACATTAACCCACACCTCCCGCACTTTATAGCGCGTTTACGGCTGGATGGGTTTAATATATTTATAGAAGCCATTTAAATTTTAGATTTAATATAATTACTTATCCATTCGGGGTTAAAGTAAGTGTCTACAATTTTATTTTGTTGTTCTAATGCTTTGTCGTATAAATTATTATTATTTTTTAATTGTTCGTGTTTTGATAAAAATTCTTCAACGCTATAAAATATAGTATTTTCGTCAAACTTTTCATCAAAAGGAAAATTAACGTGCATTAATTGTTGCATCATTAAAACTCCAGCAGAAAGTCCTTCAAAAAAAACCTTACACAAATGACCGCTCCCATTTAAATGTAGTGCAAACTTACCCTCTTTAAAAACATTACTAAACATTTCGGTGGGAACACCGCTCACAGGCAAAACTATTTCTTCTTTTTTTTCATTATAAATTTCTATGACTTTTTTCATAAAATCATATCTATTACACAACCTGAATACATCATCATGTTTTCCTCTAAAAATTACATGAGAACCCCACACGCAATAATTTGAACGCTTATGAAGGTCAATGGGGCAAACTCTTTCTTTATAGAGTAACCAAGTGGGGTCTATTTCTCCAAAAACAACAAACGGAAACGGGTAAACATTATCGGCGTAATCAAATGAACAAGTAAACCTATGTTCTCTTTTAAAAACGGCATCTATATTTAGATTGTAATCATTAGTAAATACGTCAATACCCCGTGAACACAAGGGGAAATCCGAATAATCAATTATAATTATTTTTTTAAAATTAATGTGGGAAAGCCGCGAAAGAATTTCCCCCCATTTATCATGTGAAAAACTATCTGTAATTGGGTCGCTACCACCCCATTCTGATGATAAGTCTTGGTTTACAAAGGGCAAATCCATTATCAGACATAAAATATCATATTTTTTTGACGTTTTATTAATGGGGCAAATGTCAATCCCATAACGCTGCTTAAAAAAGGCTTCATCCTGAAAAGTGCCGCTCCCCCATAAGGAGGGGGCAGCGACATAATCCCCTTTTTCAAAAAGGAGTGTTGCAGAAGGAAAATTCTGCAAGGGGTCAACAATTAAGGCTGTAGACATTAAGCCTCTGGAGGGGCGAGATACGACTGCATTTCTGCTTGACGTTGCTCTTGTTCACGTTGATGCTTCTCCATAGCTTCTTGTTGGGCCTTTTGATGCTTAATAATTTCAGCCTTAACTTCCGATGCCTTGTCTAATAAAAAAGCCTTGTCCGACTTGGATAAAGCCTTCACCTCTGACCACGGCATTTGAAGTACCGACATCAATTCCCAGTTTTCTTCTTGGATTTTACTCATAATTTTTATTTTTTAATTTTCCCCAAAACCACATACTCAACAAACTTTTTTCCTCTTGTTCGAGTTTTTCTTTAAGAGAGGACGGCTGCTTAATAGCAGGAGTATCATTTTTTTTTAAATAAAAAACTGTAAACTCACTTCCATCAATGGTCTTTATTTGGCGTTTTTTCATTAGTATTTAATGATGTTGGACGTTGGACGGTTAGTTTAAGCGCACGACTACGATCAATGCCGAGTTCTGGAACCAGACTCCCAAGATCGCCCCCAACACCTACGGCTCCACCATGTAGCCATGTACGGCGTTGATGACGCCCCTCTTGAATCCATTTGGCCTTTTTTCTGATTCCTTTTTTTCTTTTTTTATTTTTTTGTTTCATAAATTAAATGAGCGAGTCACGGCGCAGAGTCCGACTAGGCGAAACGGTTCCGATGAAGCAACCACACCCGACGGCGAATAATCGCTAAACTCATCGCTATCGCTCAAATTTTAAATTAATGGGTAGGAGGATTCTCATTTACCTCCATCGTTTTGGGGTCACAGCTTGAGTTTTCAAGTCAAAACCCTACTTTGAGCCAACCCTCATCGGCCCCCAGACTTGGTGAGTCCTGCCAACGAGCATTGCACGTTAACTGCCGCGACAGCAGCTTATTCCGTCATACCCTTTGCCACTCCGTCGAACAGCAAAATTATTTTAAAGAACAAATTAAGAGCCTGTAAGCTCCGTCACATGAGACATTAGCTCCTCGTGACTATAAGAAGTAGATTCTTCTTGTCTGCTTTTAAGGGCGGTATAACTACCGTCTTTATTTGCAGTATAAACATGAGACGCTTTCCGCGCAACTCTATCATCTACTTGCTTATTTGGATTATTATTAATTACAATCATTTTATTTCCGTTTATATTTAAAGAACAAAAATTTTATTTCCTTCTAGGAAAAGTTTCGTGGAATAGCCTTTAACCGGCTTTTTAGTTTTAATATCAACAAGCTCTGTCACCCCTTGACTAGAGGAAACCAATTCTACTTGTTGTTTCCACTTTGGTCTTGGAGCTTTCTTTCTCTCCAAATTATTAACTTCGTCTAAATCTACGGCTCCTTTGAGCCAGCCACCCTTTTCAATACGTTCAAGCGTCATGCTGAAAGCGTGACTCTTCTTCAGCCTTGGTTTACCTCTCCCACGAAAACTCTCTTTGAAGCCCTTTATTTGAATGGACTTTTTCTGCGGGATATATTTTGCTATTACGTTCATTAACAATACTCTTTGGGATAATCAGAGGGCTGCGGATAATTTTTTCTGGCTAAAACATCTTGGATATACAGTAAATGATTAGTGTCAGGTAAAACTTCGGGGTGTTTAGGGAGGCCACCCTCTTTATTTGGGCTTGAGCAACCCGCAAATAACAAAAAAACAATCGTTAAATATGTTAATCTCATTTGCTTATGATAGAAAAATTTTTAAACAGAGTCAATCTTTTTTTACTTTTTTTCCGAAATTATTTTACCAAGATGCTCGATATATTCAACGAGAGAAAAGTTTTCCCTCTGCATATGAAGTAAATCATTTTTTAATTCTTGATTTTCTTTAATTAAATTATTAATTTTAACAGTAGATTTAGTTACAGACTTATTATTAAGTTCGATACTTTGATAAATATATTTATCTATGGAATAATTATAATACATCTGAAAGACACAAAGGCAGCTTATAGCCGCAAACACAGACCATAAAACCCTTTGTTTAAAATTATATTTTTTTATTTCCATTCTAATGCCTCGCTTATTGTTGGAAATTGACTAATAAAAACATCTTTAATGGCTAACGCCACCTGACGATGCTCTTTTTGAGTGTTTTCTTCGGTTCTTAAATCAATGTAATGAATCCAGCTTCTAACAGAGCCATTCATATACATGGTAGTCTGCGTTCCTAGTGGCAAAACCATACGCGCACACTCCTTTGCTACACCCCCTTCAATTAATTGATTATACACCTGAAGGGAAGATTGCATCATGGTATTGATTAAGCTATTAGGGATATCTTCGGTAAGAACCTCTGAACTGCTTTGTCTATTTGTTTCAGCAGGAATACGCAGTTCTACTGGCTCCAATTCGGTGGCTTCACTATAACGCTGGCTAAACTCCTGAAAACTAAAACTTCTATGTCGTAATATTTGGGCGGCGATTGCACGACTAGTCTTTATTTCCACACACATATTTACCAACTCAAATGGCGACCAATGTTTGTGTTTAATTAAAAATTTAATTAATTTAGGCGCAGTTGCCGTGTTCATTTGATTTTTAGGATTTGAAACCCTAGCGCAAAAGGCTATCAAATCTTCTGCGGTCATAGGAGAAGCCCCTGTTGCTGTACTAACTTTAGGTTCTGTAACTGATACTAATGCAATATTCATATCTATTATTGGCAAACCACCCTTTTTCGTGGGCCACCTTGACCGCGATATTTTTTCATGCCCTTACTATTACGCCCACATCCTTGGCGCGTTTTTTTACGTCTCTTTTTAGGAGAACTTATTTTTGTATATTTCATATTATGCAAAATTTCTCTTATAAGGAAGGTCTGCCGTCCATTCAATTTGGCGACCTGTATCTCCATTAAACCAATAATGGGCTACTTTTATTTCTCTTTCTTTATAAATCTCCTCTACCGTATCTGCAACTTCAAGCTGTTCAACCTCTCTCTTAACGTAATAGATGTCATAAATAGAATCTATAAGATTAGTATCATCTTTAGCTCTAACGTGCATCTCAACAAAGTCTTGAGCCTCTTCAAGAAAAACAAAATGTAATTTACCTTGATCCATCCAACCGCAGTAAGGCGACCCATCTTCCTCTTCAAAAGTCATATACTCTCTTTCGGAGGCAAAGCTACCTCTAATGTTTTCGCTAAATGTCCACTCGCCTTGGCCTCTTTCATAACAATAAACTCTATAGTCCCAATTATAACCCGCCTCTCCAGTTTCCCCTTCGTGACCTTTTGGGTCAGTCTCATTGTTATCTTTTTCCTCGTATTTACAAGTAACTGTCCAAGTGGTCAGCGCACCCATAACCGATGCTTTTTTTATAAAATCTCTTCTATTCATGTGAACGTGGACGGGGTTGATTCCTGTATACCTTTAAAGCATTTAGCGCGTCTTCTGCATTGGCAAACTTTTCTAATTGCTTCGACATTTCCTCTACGATTTGTGGGTGTTCACCAATACCCACTGAATTAGAAAAATAAACGTCCAGAGTGGCGCTTGCCTCCTTTTTTGGGCTTCGTATTTAGATTGAAGGGCGTCGGTTAAACTCTTTTTTATGTCCATTCTTTAAAAATATTTTTAATTAAAAATTTAAGATTTTTCCATTCGCGTAATCTTCTTAACGTATACGGAAACCAATCGTTTCCGAACGGTACATAGATTCTAACTTTATATTGTTTTTGAAGCAAGCTTTTTTGTAAATCACGACGGATTCCGTAGAGAAATTCATAATCAAAATAATGTGGACAGGGTATCAATTCGGTTATGTCTTCTAAAAGAGATTCATCATGCGTAGCTATAGCTGGTTTATTTGCCTTGGCTGAATAAAGAGTCGCTGCATAATGAAAAAAATTGTTTTCTATATCCCATTCATTTTGATAAGCTATTTTTTCAGACTCTTTATAAGCCCCCTTAACTAAACGAACAGAGACATTATTATCTATTAAATGTTGCAGATCATTTTCTGTTCTAAATAGATTAGCTTGAATAGCCACACCTACGTTTCCGTATTTTTTATTAAGTGATATAGCTGTATTTCGTGTAAGCTCTGTTTTAAAATCTTTTGAGTCCTCCATGTCCAAACGAATAGTATGCCCATGTTTTTTAGCATACTTTGCAATTTTATTTAAATATTCATAAGAAATAACGGGATTAATAAGCAGCCCCAGTTGCGAGGGTTTAATAGATATATCTAGCGTAATGTCTTTATAAAACTTAATTATTTTAAAATATTGGTCAGCAGCCTTTTCACAATCTTCACGAGTTTTACTTAATTCACCTAAATAATCTACAGAAACATCAAACCCATCATTTATTAGCCCCTCAATAACTGGACGCGCGGATTTAAAGTCATGTCCCGCAATAAAGCGTTTAGCTAATGGATATAATAGGTTCATTAAATATTTGGACCATTATACAGTTTATAGACAAGTATAGCTACAGCAATATCCTCAAGGGCTACACCTGTTGAATCAAAAATAGAAACCCCTTTATTTAGCTGCATTGTTTTATGATTGGCAATTAAAGTGGGTAAACTTGTCACTGGTAAATAAGGCCACTCGTTATACTGTAACTCTCCAGAATGAAAAGCTTGAACCGAATCATCGCAAATAACGTCAGCGGCTCCATCAATCACATTAGGCATCAACTCTCTTTTACCAACTGCGTCAGCACCAACAGCGTTAATATGACAATCGCTTTTAAGATCAAGAATATTCAAATAAGGTTCAGTGGATGGAGTAAGAGTTGTAATAACGTCAGCATCTCTAACTGCACTTTGTACCGACTCATTTCGCCCATAACTAGAGGCAGAAAGGTTTACACCAAGCCAACGCATCATATCTTTTTGAGCTTTTTCGTTTCTATCGTAAAATTGAATATTAATATTAGTTCCAAATACTTCATTGTAAGCGTTTATGTGATATTTAGCTTGCAAGCCACAACCTATGATTGCAAAGTTTTTAGCTTTTGGGGCACAGTATTTAGCGGCAATCGCAGAAGTAGCTGCGGTTCTATACGCAGTAAGAGTAGTGCAGTCCATAGCCCCCAGTGGTTTACCCGTGAACCTATCGTTTAAAAGAAGTGTGCCAATGGTAGTGGGCAAGTTAAATTGTTTATTATTTGGAAATACACCGATCCATTTTAACACAGCGTAGCCCTCTAAAGCCGCTGGCATGGCCCTAAAATCTCCATTTGAGTGAGCGTTCAGGTAAACCTTTGGAACCATTTTTGCTGTCTTGTCAAGAAAAGCAGACTCAATAGACTTTATTATATGACTCCATTTACCATCTAAAATTTCGCCCACCTGAATATTATCAATATATTTCATTCATTTGGTTTCTCGTGTATATCTGATGGTAAAAGCTCATGGAACTCCCATTCTTGATTTTGCGATTCGCTTCCTTCACCCTTTTTATCAGAAGGCGCTTTACCTTTTCCTGTTCCGTTTTTCTGTTCACCTTTTGTTTTATTTAGCTTGCCAAATACGGGTTGTCCCTTTTTTAGTTTTTGGCTGATCTTATTGAGTTGCTCGTGTAATTTACGATTATATTTTATTTTATATAAACGAGGTTCAATTAAGTTATTTTTATATCCAAAAAAATCTACTATATTTCCTTTGTTGGATTTATTGGCTGATTCTGCTAAAATATATATTGAGCCTTCCCTCTTGGTGAGTTTATTGGGTTCTTTTATTATTACCCAGTGAATTAATATTTTTTCTGGTAAGTCATTCTCGTTAGCACCCCAGCCCAAAAAAGTATGAATTGAAGTCCAAAAAACAATAGTAAAAACACAAAAGGCTGTAATACAAACGGTTTTAAAATACCATTTTAATGCTGATTCAGTTAGTAACCAAAAAGTTAAAGCCCCAAATACTAATAATAAAATGGGTAGTGCTATATTCATTTCTGCTTTTTCCCTTTATTATCCACAATTATTTCCCCACACCCCTCACACAAAACGTGAACATACTCACCCTCTTCGCAAAGGTTTTTCATATCATTTAATTCGCTTTCCACCCCAAGGGTTTCCCAAGTGCAATCCCAGCAAAAATCAGCCATAAATTATTTTATCCTCCTTCACTTATATTTATCGGGGTCTTTTTTAAACTTCTTAATACAGGGGGCGCAACACACCCAGTATTTCTTACCTTCATGCTTAAAAGATACGGGGTCACCCATTGACCCGAGTTTATTTCCCGTTACGATACAAACCCCCTCCTCCTCGCAGCCGAGTCCAAAAATTGCCACTAAAATTATAATATATTTCATTAAGAATACCTTATCTTATTAATCCCACAAATTCAAATAATACTTACCGTACAAATCTAATCCTTCTTGTACTTTTTTAGCGTGTTTTCTCGCTTCTGACCAATCCCATTCCCTATCATCGAAAGGTTCATAACACACAGAACCGTCATCATACTCAATTCTAGTGTGTCGAGGGTCATAATCGTCTGGCTTCTTGGGGGATGGCTCGTTATCTAAATTTTCAAAAGACCAAATAATTTTATTTAATATTTTTTTCCACTCTTTGGCACCCTCTTCTACATCCTTACCTTCTGACGCAAATTCTGCTGGGCAACCATGTAAATTATCTCTGAACATTTTTAACCTTGGGACGGCCATTTTTGCATTCCAATGAAAATAATCAAAAGACTCGTGATGCTCGAAGCCCGTGGTTAACCTTTGCCATTTACGCCTAACCCAATAGGAAAAATCCGACCACCACCAACTCGGCTTATAGTAAAACCATCTCTCGAAAAATGATATCTTACCCGTAATGTCACCAAACATTTTAGGTACGACTTTTTTTGATACTATTTTTCTTTCAGTTTTCATTTTCTCTCGCCACCTCTTGCTCTATCATATCCACGAACCATTTACTCAAGCTTTTTTCGTGAACACGCTTTTTGCCCGTGGCTTTTTTATAAAGCTCTTCAAAACTTTTGGAGTATTCTACTTCCCATTCCACACCACCACCTTCAAGGGGCGTTTCTTTAATTATTTCAAAGTATCTATTCATTTCAAAATTTCAACTTACCTTCTATTTTCCAAGAACTGTTTAACTTATCTCCTAACCAGCGAACCCCTCGGAAAACACGATTTATTAACCTATTCCAATACTGACCGAAAAATCTATAACGCCATTTCTGCTGATACTCTTTACGAGCTTTTATCTCCGCATCAATACGAGCACTTTGCTCTTTTCTTTGCTTATTGGATTCTTCCTTAAACTCTACAAGCTGTATCTCTCCTTCCACTTTTCCATCTTTAATGTGAACTTTATATTCCACCCAAGCATCGTGTTCGGGATCAATATTTTGAATAAAGTCATAAAAATTAATATACCCAGTATATTCGTATTTAACCCATTCTTCGGATGTAGGCTCTAAACACCACATAGGATGCCAAAATCCACCACTGTCTCTGTCTTTCTTTTCTTCTTTAGTTAGTTCTCTCTTTTCGTACTCTACTTTTTTCTCGTAGAGGACTCTATCTTTGCCGATCTTATACTCTATAAGGGCATTATCTAAATCCTTGGTTTGGTATTGATGGTCTGCTTTGTACGGTATATGCACAACAAGCTTTTCACCTTCTTTACTCTCCAATCGAGGGAGAGGCATTTCACACGTTATATAATCAAACATTCCCATTGACCCACCTCGCTAATTCTTTTGCCTCTTCTTTACTTAAAATTAATTGATCATCATAATAATTACCCTTGGTCAGCGCCATCCAGCATAACTTTAGTCTCATCCACCAAGTTAATTTGACGGGGTCTAAGCCCTCTCGCCAAAAACTAACATAGATTTCTTCTTCGCCATCAAACTTGGTAAGTAACATACCTTCGCCGTGACAGCTACATTTAATAAATTTTTCTTTATCAGCCATCACCTTAAATTTTTTCTGACCCAAGGCTGCATCCTGTTAGTCTTGGGATCATAGTATAACGTAGGTCTACCATATAGATAGCCATTATTTAAATGAAATCTGCGAGTGAATAACGGAACATTATTGGTCTGGGGTTGTTGGGGTCTCTGCGGCGCAGTAATATTTGGCTGTTGTGGAATAGAAGGTTGATAAGGTTGTGCTTGCCAGTTTTGCTGTGGAGAGTATTGTTGCTGTGGCCTCTGGAAGTTTTGCTGTGGAGAGTATTGTTGCTGTGGCCTCTGGAAATTGTTTTGGAAACCGTAATTTACGTTTGGACGCCCAAGAGTAAAGTTGTTTGGTCGCTGAAACTGTTGCTGTGGAAAAAACTGTGGCTGTTGAAGGCCATAGTTAGGACGCTGGTATTGAGGCGTCATTATTCCTCTGTTGTTGAATGGATTGTAGGTAGGGGCTGCAAATTGACCTAAAGCCGTAAGACTCGTTAAACATAAAATTAATAATATTTTTTTCATAAAATGGGTACTCCGAATGGGTTTAGTTATTTGTTATTCTCTTTTTTAAATTAAATTTTTCCATCAAATTAGACACACCAATTATCTCAATGCCTACCTGAGTATTTACTTCGTCTGTATCTATCGATATCATATTATTTTGCTTATCGACGTAAACCATTACCGAACCCACCTTACCTTGGGGTGGGGCCACATAAATATACATTGAATCGGTGCTTTGATCATAAGTAATTCTGTTATCGAAATCGTACTCGTTATACTTTCCGTAACCGTCTGGATATTCAACTTTCATTTGGTTATATCAGTTTCTTTTACTGATAAAGTTGAGAGATGGGGACTTGTAATTTATTTATTTTTTTAATGTTATTTTCTTTAGTTTCTTTATTTTTAATAATCCAATGGTAAAGCGTACTACTTCCGTGCCCATAATCATAAGGTAGGAGGCGATAATCTTTTGTTTCTATTTCTGGGGGCTTGCCCCAATTAACGGGGAATGGCTTGCCGTTTGGGCTATAATAACGAGTAGGTTGATTAAACAAACAGCCACCCGAAAACACAATAATTAATATTAAATATTTTAACATATTCTATTTAAACTTTTTATATCGTTTATACCCCCACCATACTTTTCTGAGCGTCCACTCTTTAAAAGCAGCCTCAGGCCACTCCCCCCTTTTTTTTAAAATAAAAATCTCTTTTTCTGTTTCTCGAATTTTGCGAGAAAAATACTTCCGCACTGAATATTTCGGAACCCATGATGGTAAATGGAAATCACTCACTCCAATGCTCCTTTATTACCTTTATGGGCGTCTCTCCTAAGTACCATATTTGGCAACTATGTATTCCTAAACAGGGCCAATTCATCACGTTTTGCATCATAAAAGTATAATCAAGCCCATTTTTATATTTAAATTTAATAAACGCACATTCTATGTTGACTTGTTTATCTTCTATGTACCTGACTAATATTTCAGGTTTGTGTTGTATAAACCCCTCTATAACCAACTTACAATGTTCTGTTGACGCATCTGGGCTTTTTGTCATTTTAACAGACTCAAGACCAGACCCGTCTTTGGCCACCCCATTTAACAACAAATAAATAACATATTTTTCATGTAAATCATTTAATTTTTCATAAAAAATTTTATCTACCTCGCCTGAAAATATATAGCGCTCTGTCACGACCTACTTGTACAACCTTTTGTGTTAACACCTTATGCAACCTTTTGTTTTGTAATCTAAGTTCAAGGTTTTCGGACTTTAATTTTTTTAATTGATACTGAGCTATTCGTAAATTCATTTTATATTTTTAGTAAGTTCTTTAAAGTTGCCCAATTTTCTTCTATATCACCATCAGTTGAAAGAAAATATTCGGGATCACCGGCCTCGAAATCTTTTACATGATAATCTTTTCTTAAATCTCTATTGGACTTTAAAAACACTTCAATAACATTATTTTGATTATTATTTTTCAATTCTTTTCTTAAATGTTCATAAGGGTTTACAAGGCACATTATAACATCTGTTCCGTCTTTCACGGGGCGCCCCTGAATACTATTTCCGCCTTCTGACTTGCAATAAATGGCAACCCATTCATTTTGCTCCGCCTTTTTATTAAGATATGTAGCCACCGCATTGGCATTTTTAATATTTTCTTCACGCCCTTCCCTGCCATAATTCTTGTTTGTAAACATTTCTCTAAACTCATCACCATCAATTATAAATGGAGTGTTAAGTTCATCAGCAAGAAGCTTCCCCAGTGTTGTCTTTCCTGAGGCTGGTTGCCCATACAATACATAAATCATATCATTCTTCTAGGGGGGTTATAAGGTTTGCGGGCAACTCATTTACATCTAAAATATCACCATTTTTATCCGTTGTAAAGCGAAAAGCGGTTTTCTCTTGCCCTGTAGTTTCAAACACCCTTTCTTTTACCACTACTTCTTTAAAGGGTTTAATTTTAATCAATCTAATTGAAGCCTTTATGGGTTCGGTGTCTCTTTTGGAATAAACGTGAACAGTTACAATATTTTCACCGGCAACAACACCTCTAAATGAAACCACTTCTTCGTGAAACTCTACTATTTTACCCTCTTGTCCTTGACCTAATTGATTATTTCTACTTCCTAGTGCATCGTGGTCTAGACTAATTAAACTCCCGTCACCACCTTCTCTATTGTTAAAATAAACCTTATGCCCCGAAGCCGATTGAACATATAAATCCAAATCGTCTGCGCTTTCTCCGCGCCATGTTAAAACAACTTCATATATAACATTAGGTGGGCGCGCCTTTGTTTTTTCTTCTTCTGTTTTTAACAAAAAAAGAATGGCAACCAACATCAACAGACAACAAAAGAGTACGTCAATAAAGGGCCTGAATGAAAAAAACTTTCTCATATTTAATTATCCGCAACATCTTTTGAATCCAATTTAAATTTTAAAATCATAAGTTGAACTTGAAGTGGTAAACTAAATACAATACCACAAACTGTTGTATAAAATGCCGTATTTAAACCTTCTTTGAGGCCCGCTACTATTTGGCTTGTCTGTAAAGAGGAATCTAAGTTACCTTTAGTAGCGATAACCAACCCTATAATAGTTCCAAGTAAGCCTAAAGAAAAAAAATGTTCGGCTGCAAACCAACCAACTGCCGCTTTTTTTGCCAAAAAATTCGTGGCCTCTTTTTCCTTTTTCTTATTTATTCTATCAGCTAAGTAACAAAGCCGCCCGATGTATCCAGAAACTATAACATATAAAAACATAATCAATATAGATATATGCGAGAGGTCATTCTTAATGATAGAAGAGATTATACCCTTTTGTTCCGCAAAAAATAAAGAAGTTATAATTACAGAATTAACCAAAAACCACTTTATAAATGTTGTCATAATTATACGCCCCCGGTTTCACTAGTAGTATCATATTCAGTGGACCAATCTGAATCCGAGTTATTGGTGTCATCTTGAAGCTCCCTTTCTATAATTTTCACAGGAGAAACAAAAACTCGTGTATTGAATTCTTTAGAATAATTAATGGCATTATGGTAATGTAAAAATCTACCAACAATATGCCCTCCTTGTACTACCTCATAAAATTTCATGCTAGTATTGTCTTTCGTCGTAATCCGTATAATGAAGACGGTTGGACTCGTTACTGGTATGCCATTCGTAGGTTTCAGTACGTGGTCTAATGCATTGGTCCATTTCAAATTGTCTCTGACGACACACTAAAATACTCTCAAGGTGATTTTTAACAGTCTTCTCGCGATTAAACCATAAACTTATACGCAAAAAAAACTTAAATAAAAAAAGGTTTACTCTTTCCATGTTAATTTTATTAGGTTGTCGCCAAAAAATTCTTCTGTATAATTGATTACACTTTTATAAGCAAAAGGTTTACAAGTATATATATCTATTGAAAAAAACGGAGGTTTACGGTTATCCCAGCCATAAATATGCATTCCGCTCTCTTTCCAGTGCATATAGGCGCACCACCCATAATTTGCCTCATAATTACATACAGGGGTGGTTACGGCAGTCATATTTAAGACTTTTGTAATTTCTTGGCAATATTGGGTCATTTGTTCGGGTGTAAAAGGATTATGTAGAGTCCCTTCAACAACTATACGCTGCCTGCAAATATCAGGTGCTAGATCAATCCATTCATTATTTAAATAATTTTTGTCCATTTTAAGTATCCATATAGGTTCATTAATAAAATAACAAAAGACATCACTGATGTCGAGTATGCTTTTTTGAAAAAACAATACAATCCAACGCAAAAATTACCAATAATCCAAGCGATCCAGCCAGATACACAATGGTTAGCGTTAAGATAATAGCCAGCGACCACAAAAAATGCACCAATTCCGCCAAGAATTTCATAGAAGCCGCTGACTTTCATGGCTCTCTGGGAAGCATTTTTTTTCAATTTCATAAAAATTTTTTAATAAATTTACATCTATTTTAAGTTCTGTTCTTAATTGTGATATTTTTTTATGTTTTAACTCTTTGAAGTCTACCATAGAAAGATCGGTTTCACAAAGCGATCCAGCTTTAATCGCTAAGTTAAACACAAACCTTTCTTCTTCTCCAAAATTATACCCTTCTGGATATAAATATTTAGCACAAAACATAAATAAATTTTTACGCCAGCGAGACATTTTTTTAGTGCTCCCCATTGTATAGCCAATTACAAATGCCTCATCTTTGGTCATTAGTCCTCTACCTAGCAATAAGTGAACACAATCATGTGTCTCTAGAGATACCGACCCTGAAAATAATCCTACGTCATATTTTGGGTTTTCAACAAGTCTTATGATAAATGGCACCTCTTCAGGTTTCAATTTAAAGGAATCCATCGATTTAAGTCCTCTTAACAGAGAGATTTGTTTTTTGTTAAATAATGGTATATGCCACTCTTTAACAAGCCTCTCTTGTTCCTCTATGTATTGGCGCGGTGTCATTTAATCTCTATAGTATTATATTTTATTTTAAATAATAAGTCAAAGATTTTTAGTGTAATTAAGAATATGCCAACTACATATAGCGGAGTGTCGGCTTTACGGGGAGCAATCCACCAGAGTACAGTAACGGGTGATTTTATGGCAACGGGGGCTGGCGATTCATCATATCAGAGCCAAATCACTGGCCTTCTTAACACTGGGTTACAGCCCGACAGAAAAGAGTTGACTAACCATATTGGTCGGGAATATTATAGAAAATTAAACCAACTCGACCTTACCCCAACTTATGAAGATCAACTAGACGCAGGATTCAGGCCCACAACTTTCACGGGACTCTATACCGCCCCTTAGTGGGTAAATGATGTTAGCTATTTTTTCCAAACACTTCATTTGATTGTTGTGTTACCCGTATAAAGGTGGCGCATTTGGGCATATCCTTTATCCTCTTGGCTCCAATATAAGTACAAGTAGAACGCAGTCCGCCAAGAATACTTTCCATAGTATCTTGAAGTCTTCCACGGTGCTTTATCCTTACTGTTTTTCCTTCTGACGAACGATAGCTCGCAACGCCACCATGATACTTGTTCATGGCTGTATCAGAACTCATTCCGTAAAATGCTTTGTAAGTCTCTCCATTTACTATTTCTTCTTGCCCCGCTGATTCATTATGACCAGCCAGCATCCCGCCCAACATAACAAAATCAGCACCAGCACAAAAGGCTTTGGATACATCGCCAGCAGACACGCACCCGCCATCAGCCATAATATGCCCACCAAGCCCATGTGCAGCATCCGCGCATTCAATGACCGCGCTGAGTTGAGGGTAACCGACACCAGTTTGAATACGAGTAGTGCAGACAGACCCGCCGCCAATACCCACTTTAACAATATCTGCTCCACTTAATAATATCTCCTCTGTCATTTCGCCGCTAACCACGTTACCAGCAATTATAATCAAATGCGGATGTTCCTCACGAACTCTCTTAATGAAGTCGCAGAACTTCGCACTGTAACCATTCGCAATGTCGATACAAACAAATCTATTCCAATAAAATTTCCACTGGATATCTCTCAGATAATCTAAATCATCATATTTATCTGGGTCATATTTAATACCAATAGAGGGGCAGAGATGATCGTAGATTCTTTGCTGCCAACACTTCGCTCCTCGTTCGAATTTCCAATTATCCGAGTTAGCTTCTTTGCTTTCTTGCGTTTTATAAACCCCGTAGCCATCCAGCTTATGCGCCCATCTTTTTACATCATTGTGTTTGCTGATACAGGTCAACATATGATATTTGGCAAGCACCTTTGCAGTTTCAAATGTACCTGTCGTATCCATGTTAGCCGCCACAATGGGGACACCTGTCCAGCCGTAGTCTGGGTTACCAGCACCATCTGCGCCAGCGTTCTTGAAGGTAAAAGTACGCATCAAGTCTACCTCGCTACGAGACGTAAGCTCTGAACGCTTGGGTCGTAAAAGGACGTCCTTGTAGTCTAGTTTTATTTCTGGTTCAATTCTCATTTACCTTTAACCATTTTAGATGACGACCTTATTTTACCCCCTAGTCCGTCAATCATTTTAATATTTACCTTTTTACAAACTTGGGACTCTGGTATCTCTCCTGTGTGTCTATCCCCTCCGTTAGCAAAAATAATGTCATAATGCTTATAGTTTCTTCTTATCTTCTGTAAAGAACCGCACACCGTTTTGTCTTCGTCAATACTAATAAACGCTGAGTCAACATAACGAATAGCTTCAACTATTTGAAGTCTATCTTCTTCGGTCATGAATGACTTACCCTTTTTTAGCTTTGCCTGTTTATCATTATTTACAATGACCACTAGCTCATCGCCTAATTCTTTGGCCAACTTTAGCATTTCTAAATGTCCAACATGAATAGGGTCAAAGTACCCACTTACAACGACCACTAAATCATGTTTTATACTATGGAACCCTATTTCCTTTGTCATGGCCTCCAGTCTTCTTCAGGCTGCTCTAAGTCTTTATCTTTAGTATAATCAACCAAAATTTCTTCACCCTTTTTCATCGGCTTTAAGGTATAAATAGATTTAGTTCCGTTCTCAGTTGTTCTAATTTCGCAATTTTCATAAACCGTTGAATGATTATACATACAATTAGGCTTAAGGTTAATCCAGCTTCTATTTTTCCAGCCCCATACATGCGTTACATGAATGAATGTTGCTGCTTCGACATCCTCCATAACCTTTAAACCCTTTTTGTGGTAACCGTTTTTTTCTACAGTTACCTCTACCTGAGGAAACCTTAGGGCCTCACACAATCTAGCCCGATCATTATTAGCCCACAACTTGGGGTTATTAGGGTCTTGTTTTGGGTATTTTTTTGGATTCCACTCGTCACGCTTCATATTGTTTTCGGTTTGGGTTATGATCTCTAAATTATCTTGATGGTGGGAGCCCCCAAGAGCTATTGGAACAATATGGTCAACCTCATATACTGTACCGTCTTTAGAAGATTCATTTAGTCTAGTTCGTTCCGTGAAAAAACCTTCTATAATCTCCATGTCTGAATCGGGAAGTACGGCAGATTTTTTGATGGCCTCTCTTTTTTGCTGTAGGTGACATCTTTTTGCCTTTTTTTCGGGCATTGACCGATATTCTTTGTTGTAATTTTTAACGTGATCTTTGTTATCAGCACGCCACTTTTTCATTTTTTTAATGTTTTTATCCCTGTTCTTAATACGATTTTCACGAACTTTACCATGCTTGTGTTTATTATACCATCGCCTGCTACCTTCTTGGGCTCTAGCCCGAACCTCAGGGTTATTATTCAGATAGTCCCTTCTATTCTTTAGTCGAAGCTCTTTTTCTTCAGGCGTTTCTTCTAAACGTCTTTTCTTATTATTTTCCCGCACTTTAGTAAGACGCACTTCTCTTTGTTCAGGGGTTTCATTTTCACTCCGTTTTTTGTTGTACTCCCTGTTTCTGACAAGACGTACTTCTCTTTGTTCAGGGGTTTCATTTTCACGCCGTTTTTTGTTGTACTCCCTTGCATAAAGTAAACGCTCCTCTCTTTGTTCGGGAGTTTCTTCTCGACGGTTTGCGGCTGTTGACTTTGTATTCATAATTATTTTTTATCAATGAGAGATTCTATTATATTTTTAAAAAGGTAATAGATAAAATAAACAATATATAAAAAGAAATCTAATAATTTCATCGATATTTTTTGCCAAGTCGTTGCAAATACTTTCGAGCATAAAAAAGCCGTGACATTATAGTTCCTACTGGCACATGCAATAACTTTGCTATCTCAGGGTAACTCAACTGGTCTACCTCATATAAAATTATAACCTCACGATGTTTGGGTTCTAACTTATCTAATAATTTAGTGCTTAGTTTAATTTTTGATTTTTTTATATCCTTATCCACCCTTTTTTTACTCGGGGTCTCCATGTCAATCAAACCTCCACCCTCTACTGGTATTCCTTTTATATGCGCTTCCCCGTTTCGAATAGTTAAATTTTTCCCCGCATTTGATGCCGTATGGCCGCCGTCAGTGGATTCATGTTCTAAAACGGAGTTATCGGAGGATATGTATACAAATTTATGTTCGTGCCTTTGTCTTTTACGCCAATCATCATAAAAATTATTTCGTGCAATGGCATTAGCCCAGACTTTGAAGGTGGACTTAAACTTAAATTGACTAATTCTTTGCCAGCTTTTTATTAAAGTTTGTTGAAATATTTCTTCTTCTATTTCTAAATTCCCTTTTGTATAACTCTTAATCCACCCCCTTATGTATTCCTCATTCCTTATGATAAGTTCTTCGAAAGCCGTTTCGTCTTTAGCTTGGGCTAATTTTATTAATTGTTTCTCCTCTTTTTCCTTGTAATCCGAGGTAACCATTTTACTACCTTAAATCCTCCCTTAAAAGCCTCCATCTATCGCTATCGATAGCTTTACTACCGTTATCAATTAATTTTATCATATTAAGTACATCATCAATACTATCATAAATGTAATGATGGGGTAACATGCCCATTAACCAAAGCGGTGTTTCAGATTTTCCGCCTTCCATGGAAATAAATATAGGTTTCTTCATTCTTACCGCTGTAACAAGTTCCTCTGCGCTTCCCCAACTTGCCACATTTGGCAATAAATGTGCGATTATAAAATCTGATCTATCAACTAAATTCAGGTCATAGCTACGAACCGTGGTCATTCTTTTTGTTACGTCACTATAATGACCTAGGCTCATTGCCTCATGCATTTTTTCGCGAGCCTCTTCGTCTTCGTCAACGTCTTTGACAAAGGGTTTTTTATACGGGTTAAAAACTGTAACACCTAATGGTGCTAACCTCGCTTCGACTTCGTCTCTCCAATTACGACCATTGGCATACTGCATATGCCCAACTAAATAGGTACGAGTTTTATTTAATAAATTAAGATCCTTTATATTCATATATTTTTTTCAATATTTCTCCCTTAGAAAGATCCCTAGAAAGGGGTGCAAATTTAATTTCAGCCTTCTTGAAGCCGTCAACTGTGCCCGAAGAATCGAGAGCATTTTTTTCTTCGTCAGAAAGATTATCAAAATTATAGTGAGGGCCCTTAAAGTAAAATTCAGGGTTTACTGTCTTAATAAACGACCCCACATCATCAATAACACAAGTAAAATCTACAAAGGTAAGGGCCAGTAATATATCTTCTCTGTCCTTTTCGGAGCAAAAGGTTTTATTACCACAAAGTTTGTCACTCTTAATTCCTACTACCAGTGTATCTGACGATCTTTTACACCATGATAAAAAATCTATATGCCCCGCATGAAACAGGTCAAAAGTTCCGATAGTAAGGGCCACGCCCCCCATATTTAAATATTCACGATTTTCCTTTAGCTGTTCTAAGGAAACCCTTTTCATGGTGTTTGTGGCAAACATTATATTGATTATTTATTTATTTTTGATTAAGGTCAAGAAATTTTTCTATGTATAAAGCTAACTAGGGATACTATTTTTAGTAACCCCCATTTTATAAGGCCAAAAAACTGATTTATTATCCAAGAGTAAACGGAATAAATTTTCCACGACATTTTTTTTTCAGATTCGGCCCTTTTTTCTATCATATTTTTTAATAGAACCTCTTGGTTTTTTCGATTACTATTCTCATGAACCGACCATTCACAAAGATGAATTTCTTTTACTTCCCCATCCCTCATCCAAGCCACAAACTCAATCCAAAGGTCTTCTGTGTCGCACATATGTAAGAGGTGGAATCTAATTTCGCCTGTTAACTCAACCTTTTTAATTCCATTATTTACAACCCTTACCTGACCTGTCTCCTCGTTATAACACTTTTCAATTAATTCTTCGTATACCTGTCCATCATCTTCTATAACAAATGAGTCACCCAGCAAAGATAGAGTTAAAAATTCTTGCTCCGTCCAGTTTATACCATCAAAAGAATACTGCTCTTTAGAGAGCGGTAGTTTGAACTCACACTTTATTTTTGAGGGGGAACCAAACATGCCTAGATTTCTTCAATAAGCTCTTTAAGGTTTTTCAAATAAAAAACCATAAAGCTATCACCTTGAGCATTTGCACCCTTGCCCATAGACAGACATTGTTGTTTATATTTAACGTCCTGCTTAATCGCTTCGTCAATTAATTGATCGGTCAAATCTAAAGCTATTTCTTTTTTACTTTTCATTTTCGGTTAATATTTTAAAGGTTTCCTTTGCGTTTCTAACATTGAAGCATTTACCATCACGATGCCTTTCTAGGTCTTGGCAGATGTCGTAATCGTTACCGCCCTTAAAGCATTTGTCTCCAAAAAAAATCATTTTTTTATTATGGTTCTCTCTGATCCACGAAGATGCCTGAGATTTATTCCATCCACACGGCTGTATATCTATGCTTTTCTGCCCCCCTATACGTATATCAAATTGAGGAAATTTTTTTTGTAAATCTTGTTGTATCGTTTTTCTTTCTTGGGTACGCGAATCCCAGTGGGCATAATCATTACGCTCCTTAATAGAGGCGTGTGGGCCAATAATAGAAAAATTCAACATGCCATCCCTTGTTTCATGAAATTTTTTACTTTTTACAGGGTAAGGGGATTTTTGGTGCCATAACAATAATTCAGTCAATAGTTTTACGGGAGGCTTCCACTCTCGTCTGTAAACATCTTTACCCTTTATTGTAAGACGATTCCCCATCGAGCTAAAAATACCACTACTCCTATTTAGAATACTAGACGGAAGTTGTTCGCAGATTTTTTTAAATGAACCACCCCCCACCAAAAAAAACTTTTTATTTAAAGACCAACTTAAAAACTGAAGTACGTGCCCTGATTCTATAGGTCGAGTTGGTTCAGTTAAAGTTCCGTCTATATCAAATAAATAAATAGAATCTTCTTTCATCTCCTAATTTTGCGCCAACGATTACTCCATAAAAAATGACTACACGTACTTGCAAACCTTTCTACAGCCCTCTCTGATTTATCCCAAAAAAATGCATGGGCTAATTCATGTATAATTGTATTAAGCTCACTTTGAGAGGTTAAATTGGGGTTTATGAAAATTTTAGGATATTTATCATCAGGAGGGAAACAAACTCCGTCAGCGTCACCATACGCCCTTTTATCGGGCTTTCGAAAAGAGATTTCGTACTCCACCCCTTTAGTGTTTTTAAATTTAAAGGGCTTTTTTTTCATTAATTCTTTTTACGTTTACGTGGAGTATTTTTTTTGTTTGTTTTAGGTTCCTTATTGGGGGTGGGTTTTGGTTCGAAGGCTTTAAGTATTTCGGACTGAGCAATCTTATTTTCTAGTTTTTCTAATTCTTTGTTTTCCCACTCTCCTTTTAGGATAAGGTAATTCATGGCATGGGAAACCTCTTCCATGGCTTCCTCGTAATATGGGTCGTGATCATTGTTTTCCCATTCTTCCGCTTTATTAACCCAGAAAGCCATTTGACCCTTCCACCATTGAATGGAATCGTGTAAAATTTTTGCTCTGGCCCGTAGTTCTTTATCGGCTTCCATACTTTAAGTATGGATCGTTTTTGTGGGTAAGTCAAGCTCCATACAGACAAGCGCTTGTCTTTATTCACAAATTATTTCACACTCTATGTCCTCGGCCACGATGAACCCTTCGTCAAACAAATATTGAACCAAAACAATAGCCATATTGTCTTCTATATCGCCTTCGGGGTCATAAATTTGTATTTTTCTTTTATAAACCTTTAGGCGATACCCCTTAACAATAAGATTGGTAGCCCTCACATCTATAATTACACTTAAAAAGTGTAATAATAAATAAGAATGATATGGCTAAAATTTTAAATTTTTTAAGAAATAAAAAACTAAGATTTCTGCTTCTTTTACTGCTTCTGGCGGGAGTTTTTAGGAGTGGTTACAAAACCTTTATGATTAGCGGTGATAGCATGGACGATACTTTAAATAATGGTGATGTAGTTTTAGTTAATAAAAAATATTATAATTATACCATTCCGCAACGTGGAGATTTAATCGTGTGTTTTGGAGATGGAGACGTCGTGATAAAAAGAATTATTGGCGTACCCGGTGATGAGGTAGAAATCATAGAGGGAGTTATTATAATAAATGGTGATATATACATAGATGAATTAACTGAAATCCCTTTAGAGGACCCACTTGCGGAAGGCTACGGTTTTTATATTAATGAACGGGCGATATTTTTAGGGGGTGGAGAGTATTGGGTTATAGGAGATAACAGGGCCGTATCTTGGTACGGGGTAATTCGCGAGGAAGATATAATAGGGTTAGTATATGAATTCTAATAAAATAGAATTAATTATACAAGATTATGTAGTGGAAATCATCTATGGAAAAACATGGGTGAAAGACAAAATTTATATATATGACCCCTGTTTAACGCTATCAACTACTACAGAATTAATAATTTTAGATTATTTATACCAAGAAGGTTTTATACAAGACCGAAGAATAAAATATGAGATAATACGATGCGAATATTAATCGTTATTATTTTTTTTAATTTGATCAGTAAAATCTACTTCCATTACGTTTGCCTTCGATTGTTGCCACTGCGATAAACACACTGCATACCTCTGTTTTGAATCGGAAAATTCTTTAGACATTACCTCATTAGACATACACTGTGAAATAAAATCGTCACGGTTCTGATTTTTTTGAGGTGAAGGAAGTGGCATTTTATTCTCCAGCTATGTCGTGTTTATCTTCGCCCTTGTCTTTTTTAAGGCTTTCGATTTCTTTATCAATATTTTTAATAGCATCTTCATGATGCTTCCTTAACTCTTTAAGGGTTTCATGTTTTGTATCATAAGAATCTTGATTTTCCATCTTATGTCGCAAACTTTCCCTCATTCCTTTAAAATGCTCCTCAATAGACTCCTCACTGTAACCCCCCTCGTAATGTGATGCTTTGAGGTACAAGGCTTCGGAAACTTTAATCCCAAATTCTTTTGCTTTAGATTTTAATTTTTTAAAAATTTTAGCCTTTATTTCGGGAGATAACTTAGACTGAGGAAGCCGAGCTAAAGCGTTTCTTACGTGAGCGGCATCAGGAATGGGGAAATGGCGTAAAGATCGTGGCTCTGTTTTGCCGTCCACCTTCTTGCCACCGGGCTCTATATAGGCAAAATCCGAATCTGGCAAGTCATTGCGGCGCTTGCTTGTTAGTTTTTTGGCTAACGTATCGTCACCTAAGATTTGCTCGGTGAAATCAACTTCAAAAGTGTCATCTTTCATTTAAAATGATTACACATTTTTTGTAAAAAAGGTTTATTTATTGTCTATTTTATTCTCTTTTAGAATTAAAATTTTTGGATAAGTAACCCTAAGCATAAATGGAAATAATTTTTCGGCCGCTTCCTTATCGGCATTTTTTGCTGCTTCTTTATCCTTGGGGGTATTTTCAATAGGCATTTCTTTTAGCTCGTCCTCGCTTGGCATTTTTACGTTTTTATCTAATGCCCACATAATCTTATGTTTTTCCGCATAATCAGCCATTCTGCGTACGGGTACGATTAAATTAAAGCCCTCTCCCGCTCCCCTTACAAGCATTCCCACATATCTTGCGTCAGATTTTAAATATACTCCACCTCCAGAACTTCCCGGGAAAGCGGTGCAAGTTGTCTGATCGAACACGTGCTTATTAAGAGATTTAATCAATCTTCCGTGTTGAGAATAAATTCCATCTGTCATGCTATTGGCACCCATTTGGCCAAGTAATGACCCCACGTGTAGCAAATCTTCACCGAGCGGTGGAATTTCTTTATCAAGGTAAAAAGTTACCGTATCTTTAACAAAATTAAATTTACGTACCCGCAATAACGCTAAATCGTGACCATCTGTAGCATCACTATATTTTAATACCTCTGCATCCATTTGCAGACGACCTACAGTTCGGCCATCCTGACGAATTTCTTTAACAACCAAAGGGTCTTTGAACTCTACTAATGTTTTAGAGGAGCCATTGACCACCACTTTCCTAGTAGAACGTAAGTTGTCTATAACATGAGCGGCAGTCCAAACAAAATTTACTACATTCCCTTTTGAATCTTTTCGGGTAAAAATTACACCAGAGCCTTCACCGGTAGAAAACTGACCCTCAGATCTAATGGTTACAGAAACATTTTGTAAGTGTTCTGCGGTTGAGGTTGACTTTTCAGCGGCGACCCCGTGCCTAAATGGGGCCACTAAAAAAATAACAAGAGAGGCGAGGATGAACTTCTTCATAATGCAATTTTACCTATATAGATAGTACACCAGCCCCCTTTAAAAAACAAATTAAATTTAAAAAAAAACTAAATTACCGCTCGCCCCTTATTTTTTTCCCAGTCTTTTTCGGTTCTATCTACAGTAATATTGCGTTTTTCAGCAGCTTTTAATACTATTGAATTGGTTTTAGATTTTTTAAGCTGGTGTAACATGGAGTTTACATCCTTCGGAAAACAAGTACCCCCATAACCACGGTGTCCATCGGGACCGGGAACCGAGGTGTGACTCATACCAATTCTTTCGTCTATGCCAATCAATTTTGCCGCAGTATCATAAGGAATATTGTTTTTCCAGCAAAATTCACTAAATTCATTAAACAGGGAAACCTTTACTGCTAAAAATGAATTACGCCCATATTTGATGAACTCTGCAGTTCGGGTAGAGACAAAGGTTGTGTCTCCGTTTTTTATAGACCCCTGCTCTAGGGCATTGCAAATTAAATTATTTAATTTTTCAACAACACCACTATCTACAACCGTGTCATGTCCAAAGACCCATAAATTGTTATTGTAAAAATCTTCCCTCCAGTTTCTTTCGGTTAGGAACTCTGGCATAAAATGAACCTTAAGTTTCTCACAGGTACCCACTGGAACAGTGGAGCGTAGTACAATTTTATTTTTTCTTACACCGTTACGGGTTAAGTCTTTTATTGCGGATTTTACTATAGATAAATCACACACGCCGTTAGACCTCATGGGTGTTGGCACACATACAAAAATGAAATCACATTTTTTTAAATCTTGAAGGGTTGTACCTTTTGGGTCACATTTTTCGGGGTCTTTGTCGTAAGCGATACACTCAATAAGCTCCCCTTTTAGCAATTGAGTCGCCTTTCCTACATACCCATTTCCCACTATCCCTAGCTTTATTTTACGCTTCTTCATTTCATCTTACTATATTATCCGTGTCAAAAAAGATCAATAAAAAACCCCCTTGCAATAAACAAGGGGGGTAACTCCATTAACTAGCAGGTGGAGAGGGCTCACTAACAGGAATTGTTAGCGCTGGTTCGGCGCCCTCATCAGGTGGAGCCACCTCACTTAGTTTTACAATGGCGTAACCGGTGAACAATACGTTTACCGCCACAAGCAATAATGCCAGTCTTGCGAAAGTCATATTGATGGTCATAACACCATTTTGGGGTTGTTGGTCTGCGGGCGAACTTTGATCGCTCGCTTTTTCCTTTTGGTCTGTGGTCTTACTCATAATATATTCTGTACTGACCTACATAATACGTATACTTGCTTTAAAGTAAAGTGTTTTTTTACAAGATTTTTATTTTAACTGGCTTTACTTTTTCAAGTTTTTCTAATTTGACCTTAAGCATTCCGTCCACATAAGTAGCTTTCACTTTGGAAGGGTCTACATCTTCTGGCATATTAAATGAATATACGTTTTCATCACCCTCTTTCTTTATGGTAACGTAAACGCCCCCATCCCTTAATGTAACCTCTATGTCCTTTTTTCTCACCCCTGCTAATTCGATGTGGTAATCGTACGCACTTTCAGACTCATCAAGTTTAACCTTATTATAAGTGCGCGCTGCCCTCCAGCCATCCCAAATCAACTCGTCAATATCACTAAAGGCTTTGTCATAAATTGGGAACTCTTTAAATAATCTATTTGCTAATATCATAACAAATACTAAAAAGCAAATAACATGCCAAAGAAAACAAGGGAAAATACGAAGCTGAACTTAAAAAAGGGACATATTTGTCTCACGTTAACCGGTAGAACGTATGTCAAAAATACTCACCTGTCTCATCTCAAACGTATCAACATCTTTAACCAAAAAGGTTTCCTCGTCCACGGCCTCTTCAATGATACCTTCCCAGACTTTATCTCCTTGGACGCTAACGGGTTTACCCAGCATCTTTTTATTTATTTCAAGTTTGGCTGTCATAATGTTTTAAGGTGTTGATTATCATGATAAAAATATAATGTTTCTACCCCTGCTGCCTTTTTGAGATTTACCACAAGCAGGGACTCTTCGTTTAAACCATCCAAAAGTTTACCATACAACTCTAATAACTGCCTACCCCAGTCTGCCCGCGTTGCGCAGCATGCACCGTCAAACGCCTCCTTTCGGCTGTTCAAAGTATGAAGTTGATTTTTTTCTTCTGATGAAAGATCAGATATTTTGTGCTCTTTATTCACCAAGTGTAATAGCTCGTGTGCGGATGCAATCACTAGACTTTTCCCTAAATTAACGAATTCAAATTCCTCGTTTAAAGCCGTCAAGAAACGATCGTAGTACCTTGAGTCTATAAATGTCTCTTTAACCACGGACTCGTATGCCGCCCAACATTCTTTTAGTTGATCTGGCTTAGGTAAAGACTCACCATCAGTACAACATTGGTTGTTTTCTTTGAGTTTCTTTGTATTTTTTTTAAGACAAGATTCTAATATATGTAATTTAATTACATCTTCAGGTGTGCAGTCTATTGCACCTAATGCAATTAATTCATGCACCGCGTTAAAGTCAATTTTTCTCATTTGCATTATTTCCCAATATACACATTATATAATAGAAACTTAAAGAAGTGCAAGTGTAAAAAAAGTATTTTTCAAAATTGCCAAAAACCACACATAAAAATATATTAAACCAAATAGAAAGACAAATAGGACAACACACTAACCTCGTAATAAAACAATTTTTATAAAGCATTAAATACGCCTTTAAATCTATGCCCTCACGGGAGGATTTTTCTTTAAAATCTTTTAAAAAAAGACCCCCTAAATTTAAAGCATCTAGGTACTCTACTACTACGTTAGTCTTAAACCAAAGCAATAATAACACCGACGCTAAAAACGGTTGTAATAAAAAATTATCCAACTCTGATATCATTATCTTCTTCTAGTACAACTTTCCTCTGGTGTTCTAAAGGGAGTTCGGAAATTTCCTCCTCCTTTACCTGAATTAATTCGATATTATAAAAATCAAATATCTCTTTTGCTCCATCGTCTCGCTCGTATTCGTCCTTGTAAATTACCTGCGGTATACCGTAGCCAGCAATCATTGTAGCACAATATGAACACGGTAGTAGTGTTACTGCTAAAATTTTTACGTCTCCCTTTCTACATAAGGAAAGACAATTCATCTCAGCATGAATCATAACAGGGCGACGTCGATTTCTGTCAAACAAATCCCAATCAACGTCTTTTCCTGAAGCCAGACCGTTGTAGCCAACGCCCAAAACCATGTTCTGGTGATTAAGGGCGCAAGCTCCAACCTTTACAAAAGGGTCCTCGCTCCGTTCGGAAGCTGCCTGAGCAAGGCGAAGTGCGTACTCGCCCCAATTAAGCCTAGTTTCCAAAACTGGCATCCCAAATTATTGAGATTGAAACAACAAGAAAAAATATTGCTATTAGTAACATTAGGAAACCTTTTTGTAAACGGAATGAGGCCGACCCATTTTATTCTTAGTGACTCTAACCAGCACTAATTCTCCATTTTTTAAGGCAGAATTAATCTTGGTGTGAATAGAAACCCTTGAAAGTTTACCTTCCATAGCAGTTGACAATTCACCTGCGGTGAACTCTTGTTCTGGCCAGCTAACCGTGACAGGCTTTCTCCCTCGTCTTACAGTGGCCTTCATCGCCCTTTGACGATCCTTTAGCGAAATGCTCGGGGTCTTGGCTACCGGTTCTACGTGGTCTACGTTATATTTTGCTTTCATCTTAAAAAAGAGACTAATTCCTTTTTTAATGTTAGTCAAACTTTTTTTTGCTAAAAAGAAATAACCTGCTAAGTTAAAGGGTGACTGTTTTTGATGCCACCCTCATGCTGTATAATTGGTTTAATGAAAATGATGTATTCTGCATGAAGGATAACTTTCAGCAAGCTGTTCTTTTGACCGAAAACGAAAGTCATGATAAAGCCTCTATTCAAGCTGCGCTCGGGCAACTTGAAGAAGGCGGAATTATAGCAAAACAGGATTCTGAGGGTAAAACCTATTATGTTTTAAACCAGCGCCTCGATACACTTGAACAAGACCTGAAGATTCACCACACGACAGCTACAAAAATATCACAAAAAATAAATTATTTTTGTGAAAGGATATCTGATTTTCAAGATATCTGTGATCCATCAGACATAAAACAACGTGATTTAATTAATCTTACCTTAATAATCGATTACTTCATCGACAAAGAAAATGAAGAAAATGATTGATTTAAAAACAAGTAAATATTATGGTGGCCAAAAGGTTCAAATCCTTTTAAGCTCGCTGAGAGAAAACAGTGGAGTTTGGCTTTGGTGAGACTTAATGAGTCAGGGTAGATTTAAATATCTAAAATGGTAGCCCATATCCAAGGCATATACCATTAAAGTTCCAGAACGGTTCTTTAAAAAAATCAAGGTTAGTTACCTTGGCGTTACCCCTGCGTGTTGCGGGTTGCTGCTGTAAGAAGTTTTTAGCACATTTTCTTCACCTGTTAAAAGGTAGGCAGTACGATATGATCGTATCTCGTGTCCCCATTCACTTTAAAATTTGGGCCTCAGAAGAAAGTGGTCATCCCCCCCCCTGCGGGGGGGTTATCTCTTTATTTCCTAAAAGAAAATGGCCATGGCGTATTCTTAACTTTATTAATTTATAATAAATATTTGATTTTATTTTATTTTGATTTATTGTTTTTTATATGGACAACCTGAAGAACGAGAACCTTAAGCCCGCTCTGTCCTTGGATCAAGTCAAGGAGAAAGAGTATAAAATTTTCATAGGTACACCTTGTTATGGAGGCATGCTGGCCCAAGAATATGTAAATGGCCTTCTCAATATAACATATCAATCCTTAATGAGGGGCATCCCGATAGAAATTTATTTAGCTGGAAATGAAAGTCTAATTCCCCGTGGGCGCAACCATATTGTTGCCGAATTTATGGCAAGTAAATGTACTCATTTGCTTTTTATTGATGCGGATATACAATTTCATTCAGATTCTATTTTTAAACTTCTTTGCGCAGATAGAGGGGTGACGTGTGGTGCCTACCCCTTGAAAAAGACGCCTATAGAATACGTGATTAATTTTCCTAATGAAGCAGAGAGTAACACGAAAGAGGGGTTCGTGGAGGTTACGGATTGTGGGACTGGGTTTATGATGATAAAAAGGGAAACCATTAAAATAATGCAGGAGGAATTTCCAGAACTTCATTATACGGGTGATATAGACTGGGGGTATCGATCTGATGTAACTGACCCAATTAAATTAGATTTATTAAAAGAAAATTTATATAGTCTTTTTGATACCATGCACGACGTCGAGGCTAACAACAATTATTTGTCAGAAGATTTTACCTTTTGTAGAAGATGGCAAAAGTGTGGGGGCAAGGTTTGGCTTGATCCATCTATTAAGCTTGACCATTTAGGAAAATTTACATACAATGGAGACATCTCAAAAATTATAGATTTTGAAAATTTAGAAATTAACGACACATGAAAATTATAGGGCTTTCTGGGGTTGCGGGAGCGGGCAAAGACCTGTTTTATGAGTTGCTATCTACACAGACATCATGCAAGAAGTTCTCTTTAGCCGATGAGCTTAAAAGAGAGATTACCCCATACATAAAAGAAAATTTTGACATTGACCCGACCTCCTGCTCCAGAGAAGAAAAAAACTTAATTAGACCAGCATTAGTAAGTCACGGGACTATCAAAAGAAAGCAAACTAAGGGGAGGTACTGGATAGAGAAAATGCAACCCTTATTAAAGGATTTTATTTTCAAATCTACACTCACAAATGAAACCCCTGAGTATATAGTCATTACAGACATTCGGTATCATGAGTACCGAAACGACGAGGTAACTTGGTTAAAGAATGAAATGAAAGGGGATTTAGTCCATATATCCAATTTCACAATGACTCACGGAAAAAGAAAATTCCTTGCACCGGCAAATCAAGAAGAATCGCGGGAAAACCCAAAGTTATTGGCTCAAGCCGACTATTTAGTAGAATGGGAGAAGCTTACCGGCGAAGAAACCCAAGTAAAAAACATATTAATTCGTGACGTAATTAAAGATTTTTTAAAATGGCAAAAAAAAATTTGACATACATCAAAAATAATCTTAATGTATACGCATATGAGCGAACAAAAAGAAAGTGAGTGGAGCAAACGTGAAATGGGTGCCTTTTGGAAGAGGCAGAGTCAACGAGGTCAAAGTTACCTTTCTGGGCATGTAACCCTTAAGGATGATGACGGCACCGAACAAAAAGTGAAGGTTGTTGTTTTTAAAAACAAAAATCGATCACAAAATGAAAAAGCGCCCGATTACTGCGTTTATTCGTCCACACCACCCCAACAGGAAAGTGGGTCTAACGACCAAGCGGAGGAGTCCCAAGCGAACTCCGACGAGGATGTTCTCTAGTGAACTTTTCCGTCAACTTTCCTATAAACTCAGTCTCTTTTGGGCAAGTCTCAAGCTTGCTCATGAGAGGCTTTTTTGAGCAAGAAAAGTTTCCACCACTTTTCGTTATTGGTGACGTTGATATATCCGCGCAAAATCAAGCAGGTGGATTTAAGGATAACATTAATAAATGTATTAATAAATTCTCTGAACACTCACGCGATACGCCAACTGTAAAATTGTGGCATCTCAATGGTGGTCTTGATTCATTCAGCAAGAAACATACCCTTCTTACCTTTTACGAGCTTGATCAGCCCACAAAGGCTGAAATTAATACGGCTAAAAATTGTGATAATTTAATTTTTACAAGTAGTTACTCAAAAGAAGTTTTTTCTCAGTTTCAGATTAAAAGTCATGTTATTCCCCTTGCATTTGACAAGTACCATTTTAAAACTTTAGACAAAAAATATTTTGATGATGGACGTATAGTTTTTAATTTATGTGGTAAATTTGAAAAAAGGAAACATCACAAAAAAATAATTCAAGCATGGCTTAAAAAATTTGGAAATAACAAAAAGTATTTTCTCCAATGTACTTTGTTCAACCCCTTTTTAAGTGAAGATCAAAATAAATCCTTTTTTGCCGAATGTTTGGCTGGAAAAAATTATTTCAATATTCAGTTTTTGGGTCATATGCCTAGTAATGAGGTTTATAACGATTATTTAAATTCAGCTAACATAATCATTGGCATGTCTGGTGGAGAAGGATGGGGTCTTCCCGAGTTCCATTCCGTTGGTCTCGGCAAACACTCGGTTATACTAAATGCAAGTGGCTATAAAGAGTGGGCAACCGAGGAAAACAGTATACTAATTAACCCTTCTGGAAAAATTGAAATATACGATGGTATTTTCTTTAAACAAGGTGCCCCATTTAATCAAGGGTTAATCTTTGATTTTAGTGAAGACGATTTCATCTCAGGCTGTGAGGAGGCTATTAAAAGATTTAATAAGTCACCCATCAACAAAAAGGGTTTACAGATACAGAAAAAATTTACCGTAGAGAACACTCTAGATAAACTTCTAAAAATTATAAAAGACTGATGCCTGTATATATTTTTGAACACCCTGAAACTGGTGAGAAAATTCATGTAACTCAAGGCATGAAAGATGAACACGTATACCATGACGAAAACGGACTCCAGTGGAATCGTGTTTTTACATCTCCAAATACCGTAGTTCCAATCGGAGTAAACCCAAATTCCTCAAACGACTTTGTAAATAGGACAAAGGACGTTAAAGGTGCCACAATTGGAGAAATGTGGGACTTATCCAAGGAATTAAGTGAAAAAAGAAAAAAAGAAAGAGGTGATGGCATAGACCCAGTTCAGACTAAGTATTTTAAAGATTACTCCAAGAAAAGAAAGGGGTTAAAACATAAAGACGACCCCTCTGGCAATAAAGGCGATATCTTGATATGAGATTTTCCGTCTTCACCCCGTCACATACCTTAAAAAGGATAGACAGACCCCTTAAATCGCTACAAGAACAATCCTTTAAAGATTTCGAATGGATTGTCTGTCTTAATGGGGCTGCCGCATCATCAGAGGCCGAATTGAGCAGTAAGCTTTCATCCAGTGGAATTAAATATAAAATTTTAATTCATACTGAAGATACTGACAAAATTGGTTTTTTAAAAAATCGCTGCTGTCACGCAGCCGCAGGTGAAATATTAGTAGAACTGGATCACGACGACGAACTATCCCCTGATTGTCTTGAAGAAATAGACCTACATGATAAAGAACATAATTCAGACTTTTACTATTCTGATGATATTGACATAGTAGAGTCTTCTGGTGAGTCTATAGCCCCTTACTCAGAAGAGGGTGGGTGGAGTTATTATAAATGCGCGAGAACGGGCCACACAGCATCCAGCGCGTTCCCACCAGACCCAATCGCGTTTGGTTATATTTGGTACGCCCCCAATCATGTTCGGGCTTGGAAAAAAGATTTTTATTTTAAAATTGGTGGACACAATCCTGATATGGATGTTCTGGATGACCAAGAGTTACTGTCTCGTACTTATATCGAAGGCACTGTTACACACATAAAGAAGCCATTATACATATATTGGCGTCATGACGAAAACACTTGTTACGGTGAAAAGAATGCTAAAATACAAGCCCTAACCAGAGAACTTCACGATTACTACATTCAAAGTCTAGTAGCAAAATGGTGTGATATCAATAACCTCAAAAAAGTTGACCTATGTTGTCACGCATCAAAACCTGATGGATTTATCGGTGTGGATAATTACCCCTACGAAGATGTAGATGTGGTTGCTGATTTAGACAAAGAGCCGTGGCCCTTTGAAGATAATAGCGTGGGGTTATTTAGGTGTCAAGATGCAATAGAACACCTTAAAAACCCATTAACCACAATGAAAGAAATTTACAGGTGTTTAGCTCCACGTGGCTGGGCCTTAATTGAAGTACCAAGTACAGATGGACGAGGCGCCTTTCAAGACCCAACCCACGTTTCTTTCTGGAATGCCAATAGTTTTTGGTACTATACAAAAAAAGAACAGGGAGCATACATCAATTCACCAGTAAAATTTCAACTGAACAGAATCTTAGACTACTATCCGAGCGACTTCCACAAGACCCACCTCATTGCCTACACAAAGGCGCATTTAGTTAAACTTATTGACGGAGACGTTCCTGCAGGTGGTAGAAATATATAATTTTTACTTTCCTTCCGTTAAAAAAAATGTAAGTATAATGTACACGCTTTACGACAGATGAGTTCTCCAAAAATTAATGTAAAAAAAAGAAACGGGCGGCTAGAAAAGATTCAGATTTCCAAGATAAATAAATGCGCTGAACGTGCTTGCGCTGATATCGAAAATGTCTCTCCTAGTGAAATTGTACTTGATGCCCATGTTCAATTTTACGATAAAATACCCACAAAAGAAATAGACACTGCGCTAATCCTTTCTACTCGACAAAAAATAGAGAAGGAACCTAATTACTCTTATGTTGCGGCTCGATTACTATTGGGCAATATCCATAAGGAGGTATTTGGGAGTAGTGTAGATAAAGATGCATTTGACCATCAATATAGACTTTCCTTTATAAGTAACATAAAAAAACTCGTTAAAGAAAATCGACTTAATGAAAAACTACTGGATTTTGATTTAAAAAAATTATCTGAAAATTTAATTTTAGAAAGAGACTACAAGTTTAAATACTTAGGTCTACAGATTCTTTATGATCGTTACTTTCTGCATTCTAATGGGCGTCGTCTTGAGTCCCCCCAGTCATTTTGGATGAGAGTTGCCATGGGGCTCGCTATTAATGAAAAGGACAAGGAGAAGAGGGCTGTAGAATTTTACAATGTTCTTTCTACCTTCAAGCTCTGTTGTTCAACGCCAACCCTTTTTAACAGTGGAAGCCCAAGGAGTCAATTAAGTTCCTGTTATCTTAATACCTTCGAAGACAGTATAGATGGAATCTTTGAAGGTGCATGGCAAGAGGCACGTAAATCTAAATTTGCTGGAGGACTTGGTTTTGATGTTACAAATTTTCGTTCCTCAGGGTCCCATATTAAAGGTACAAACGGTACGTCCAGTGGTCTTGTACCTTGGCTTAAAATTTTCAACGATCTTTTAGTTGCAGTGAACCAAGGCGGTAAACGTCCCGGTGCTGGATGCGCCTACCTTGAGCCATGGCACTTGGACATTGAGGACTTTTTAGACTTGAAAAAAAATACTGGAGACGAAAGAAGAAGGTGTCATGATTTAAACACAGCGAATTGGCTCCCTAATTTATTTTTCCAGTACATAGAAAAAAATAAAGACTGGTATTTATTTTCACCATCCGATACAAAAGAACTACATGATCTTTATGGCGACGACTTTGATAAAGCGTACAAGCTTTTTTGCAAAAAAGCGGATGAAGGAGAGATAAAAAATTACAAAAAAATAAATGCCAAAGATTTATGGAAGAAAATGCTTAGAGTGCTATACGAAACAGGCCATCCATGGATGACATTCAAGGATAACGCCAATATTCGTTATTCTAACTCTCACAAAGGTATTATCCATAGTTCAAATCTTTGCACCGAGATTTTTCTACACACCATTCCGTCCTCCTTCAATGGGGGCACTAAAACGACAGTAGGCGAAACAGCGGTATGCAACCTAAGCTCCGTAAACCTTAAAGAACACCTTAAAGAAAACGGCAAACTGGACTTCAAACAGCTTTCGAAGACTATAGCACTACAAGTACGTATGTTAGATAACGTAATTGACCTGAATTTTTACCCTACTGCAGAGGCTAAAAAAGCGAACATGTTACATCGCCCAGTAGGGGCCGGTACTATGGGGTGGGCTGACGTATTCCACTCTTATAAACTAAAATTTTCTTCAGACGACACAATTAAGTTTTCAGATGAATTATACGAGTTTATTTCTTATCACTGCATTCTTAATTCCAGTAAATTAAGCAAAGAGCGTGGAGCTTACTCTACTTACAAGGGGTCTTTATGGGATAAAGATATATTTCCTATAGATACCTATAAAAATCTTATGGACTATTTAGGTGAAAAACCATTGGTTCATAGAGGGAAAAAGTTCGCTCCTGAAGTTGACTGGAAAACCGTCAGAGGGCATGTTAAAGAATATGGAATGCGTAATAGTAATACTATGGCAATTGCTCCAACCGCAACCATTTCTTATATTCAGGGGTGCTCTCCTTGTATTGAGCCAGATTTTTCAGTATTATTTGTTTATGAAAATAAAAGCGGAAATCTAACTATTATAAATGAATGGTTTGTTGAAGAATGTAAAAAGCTAGGTATATGGAACTCCTCGTTCATAGATGTCTTAAAGTCTGTAGACGGAGACGTAGACCTTTTACCTGATCTACCTGAAGAACTCAAGGAAAGGTTCAAGACCGCATTTAACCAAGACCAATTTAGATTAATTGACGGTGCCGCAGCAAAACAAAAATGGATCGATATGGGGCAATCTCTAAATCTTTTTAATAAAAACACATCCCTTAAATATCTAAATGACTTATACTTTCATGCACGAAAAAGAGGTCTTAAAAGCACCTATTACCTAAGGAATAAAAGTGCGAGCAAGATTGAAAAAGCTTCGTCTGGTGGTGACGATAATAATAATAACGCAAGTGATACTAACCCTAATATATCTATTAGTTCATCTTGTTCGATCTTAGACCCTGATTGCGAAAGTTGCCAATAATGAAGGATGGACTATTACTTGGAGAAGAGGTGGCGGGAGTTAACCAAATTTTACCGCATAAACATCACTTAGCATGGGACCTGTTTCTTAAAGGAGTGGCTAATAATTGGTCCCCTTCAGAAATAAACATGAGTGAAGATGTAGACCAATGGAAAAATGATACTTTGACCGACGATGAAAAACTTTTAGTAAAAAGATGCCTTGGTTTTTTTGCTGGAAGCGAATCACTTGTTGGAAACAATTTATTGTTAACCGTTGCAAAATGGGTAACTGACCCAGAATGCCGTCAATACATTTTACGACAAGCTTACGAGGAATCACTTCACAACTGGACTGTAGTTACATGCTGTGACTCCTATTCACTTAAAGTGTCTGACGTATACGAAGCTTACATTAATGTAGATTCAATAAAAGCAAAGGACAATTTTTTAATGGAAATAACCACAGACGTCAATCGTCCTGATTTTAACACGACAACAACGGAGGGGAAAAGAGAATTTTTACGTAATTTAATTAGTTACTATATAGTTTGTGAAGGTACGTTCTTTTTTAGCGGCTTCGCTATGCTTCTAGCCCTAGGACGACAAAATAAATTGCCCGGCCTCTCCGATCAAATTAGGTATACATTACGAGATGAAAGTTTACATATTCAATTTGGCACATATCTAATTAATACCATAAAAGAGCAGTATCCCTCCGTATGGACCAAGAAATTCGAACAAGAAACAGTGGAACACATCAAAAAGGCAGTTGAACTCGAGGTTCAATACGCAAATGATGTGCTCCCTAGAGGAATCCTTGGTTTGAATGCGGAAATGTTTGTTGATTACATGCATTATATCGGTAACAGGCGTCTAGAAGGTATTGGGATTAATTATCGATTTGATAACGACAACAACCCATTTCCTTGGCTCTCTGAAATTGTAGACACCGGTGCCATGACAAATTTCTTTGAAAGAAAAGTGAAGGATTACCAAAATTCAGGTACTCTAGAAGACGATTTCTAATTTTAAAATGAACAAAAAAAGAAAAGCCAAAAATAGATTCAAAAATGAACTAGAGTCTTCAATCGAAGGACTCACAAATGAACGGGAAAATGCGGAAAAAAGAAACGATAAAAAGCTCGTAAAACTACTTGATCGCCGTTTACTCGAGTGTCGCCATCATTTAGACGCTCTAGAGTAGGTAGCTGGCTGCTTTCATAGGATTTACTTCTACAAAAACATTTTCTTGTTTTAATTCAAGCATTTGATCTAAAGTAAACCCCTCAGCCTTAGCCCACCTATAGCGAGGTGGGTTAACTAAGTAAGCTCGTATTTGAGGGATACCACCAAAAATATCAGACTGTAAATTTAAAAGAATTATAGTTTCGGAAGATTTATTATAAATTATAGCAGTAGTAGGTCTGTCAGTTGCAGCAACAGATAGATAAAAATTAAGCCTTAAGCAATCGCTTTTAATTTTATTAATATATTTTTTTAAAATAAAATTCATTTATCCGTCTTTTATTTTTCTTTTTCTTTCCTTTAAAAAATCTGGGGTTATAACGAATTCATTTTGACATTTAATACATCTCATTATTTTTTTGTCATTTTTACAATCCACCTTTTTTGTTTTACATTCTCTCACGGGGTCACCCCAAAAATTTTCCGTAAATGGACATGAACAATAAGTGGTTACCTTAGAGTTTTGTTCCGTAAGGCGAGCCCTTTTATCTGGCAAACAGTAAGGACAAGAATAAATGTGCATACACACCCCCCTTAATTGCGTGCAAAAAAAGCCGTCCCTATCAAAAATATATTTACAGCCGCCAAGATAGCTACCGTAATGGACAAGCACCAAAGAGAAGAATCATACTTGGCAACCAAGCGTTTTTCTCCATTAGAATCCTCTTTATTCTTTGAGGCATTGTTAATCTTTGCATTTTCCACATGGCACTTTTCTTTCCCAACGTACCATGTTCCGTTAGCATAATTAGTCAATGTACTTCGTTTTTTCATAATTAATATTACACCTTTTTTTTAAAAAAAACTCCTCGCAACAAGCAATCCATGTGTAAATATTAACATGGAGGTAGACTTTCAGTTTTTTTTGAATGTAATCATAGGAATTGTAACCTTTTTTGGAGGTTTTTTATTAAAAACATTCTGGGGTCGTCTCGAAGAAATAGACAACGAGCGTGAAAAGCTATGGATATACCACGAGGATGACATGAAAAAAATTCGCCAAGAATTAAATATACTAGCCCTAAGTCTTCCAGAAAAATATACAAGCAAAGACGACTTTCACAATTTAGTTAAAGCCGTTCATCATCGTTTTGATAAACTTGAGGAAAAAATAGATAACCTCAATAAAGACACATGTAAAAGAAAGTAGCTCCAATGACAAAACTTCTTCAATTAAATTTCATAAGTGAAGATGGTATCAATAGCGTTTTGCCTTCCTTCAATAGTCTACCCAACACGAATCACCTTGACGGTAAATACAGATTAAGGCGTTTTGGACGAGTAGAGCTACGTACCACATTCTGGAACTGCCAACAGGAGATAGAGGTTGAATCTTTAAATGAAACAGAATTTACACAAAGCGAAGAGTTTAATAAACACCAAGGGGGAATGCTTAGAAAATTTGAAGGCATTGAAAAAGAGGTTCTTGACAGTAAAGGTCTAAAAGAAATGCTGCTAACATTCAAAACAGCAAATGATTTACCTGATGGACAACATGTGGACATACACCAAATGAGGGTAATCCCTTGTGAAGAAGAATTTGGGGAATTCACACCTGTTTCCCCCGAAGGAGTTCACCAAGATGGATTTAGCCACATAGCGATGATTGGTGTTGCACGTCATAATATTAACGGAGGCGAGCTATTAGCGTACAATACACAGGATTCTTCACCGTTCATGGTCTATAAATTACTTGCTGGAGAAATGTTAATGCTTGACGACTCAAGATTATGGCATAACGCTACGCCAATAAGCAGGGTATCAGAGGGTGAAGCGTTTGGAGATTGGTTTATTTTTTGTGCAAAAAAAGATTGATTTAAAAGCAAAAAAAACGCACACTTAGATGTGCGCTTTATTTTAATAAATGATTTTTTTTCCGAAGACCTTGCCGGTGGCGGCCACGCAGGGGGCGCTGCATTAAACGATGAGATACTCATTGACATTTTTCAATCCAACAATAAAAATGTAACAAAAATAAAAAGCCCAGACGTTAGCCATGATTTTCTTGAAAAAGAAAAAGACTCCTTTTTTATAATTTCTAATTTTTTTAGATTCCCCTCTTACGATACACTGAAGCAGTTTGAAAATCTGAAATATATTATTTACGCTCACGACTATAAGTTCGTGAACCATATGAATCCAGCTAGATACGAAAATTTTTTAGTTCCAGAAAATGAATTGATTTGTGTAGATTTTTTTCGAAATGCTCGAGCTGTAATTTGCCAGTCTAGCTTGCAGCAAAAAATTTATGATAAAAATTTAAAGGAAAATGTTAAAACATTAAATTTTTCAGGCAACTTATGGTCCCTCGAACACCTTGAATTAATGCGCGGTTTTTCTAATGAGGAAAAAAGACCTGTAAGCTCAGTTGTTAAATCACATTATCAAGAAAAAGGAACTCCTGAAGCTATAAAATTTTGCATAGAAAACAAAATGGATTATGAATTAATTTTTGACCCAGACTATAATTCTTTTTTGCGTAAAATATCCAAGAATCAAGGGTTAGTTTTTTGGCCAAAAACCCCCGAAACATGTGGGAGAATGATTCTTGAAGCAAAGATGATGAACGTAAAGGTTTTTCATAATAATCTATTAGGAGCCTCACATGAACCATGGTTCACTCAAAATGGAGGAGAACTAATCGACTCTATGATTAATAAACGACAAGAAATACATGATATTATTACTTCGGTTGCTTCAAGGTGAAAAAAGACGCTTATCAATATCTAAGCGGTAACGCGTTTAAAAGTATATGTAAATATAGCTGCGGTCACTATACCTCTGCTCGAGAGCATGGCTTCAACTTCAAAGTTGATGATAACCGTAACAATAACTATGTTTTTGTAAAAACAGAATATATACCTTCATTTTTTAATTATATTGATCTAAAATTTCCATTTACATTAATAACCCATAACTCAGATGAAAGTATTGATGAAAGATTTTTAAGTTTTATAGACCACCCTCTAGTGGAAAAATGGTACGGCCAAAACATTAATATAAGGCACCCTAAAGTATCTTCAATCCCCATAGGTCTCGCCAACCCCAAATGGTCACACGGTAACCCCGAGAACTTTTCTAAAGCACTAGAGAACCACTCACCCCACAATAAAAACTCTTTAGTATATGTTAATTTTGATATAGGTACAAACCCCCATGAACGCTTAAAATGCCTAGAAGAAACAGGACTCCCCAATAGTGAAAGAGTCGATTTTTCAACCTATCTAAAGGATATGGCCGAATCTTATTTTACCCTTTCTCCTAACGGAAACGGAATAGATTGCCATAAACACTGGGAGGCACTATATTTACAAACCATTCCCGTAGTTACAAAAAGTATAAATATGGAATTTTACACAGATCTACCATTTTTAGTTTTAGATGATTGGTCTGAATTTAAAAATATTACCCTTTCAGAAGAGTTGTACAGATCAATTTGGAAAAAATTTGACCCAACATCTCTTCTTTTTAACAATTATATAAATAAAACCTTTCCTCTCACATGAAAAAGAATGTTTTAATAACAGGGGCATCTGGGTTAATTGGATCGCAATGTGTAAAATTTTTTAGTAATAAAGGTTTTAATGTTATAGGGGTAGACAATAACATGCGGGCTTACTTTTTTGGAGAAGACGCGTCCACAGAATCAATCAGGCAAGAACTTCAATCCTCTTACCCTAACTATGAATGCTATAACACGGACATCAGAGAGCTTGGTAAACTGGCGTTTATTTTTGAAAAAAACAATATTGATTTAATAATTCACACAGCAGCACAACCATCCCACGACTGGGCCGTAAAAGAGCCTTTTACAGACTTTTCCATCAATGCTCAAGGGACTCTAAATCTATTAGAACTATGTCGCCTATATTGTCCTGAAGCTACCTTTATTTTTACGTCAACAAATAAGGTGTACGGGGATAGACCTAACCAGCTGAACCTAAAAGAACTTGAAACAAGGTATGAATGCTTCGATTCACAAGGCGCCCTTTACAGTATAAATGAAGAAATGTCAATTGATAACTGCAAGCACTCTATTTTCGGTGCTTCAAAAGTATCTGCCGACATAATGGTTCAAGAGTATGGAAAATATTTCAATATGAATACCGGTGTTTTCAGGGGCGGCTGCCTAACTGGCCCGAACCATCAAGGCGCCAAGCTTCACGGATTTTTATCTTATCTAGTAAAATGCATTGTACATGATCAACCCTATAGTATTTTTGGCTATAAAGGAAAACAAGTTAGAGACAATATCCATAGCGCAGATTTGGTAAATATGTTTTGGGAATTTTACAAAAACCCAAAAAAAGGTGAAGTTTACAATGCAGGAGGAGGGCGACGTAATTCAATCTCAGTAATAGAAGCAATAAACAAAATTAAAACAATTTCAAACAAAAAATGGAACTTCCTTTCCATAACAGAAAATGCCCGTGAAGGAGATCATATGTGGTATATTACGGATTTTTCTAAATTTCAAAATGATTTTCCACAATGGAGTATATCCTATGACATAGATCAAATTATTGAGCAGTTAGTAAATTATGAATCAAGTGTTTCTTAAGTATGATCGCGCAATCTAAATTAAAAATAAACTTTGTAGATTTTTGGCCAGACTTCCAAAAAAATAATAACTATTTTTTTCACTTATTAAATCTAAAATTTGATGTAGAGATCAATGAAGATGACCCAGACATATTATTCTTTTCTGTAGATTACGCAAAACAACGGAACAGAGATAAATATAAAAACCATCGGTGTAAGAAGGTTTTTTTCTCAGGAGAAAACGTAAGACCTAATTACGCTTCTGACTCAATAGAATACCCAATGTATAGCATCGGTAAGTGTGATTTTGCACTAACCTTTGATTTTAGCGACGATCCTCGTCACTATCGTTTACCTTTATGGGTTTTACAGATTGACTGGTTTGAGAAAAATAGCTATGGAAACCCACAGTTTGTGCTCCCATTAGACCAAATATATGATAACCCAGCTTTTTCTAAACCCAAGACTAAATTTTGTGCTTTTATTTTTAATAACCCCGTACCACATCGTTTAGAGATTCTTGAAAAAATAAATAAATATCGAAACGTAGACGGGTACGGCCACCCTTTTGGTAATTGGTTTTATGGTGAGTATAATAAATACAAAATACTTTCTGACTATAAGTTTTCAATTTGTTTCGAAAATTCAATTTCTCCCGTAGGGGGATATTATACAGAAAAACTTTTTCACGCAAAAACTGCAGGGACAGTGCCAATTTATTGGAGTGATAAAGATTGCGCCAAGGATTTTAATGAAAAAAGTTTTATAAATTTAAATGATTTTGATTCTATGGATGATCTTGTTTTCCACGTACAAGAAGTTGATAAAGACCCATCTCTGCACTCAACATACCATGAACAACCCTTATTTAAAAACAAGAAAATAAATAGTAATTTTTTGCCCGAGTCTGTATTAAGTTTCTTTGAAGAAAAGGTAATTAAAAATGATTAATGTAGAAAAAATTTTTGTACTTCATTATACAAAGCTGAAAGAGAGAAGAGAAAGGCTTGACAATTATTTAAATAGACACAACATAGATGTAACCTACATCCTTGATTACGACCAAGAAGATTTAAATAATGAAATTATAAAAGAATGGTATTCACCCGACGAACATACATATAATTCAAAAATAAACCCTTTGTGGGGAGAGGGCGTTGCACCATTCAGAAAACTTAATGTGGCCGAAATATCTTGCACAATAAAACATTATTTAGGAATTAAATCTATTGCAGAACAGTGCACTAACTATGGTTTAATATTAGAAGATGATGTGTTGTTTGTGGAAAATTTTCCCGAAACATTTAATACTTTCCTAGAAAAAACCCCTGATGATTGGGGTGCTATTTTTATGGGGTGCTGCGCTGGATTAAGAATACCTCCTACCTTTTTGAAAGATAATGTATGTGCCTACGAGGTTCCACATCCTGCTTCAAGAGGGGGAGACTCATACATACTTCGTCAAGAAGTGGCAGAAAAAATAGCATCAACCATGAAGCCATTCAACACAATAAGTGACTGGGAACTAGGATGCCAGCTTCACAAGCATAATGTTAAAACTTATTGGTGGGAACCCCCACTCGTGGTTCAAGGGTCAGAAAATGGACTTTATAAGACTACTTTAAATGACGATAATCACCGGCAAATTCATGGAGGGGTATATTGAAAAAAATAGCATTTATTAAATTTGCGGGCTTGGCTGCTGGCGGGTGTGAAAAATACCTACAAAATATCGCGTGCATTTTAGCTGAAAGCGAACGGTTTATTGTTGATTATTACTATACTAATTCAGCACCGTATATAAATTGGAACTCACCATTCATTCACCCTGACAATGACCCACGTCAAAGAGCTTTAATGGAAGAATATCCTATTAACCTAATAGAAGTTAAAGTTCAAAATAAAGACGGAAGCGGCCCTCCATACGAATGGATTAATACCAATTTTTGGGATTTATTTAAAGAAGAGGAATATGATTGTATTTCTAGCGCTCGTTCGGGGTATCCCGAATACCCTTTTCACATGATAAATAAAACAAAAATCATCGACACCATACACGGACAATCAGGTGAAGATAAAATTAATATCGATAAGGCAATTTTACTATGTGATTGGCAGGCAAAACAATGGGCGTCAAATGGTGGAAATATTGATAAAGCTCATATAATACCCACCCTAGTTACAGTACCAGAAAAAAAACCCAGCCTACTCAGAAAAAAACTAGGGATTCCAAAGAGTGCGTTTGTTTATGGGTTCCACCAAGGAAACAGAGAGGATATTTACTCTCCTGTTTCATTGGCGGCATATAATCAAATTAAAAATGAAAATAATTATTTTGTAATCATGGGTGGCGCCAACCAGCACAGAGAGTTTGCTTCAACGCTAAATTCTCCAAATATAAAATTTGTAAACTTTGATAGCTCACCTGATGCAATCCACGACTTCCTAGGGGGTATTGATGTTTTTGCCCATGCTCGTAATGATGGAGAGGTTTGTTCTGCAGCAATAATTGAGGCTTTATATCACGGTAAGCCGATTATATCGCATCCAGCCATGAACATGGGGCACTTAGAGCAGTTAGAATCTTGTGGTAAAATGGTTTTTAGCGTAGAAGAGTATGCCAAAGAAATGCTTAACCTAGAACAAAACCCAGCATACTATCAGGTTCTTTCCTTGGCTGCTTCAGAAAAATACGAAAATAAATACAGTTACAATATCATAAAAAATAAAATTTTAAAAATTTACGAATAATGATAGTTAGTAAATGCGCAACACGAATATCCCTTGCTGGAGGTTCTACGGACCTTCAGGCATTTATTGATAAAAATGGATATGGCAGCGTTATAAGTTTTCCATGTAATATTTATACCTATATTACTCTCTTTAAAGATAAATTTGGTTATAATAAGCTAAACACCTACTTGATCAACTATACCAAACGAGAAGAAGTAAAAAACAGTAATGACATTAATAATGATATTGCTCGCTTAGTTTTAAAACATTTTAATTGCCCTCCTGTTACCTTAAATTTTCACTCGGATGTATTTGCATCAGGTTCAGGTTTAGCTTCATCATCTTCATATTTAATAAGCTGTATTAAAGCAGTTAGCTCTTATTTGAATATTAAAATGACTACATGGGAAGTCTGTGAGTTGGCCATTAAACTTGAAAGAGAATTCAACCCCCTTACAGGATATCAAGATATATACGGCTGTGCCATTAATGGTTTTAAACAGCTAGTCTTTCTTAAAGACGGCTCTGTTACATCCATGACATTCCGAAAGGATTTTTTAAATAATTTCAAAATGTTTTTGTATCCAACGGGTGTAGATAGGAAATCTACAGATGTTTTATCTACCATCGACCTAGAAAAATCAAAGGAGCTATTACCCTTTGTTTTTAAGATGAAATCTGCTATACAAAACAATGATAAAACTACATTTTTAAACCTAGTCCAAGAGTCGTGGGAGACAAAAAAAGAAACATCCCCACTTATACTAGAAAACCCAGTTTTAAAAAAAATCGATGGCCATCTATACAAGGATAAAAGTGTTTTAGCCCATCGCTTATGCGGCGCAGGTAACGGTGGCTTTTTCTTAATTTTTAGAGATAAAAATCACAAGTCCAAAGTTAAACAATCTATAGAGATTCCAATCAACACCGCTACAGTACCCTATCTATGTACAAAAAATTAAAAATTGGCTTCACTGCCAGCTGCTTTGATTTATTACATGCTGGACACTGTTTAATGCTAGAGGACGCCCGCAAACAATGTGATTGGTTGGTAGCTGCACTTCAGGTAGACCCGTCACACGATAGACCCGAAAAAAACCCTCCCGTTCAGTCACTAGAAGAAAGAAAAATTCAACTTTCATCTTTAAAATATGTAGACCAAATTGAACTATACAAAACAGAAGAAGATTTATTACTCTTACTTAAAAAAATTAACCCTGACATACGCATTTTGGGCAGTGATTATAAAGGCAAGCGCTTTACAGGCATGGAGCTAAACCTCGAAATTTATTATCACGAAAGAAATCATTCGTGGTCAACAACGGACCTTAGACTAAGGGTTAATAAAGCAAACGACTCAAGATATCTATAGACAAATCATAAAAAATAAAGTACTCTCCCTTACAAGGAAAAATTGATGAGCAAAAAAAGCGTAGTTACAGGCGGCTGTGGATTCATTGGTAGTCATGTAGTGGACCTTTTAATAAAAGAAGGGCACGAGGTTGTTGTGATAGATAATCAATCTGCTGAGTGTAATGAAGAATTTTTTAAAAATAAAAATGCCACCTATCACCTTGAAAACATAGAAGAGGCGGAAAAAATAGACCCTATTTTCGAGGGCGCCGATTACGTTTTTCACCTTGCCGCCGAATCTCGAATTCAACCAACCCTAGAAAGACCGTCCAAGGCCTGTTTAACAAATTTTGTAGGAACCTGTAACGTCCTTCATGCTTCAAAAAAATACAATGTAAAAAGAGTAGTTTATTCCTCTACCTCCTCTGGCTACGGTCTTAAAAATGAGCCACCCCTACACGAAGGGATGGAGCGTGATTGCCTTAACCCTTATTCTGTAAGCAAGGTTGCCGCAGAAGATTTATGTAAAATGTATTATACGTTATGGGGGCTTGAAACGGTTGTGTTACGTTATTTTAATGTTTACGGAGAGCGACAACCCCTAAAGGGACAGTACGCTCCAGTTGTAGGAATATTTCAGAGGCAAAAAAGTAATAATGAGCCGCTCACTATTGTGGGGGACGGAGAACAACGACGAGACTTTACTCATGTATCCGACGTAGCTCAAGCCAACCTTCTTGCCGCAACGACACCCCACGCTAGTCCACATGATATTGCAGGCGAAATTTTTAACGTAGGAACAGGCTTAAATAATTCGGTCTTAGAAATAGCAGCTTTAGTAGGGGGTCGCACCACCCACATTGACAGCAGGCCCGGCGAAGCACGAACTACCCGAGCCAATATAAATAAAATCAAACAAAGATTGGGCTACAACCCCAGAGTTAACATAGAGGAATGGATAACTGAACAAAATGGATGAATTACCTAAAGTTTCGCATGGTTTACTCGAAAAGAAGAGGCGCGCATACGTAGTCTTAGGACCCGAAATAAGCGGTACAAAGTTGCTGGCAGAGATTCTTCTTAAATGTTGTAATTTGCAAGGCCGCGTTACCGACGGTTTCTTGCCCGATGAAAAAGAAGACCTAATAATGGTGAGGTGGTCTCTCCCTTCTGGTCTTTTTGATTTGCCAACACCTCAATGGACATCTCACAACGATAGAATGGTGGATGTAAATTCAATTATTGAAGGGTTGTCAAAGAAGGGGTACCTACCAGTATTTCTTGGAATAAGTAGAAGTTGGATAGCTGTAACAAAGTCTAGATTAAAACAATATAAAGAGCACAAGGACTCACGATTTGGAGAGCCAGATGCGCTAGACACGCACCTTCACATGGTGAGGCGTGGTATCTCTTATTTTTATGATAATGTACCCCACTCTGGTTTCCCATGGTATATGTTTTCATACGAAGAAATAACGAACACTCCTGAACTCATCGTACCCCAACTGGCTAAAATGTTGAATTTAGAATTTAAGGGGCTTGATAAACTAGATTGGCCCATAAAGAGTCAAAACTCTAAATGGTTTAAAGAAGAAAAAGGGGCTACAGGTGACCCTTTTAAATTTGACACATGGGGGTAAAAAATGGTCTTAATGCTTACAATGGCTGGACAATACAGCCGATTCAAAGAATTTAGTTACGCAATCCCAAAGTATCTTTTACCGCTTTCTAGCCGAACTGTTTTATACCAAATATTATCCTCCTTTTCCAAGGATGAGGTTTTTGATGAGGTAATCTTAGTGGCGAATAAAAAAGATTTAAGATTTCAATCGCAAATCTCCAGAACCTTAGAGGAATTTAATTTTAGTAAAAAACATTTAATTTTTATTGATGATACAGAAGGACAATCTATCACCGCCCTAGAAGGATTGAAGTTTCTAAACGAGAAAACATCACCCCAAAAACCATTAGCGATCCATAATATAGACACGATCCTATTAAACAGGAACTTTAAAGATATATCGACTCTTCTCACCTATTGCGACTGCGTAATCGACGCTTTTGTAGCAAATAATGAATCGTATAGCTACATACTTCTCGATGATGAAAATGTTTCAGCTATAATTGAAAAGCAGCTTATTTCAGACGTAGCCTCTTCTGGCTGTTATTTTTTCAAGACCTTAAGCATGGCGTCAAATTACCTAAAGAAATCCGAAAATCATTATATAAGTGACTCTATAATGAAAATGATTAAAGATAATTTAAAGGTAAAAATAACACAGATAAGCAGTGGCAATGAAACTTTTGTTTTAGGAACACCACAAGAGTATATAAACTCTATGGGGTTTTTTGACTTAACCATTCATGACTCAAACAAAAAAAACACTACTTAAAGGAGGGTCTCTTGCTGGCACCTTTTTGATAAAAACGGATAAAGAATTATTTGTCCGAAAAGAAATTTCATTAATTAGCGAAAGAGAATACGGGTATCAAAGGTGGTACTCTCAGCTTAAAAGACTACAGCGCTATGAACTTTTATTTCCATCTATTTTTGCAAAAGTGATACGTTACGGAGTGACGGAGGATAAAGCATTCTTTGATTTAAAATATTACAGTGGCTATCACAATTGTTGGTCGTATTTAATGGACTGCACCGATAATGAAGAAATTAAATATATATTTCAATCAATTATCGAAGCATTAAATATTATACACTCTAAACGACTCCCCTCTTGCAAGGAAGCTCTAGAGCTTTACTACGAAGAGGAGGTTAAAAAGAAAATAAACGATTGCTTGACGGACAAAGATTTTTTAGATTACTATAATCGGTCTGAAATATTATTCCATGGAAAACTTATACCATCTCTTAGTTCTATGTTAAACGATTATAAAGAATTCGGCACAGAGAATTACACAACACCAATGGAGTGTTATACTCATGGAAATATCACCCTAGAAAACATCCTTTATTCACCCGAAAAAAGAAAAGTTATTTTTATTGACCCTTACGAAGAAAATATAATAGACAATATATATAACGAATACTCTCAATTGTTGCAATCCTGTAATAGTCATTATGAAATTTATAATGAATGGGGTAACGGGACGGATTATATACCATATACCCCTCATGGTATCAAATATTTTAATGAATTATTTTTTAATTTTATGAAAGATAATTTATCTGATGAAGAAATAAAAATTGTTAAATTTTTTGAAGTTTCCCAATTTATAAGAATGCTTCCTTTTAAGTTAAAAGGAGACCGTAAAAAAATGTTTATGTTTTATGGACTTGCTTCCCACTTAACATCAAAACTTTTGTCACGATGAAAAACGAATGGTTAGTCGAAACAACCCTTCCCGTTTCTTTTAAAATCGAAACGGTAAAAAATCTTTTAAACCCAGAAACAGGCACCTTACTGGAGTTAGGCGACTCATCACGCCGGTTAATTTTTGTTGACTCAAGTGTTTTTTCTTTTTTTGGAAAAAAAATACATTCTTATTTTTCAAAAAATAATATTGAAGCCAAAATAGTTCCCGTAGACATTTCTGAAGAAAAAAAAGATATAGATACTTTAATGTTTATTTTAAATACTATTGAAAATTTTGGTTTATTAAGAAGAAATGAGCCAATCATTTGTATTGGTGGTGGTGTACTATTAGACATAGTAGGGTTTGCATCTAACCTGTTTCGTCGAAGTGTTCCTTATATAAAGGTTCCCACCACCCTTTTAGCGATTGTTGACGCAAGCATTGGTGTCAAAACTTCAATTAACCATTTTGGAAGAAGAAATCGTTTAGGAAGCTATTATCCACCTCAAGCCGTTTATTTGGATAAAACATTTTTAAAAACGGTTCCCCCCGAAGAAATACATCAGGCAATGGGGGAAATAATAAAAATTGCGATAATTAAAAATATTAATTTATTTTCTTTACTCGAAAAACACGCCCCCAAAATCATAGAGGAAAAATTTTTAGTTGACGGAGTAGCCGATGAAATAATATCCCACTCTATACACGACATGATAGAAGAACTTCAGCCCGATTTATTAGAAAAAAATTTAAAACGTGTTGTAGACTTTGGTCATTCATTTAGCCCCTTATTAGAAATGAATTCTTTAAAAGACTCAAAGGTATCCTCCTTGTCACATGGCCAAGCCGTAACTTTAGATATTATATTTTCGAGCTGCCTTTCTTACTATAGGGGGCTTTTAACTCAAGAATCACTAAAGAGAATTATAAACCTATGCCGTAAATGTAATCTCGCAGTTACCCACGAATATTTTACAAATGTATTAATGTTATGGGAGTCACTCCTTGACACAACAAAACATAGAAACGGAAACCAAAACCTGCCTATACCCGATAAACTTGGAAGTTGTATTTTTATAAATGATGTTTCTTTGACGGAAATAAAAAGAATAGTTGAAATTTTTAAAATTTACAGTAAATGAAAACCCTAGTAATAACTGGAGTTAATAGTGGGGTAGGTAAAAAAGCAGCCGAATTTTTTTGCCAAAAATATAACGTCATTGGAATTTCTCGCTCTTATAACAGCCAAAAACATTTAAAAAATTTCCGATTCATACAGTGTGACATTTCTAAACCAGAGGAAGTTAAAAAGTCTTTTGAGACCATCGCCAATATTGATAATTTAATTAATTGCGCAGCAATTTTTGAATCCAAACCTTTCTCGGAACAGGATATGGATGTTATCGAAAAAATTATTGATACCAACCTTAAGGGTACAATATTGGTAAGTAAGGCAGCCTTAGAAAAAATGAAAAAAGGAAGAATAATTAATATTTCTTCAGTCTCAGGAAAACACGGCATAGAGAATCAAGCAGTCTACTCTGCAAGTAAACACGGCTTAACTGGCTTTATGGATTCCTTAAACCAAGAAACTCTAAAAGGGGGGGTTCAGGTAACTAATTTGTGCCCCGGCGGCATACAGACCCCTTTATGGAGCATTAACAACCCCTACAGAGGGGCGCTAGACCGACTTTTAACTCCTGATGATATCGTAAGGGTTTTAAACTTCATAATTGAATCCCCCCAGCGTATAGTATTTAAAGAATTAACCTTATTCCCCGACAACGAGATTCATTGAAGTCATGAAAATTAAATTATATATTGTTACCTATAAAGGTCACCGGCGCCTTAACCCGACCCTTAACTCCCTACTTAATAGTGACTTAAAAAAATACGACCATGAAATTAATATCATAAACAATCACTCGGATATTAGATTAGATCCAAAATTTTTAAATAAAGTTAATATTTTAAACAATATATTACGCCCAGATTGGTCTTCAGGTCATTTATCGCGCAATTGGAACCAAGCGCTTATAAATGGTTTTGGGTCGTTGATCAATCCATTGTGTGATGTAGTAGTCTGTAGTCAAGATGATTCATTATTCAGGTCTGACTGGGCTTCTAAGTTAGAAGAAATCCATCGCAAATATTCCTTCGTACAAAATGGGCATGGCGACCAATTTCATTCCTATCTCCCTGAAGCCGTAAGGCATGTTGGGTTATGGGACGAGCGGTTTTGTGGTATATCCAGACAAGCTGCTGATTATTTATGGCGTTGTGTAATGTATAACAAAAATTCAAGCACCATTCAAGATCACCTTCATTCTCGGGTTCTTAACCCCCTTTTTCCTGATGACCTAGAAAAATCACGCGGGTGGTTGGTTGACCCAGATGTAAGAAAACTAGATGATGTATGGGACAACAGTAGTAATGATAATGAAAATTTGTCCGTAAAATTAATTGAGGCAAAATACCCTGAAGACCCTTGGCCTTGGACAAAGGAAAAAATTAAAAATGCCCCAAACAAAACTGTAATTCAAAACCATATTACTTACCCCTATTTCGAAAAAGATATCTACGATCTAAAAGGTAAAGGGTACTTAGTTTAGAAATGAAGGCAATTATAGTTGGTGCAGGTCTTTCTGGGGTAGTGTCTGCTATAATTTTAAAAGAAAAGGGGTATAATGTAGAAATATTTGAACAGAGAAACCATATTGCCGGCAATTGTTACGATAAAAAAATAGAAGGTATTATGGTCCATAAATATGGCCCTCACGGATTTCACACCAACAACAAAATGGTATGGGATTTCGTAAATAAATATACAGATTTCAACAACACCTGTTTAAAGGTAAAGGCAAACACCAAGGACGGCATAATCCCAATTCCTTATGGCCCCGCCGCAAAAGAAATAATTGGAGAAAAAACCTCTGAAGAAATTATAAATTTGATTTTCAAAGATTATAGTGAAAAAATGTGGGGCGTTCCATGGGAAAAACTTCCTCCATCCATCACTAAACGAGTACCTAAAATAAGAAATAATTTAAGCACATGTTTTCATGTTGACAAGTACCAAGGAATTCCTGTGAGTGGCTACACGGTCATGTTTAAAAACATGTTAGATGGAATAAAGGTACATTTAAATTGTAAAAAAGATGAGTGGCGAAAACAAAAGTATGACTTGTTAATATATACAGGTAAAATAGACGAATACTTTGATTATTGCCATGGGTGGCTGGAATACAGGTCTTTATTCATTCAGTTTGAAACTGGGGTACGAAGACCCGATATATTTCAGTTAAATGAATGTAATAAAAAGGCATGGACAAGAAGCGTTGACCACTCTCACTGGCACACCCAAAATGTAACAAATACAATTATTTCTAAAGAATACCCTCAAGAACACACCCCCCATAATATTCCCTTTTACCCTAAACAATTCGGAAAAAACACCGAACTCTACAAGGAGTATAAAAAACTTGCTGACCGCCAAAAAAATGTTATATTTACAGGTAGGTTAGCCACTTATAAATACCTAGACATGGACATTGCCATCGCACAAGCACTCCAAAAACTTAGCCAAGTATGAGACTAGATCACATAGCTTATAGAAGCTACGACAGGAAAAAAACTGCAAAATTTTTCCAAGATTGCTTGGGTTATTCTATCGCCACAGAGTTTGACCTAGAGTTTGAAGACGGCAGTACCACTAAATGTGTGGCCATGATCCCCCCTGAAACTCGTCCCCCAAGTACTGACATGTGGAAATATTACTCTTTGCAGCCAGTACCATATGGAAGCATCAAGGCCGAATACCATGCCCCCCCTGAAATTTTTATAAGTGATGGCGTAGAGGGGTCTATTGTAGCAGAATGGGTAAAAGAACGGGGCGGTATCGGGGGTATCCATCACATTGCTTATCAAGTAGAAGATGTTGAGGCCACTATGCATTCTTGGAGAAAGCAAGGGTACGCGGAATTTCTTTCCGATGTGCCCTTAGAGTGCCCGGGATTAAAGCAGGTTTTCACCAAGCCATCTGAATTAACTGGAGTTATATATGAATTGATAAGTCGAACAGGGAAGGGGTTTTGCGAAGACAATGTAAAAGGATTAATGGAGAGTACGAAAGGGGCATAAAATGAGAGACTTTGAAGGGCGTAATTATATCAACGGAGAATGGCGCGCCACCTCTGAAATGTACACCAAGATTAACCCTTCAACCGGTAAGGCTCAGGGGGCGTTTCCCGTAAGCGGTGCACCTGAAGTAACTAAGGCTGTTTTGTCGGCAAAAAAAGCTTTTAAAAAATGGAAGAAATTAAGTCGTTTCGTAAGATCAGATTTTTTAAACAAGGTTGCACAATTAATTGAGGAACGCAAAGATAAACTGGCGAAAGTAATTTCACTCGAGACAGGAAAAACATATAATGAATCTATAGCCGAAGTAAACGAAGCGCTACATATGGCTCAATTTGCCTTCGGATCAGGTCGATTTGCACACGGAGAGGCTGTTTCATCTGAGATTCAAGATAAAGATTCTTACATGTTACGGAAACCAAAGGGTGTAATAGCTATTATAACACCTTTTAATTTTCCTTTGGCAATTGGAATGTTTTGGAACGCGGCCCCAGCCCTCGTAGAAGGAAATACAATAGTAATTAAACCCAGTGAAGATGCCCCGATGTCAACCCAAATGGCTGTCCAAATTTATGCGGACGCTGGTATCCCACGTGGAGTCATTAATTTGGTTCACGGCGATGGTGGGACTGGTAACCTTTTGGTTCATGCTGATATCGATCATATTTGTTTCACTGGTTCTGCCGATGTCGGACAACATATTCGTAAAGTGGCTGCTGAATCTTGGCACAAAACCACCTCCTGCGAATTAGGTAGTAAATCAGCCTGTATTATTTTTGATGACGTTGAAGTGCCGCTTGCACTTGAGGCAGCAATAGCTAGCGCCTTTAAATTATCTGGTCAACGCTGTGTTTCTTCGGGCAGAATTATAGTTCAAAGAACTATTTTTAATGATTTCTCCAGACGTTTTGCTGAAAAAGCAGCCCAATTAAAAACAGGTAACCCATTTAAATCCATGCTTGGCACCTCAGGATGTCCCGATGGAATGGTCTGGGAAGACCTTATTCCTGACGAAAGCGTTTATTATGGCCCAATCATAAATCAACAGGGTTTTGACAAAATCAGAAGATACAACAAAATGGTTTTAGATGACCCCGAAGCAGAGGTTCTTTTATCCCCTCAGTACACAGGAGACGGAAAAAGCTATTATAGTACGCCTATGGTTTATAAAACAGAATGGCGCGGAGACGAAGCCCAATACCTTAGGAACGAAGTGTTTGGGCCGCATGTTGCTATTATTCCATTTGACACCATAGAAGATGCAATTCACATTTATAATGATACCGAGTATGGTCTCGCTGTTGGGGTATTAACAAATGATTTTAGAAAAGCTAGAATTATGAGGGATGAGTGCGATGCGGGCATGATCTACTGGAACGGTGGGTCTATCGCAGCTGAATCTCATCTAGCTTTTGGTGGAGTTAAAAAGTCTGGTAACGGATTTCCAAGCGCAGCCAGAACTGTCAGGGCTGTTACTCACGAAATAAGTTGGACAGTTAATCACGCCAACAAGTTAACCTTTCCACAGGGAATGAAATAATTTTATTATGAGTGCCGAAAATAATGAACCAAAAAGTAAAGCGGAGGTTAAAGCTGACATTGCTAAAACCGAAGCTGAAACTAGAAAAATTTTAGCTGAAGCAACTAAAGCTGAAGCCGAGGCAGATCTAGCAATATTGGACCTTGCATCAGTACAACGAAGTGCTGATCGAGAAAACGCCTCCGACGAACGAAATTTTCTTTATAGATTTTCTGGGGAAGTGAGCCGTTCCTCTGTATCGGGATGCATGAAAAACCTTACCCACTGGTCTCGCCTTAACCCACAGTGTGACATTGAGATTATTTTTTCTAGCCCCGGGGGGAGCATTATTGACGGGTTTGAACTATTTGATTTTCTTCAAGAACTAAGGGCTAAAGGCCATCATATAACAACAGGAACACTTGGTATGGCGGCATCTATGGCAGGGATTCTTTTGCAAGCTGGAGATACTCGTTGGGTTGGTGGTCAAGCTTGGGTAATGATCCATAGAGCAGCCTTCGGGGCATTTGGCAAAACTTTTGAAATCGAAGATGAAGTAGAGTTTGTAAAAAGAATAGAAGAAAGAATTTTAGATATTTTTACCATACGATCTCGATTAACCAAACAAAAAATTAAAAGAAATTGGGACCGTAAAGATTGGTGGATTAGTGCCGACGAGGCCTTAGAACTCAAATTAGTAGACGAAATTAGAGCCATACTTCCAGAAAGTACCCCCGTGAGAAAAACCCAAAAAGGTGTTAAAAAAAGAACCCGTAAAAAACGATGAAAAAACAAAAAGCAAAACGAAGGGTGACGAGGACAAGAGAACTTAATCAAGCCCTTAAAGCTAGTGGTAAATCTTACCCCTTTGACATAGAATGGATAAAGCACTATAATCCTATGGAGGGCAAAGACCAAATAATATTTATTTACAAAAACAAAAAAAATAAAAAAATTGCCAAATGGAGGAGTAAAATATGAGTTACGGAGGAGAAGCCAATCAATACGAGGAATTATCAGAGAACATGGAGTTTCATGAATCTAAGCGTTTTTCACCTGAAGGTGAACAGAAAGTAGCTTTAGTAGATATTGATGAAACAATTTGCTTTTACCCTACAAAAAGACAATATAACTTGGCCGAACCAAGCCAAGAAAATATTGATAAAATAAATAAACTTTTTGACGAAGGATGGAAAATTGTTTATTGGACTGCCAGAGGTGGTTCGTCATTAAAAGATTATTATGATTTTACATGGAATCAATTATTAAAATGGGGGTGTAAATTCCATGAATTACACACGGGTACACGAGGGAGGTTCATAAAACCCCCTTATGATCTAGTAATTGACGATAAAGCAAAACGGATTGAAGAGTTATGAGTGAAGACAGGGATTACCTCGAACGAATGTCATCTCTTTTAGCTGTTCGTTCTCTAAAAGACACGTTTCTTCATGAAGGCCCATCTTTAGACAGTGCCACTGGCAAGTTGGATATAAAAGAATCCAAAATTGGAATACGAGGTGTTTTTGCTGGAGAAGATTTTAAAAAAGGGGATGTAGTTGAAGTGTGCCCCACTATTTTGCTAGACTTTCAAATAGGAATGCTTGGGATTTTAATTGACTATGTATTCCCTTACCCTCAGAAAGAATACTGCCTCCTTCCTTTGGGTTACGCAATGATGTATAATCACGCAGACCAACCAAATTGTTACTGGAAATATGGTGACATAGAAGACACAGATAAAGGGTGGATTTCATTTTTTGCCCTTTATGATATAAAAAAGGGGACCGAATTAACATGGAATTACGGTTCAGGTTACTGGAAAGGGAGAGGTATAGAGCCCACCCCTGATTTAAACTACATTGAAGAAAAAAACAAATGAAAAAGGTTGCTGTTTTAGGTGTTGGAAGAATGGGTCAAGCCATCTGTTGGTGTATGAAAAAATTAGGATACTATGTTATAGGCATGGATTCTAATGAGCATGCAGCCCACAATTTTAGGAAACATATAAATGGTAACGAAGGTGAATTTTATTTAACGGACCAAAATAACGCGGATAAAATGATGGAGGCCTTTATCCTCTATAATAAACCAGATGTTGTAATTAGTAGTCTACCCTACCACCAAACAGAAGAAATTGCCTATTGGTGCATTGACAACTCATTTCGTTACTGTGATTTAGGTGGTCGAGTTGATGTTTCTCATAACATCAATGAATATGCCAAGCAAAAGGGCACTGCTCCAGTTATGACAGATTTAGGCTTGGCCCCGGGATGGGTAAATATTTTAGCCGAACACGGGTGTAAAGAATTAAATTCTCAGGCTCATACAGTAGAAATGATGGTCGGCGGCATTCCAGTCAATAGACCTTCAGGGCCATTAAAATATGTGCCCACGTGGTCTATTGATGGTTTACTAAACGAATATCGTGATGACTGTGAAATTTTATTAGATGGAGAATTACAAACAGTAAAGGGTCTTTCTAACTATATACTTATAGAGCCCGACTGGGATGGCTGTGTGGGGCTGGAGGCATTTTGTACGAGCGGGGGCGCCGCGCATTCAATAAAATCAATGCAAAAAAAAGGTGTTAAAAATTGCATGTATAGGACATTGCGGTGGATAGGACACCATGAATTGTTAAATTTTCTGATGAATACCTGTAAGTTAGATGATGAAACTCTAACATCGTGTATACACAAAAGCGCCGAGTGCGAAAAATCTACTGACGACGTGGTGATAATAATAGTATCAATAACAAACAAAAAAGGGCTCTCATGGAGAAAAGAAAAGGTAATTTATAGTGATGACGATTTCACAGCAATGCAAAAATCTACAGCATTTCCAATTTCATCTATTGCCGCCATTTTAGCAGAAGGAATTCTTGAGGGTGATAAAGATCAACATAGAGATTATTATACACAATATTCATCTTCACTTAATTACGAAGATGTTCCGTACGAAAAATTAGAAAAGAATTTAGACAAACTTTTTAACGCATGAAAAAAAGGAAAATTATCATAACTGGGGTTCTCGGCCAAGACGGAGCAAACATGAGCGAGTACCTTTTACGCGATAAAAATAATTTGGTTTACGGAATGATGAGGCGTTCAGCCACCCCAAGCTTTAAAAATATAAAAGATTTTAAAGATGATAAAAACTTTACATTAGTATCTGGCGACCTCACAGACGAGGTCAGCATAAATCAATTAGTTAAAAACATTCAGCCTGATTATTTTATAAATTTTGCAGCAAATAGTTTTGTTGGATGTAGCTGGGATATGCCCGTGCACGTTTTTGACGTAAATGCCCAAGGAGTAATCCGCTGTCTTGAAGCGATACGAAATTTTAAACCAAGTTGTAGGTTTTATAGCGCTGGGAGCAGTGAAGAATTTGGAGATGTTGATTATTCGCCTCAAGATTTAAAACACCCTATGAAGCCGCGAAGCCCCTACGGGGCTTCAAAATGCGCCGCACATCATATTGTTAAAGTGTATCGAGAATCCTATAACATTTATGCTGTTCATGGGCTTTTGTTTAATCACGAAGGAACAAAAAGGGGTGAAGAGTTTGTAACAAGAAAAATTTCTAAAGGTGTTGCTAGAATACATAAAAAAATAAATTACGCTGGAGGCACCCCATTTAAACCAATAGAGCTTGGAAATTTAGACGCAAAAAGAGACTGGAGTGATAGTGAAGATTTTGTAGACGGAATATGGCTAATGCTTAATCAGGATACTCCTGAAGATTATCTTTTGGCAAGTGGAGAAACCCATTCTATAAGAGAATTCGTGGAACTTGCTTTTGAGGCTGCTGGAATAAAAGGGTACTGGCATGGAGACGCCGAGCAAGAAAGATATGTTTACAAAAACCCATTAGGTCGCGAAGATAATTTAGTTGTTATAAACCCAGATTTTTATCGACCGGCTGAAGTAGAACTCTTATTGGGTGACCCATCTAAAGCTAAGAAAAAATTGGGATGGGTTCCGAAAAATTCTTTTTGCAATCTTGTCAAAAAGATGGTAAAACATGACTTAAGTGAAGCAGAAGTATAAAATATATCGGGAAATTTTAAGCGGAAAAACCCACAAGCCCCCTGTTTTACGTAATAAGTGGCATGTTTTAATCTGGCAATTGGTAGAAGACCCAAGCTTCTTTTCTACAAAAGAATGGATTAGGGAAATGGCGGTAGCTAAAAAATTATGGCCCCTTTGTCCAAGCTTAGATTTTTGGTCTCAGGTTAATTTAAATTGGTATCCCGATTCTCTTCACTATTTTTTATCGGGTAAAGGAAAAAAAATTATTTTTAAAAAAATTAATGAATTTAAACTGAATTCTGCGATAGATATCCATTTACCGCCCCCAATAGAGTATGACCAAAATTCAAACTTTGAGCGGCGTAAAAAATCACCAAATGAAATAAATAGACAGTCTTTTTTCTCTCATGGCAAAAAAACAAAATAAAGTTAAAATTTGTTTGTGGACACACGTACAAAACGAAGCGCCCGTTATAGAACGGATGCTTAAAAGTGCGGTAGATTATATTGACTACTGGGTATTAGTAGATAATGGTTCCACAGACGGAACCCAGAAAATAATCGAAGATTTTTTCGACAAAGAAAATGTAGACGGTAAATTGTACCAAAGTAAAATAGGGTGGAAAGGGCATGGTATAAACAGGCAACATTCATGGGATTTTTTAACAGATACCCCTCATAACTGTGATTACATTTTAAGAATTGATGCAGATGAAGGTATAGAGGTAGACGAAGATTTTGATTGGTCCATTATTCCCTCTCATGAATCTTGGAGTATAAGTTATAAGTCTGGCAACCACGTAGTACCACGAATGTGGATGTGGAGAGCTAATTTACCGTGGTTTTGGGCTGATGATGTAGCGCACGAAACTATACACCTTAAAAAAGACGAATCTTCCCCAAAAACAGAAACTAGGCACCCTGACCAAGGAAACATGCCCTTTGCGTTTAGGCATGTTGCACTTGGAAGTGGTAATACATCACATAATCCAATAAAATTCGTGCAAGACGTATTAAAGCTAGAAAATCAATTACATGAAAGATTTCGGGATGGAACAACTCAAGAAGAACAAAGGTACCATTTATTTTATTTAGCTAAATCCTTTAATTATACAGGATTTTCTATAGACAACCAATGGTGTCATCAATTTTTTCCGTATGGAGAAGGTCAAGTAAAACAATTTTTATTACGAGGCATTGATTATTGGAATAGGTACATAGAAACCTTTAATGAGGGGGGTGTAAGTTGGTATTCCCACTATCTAAGGGGTCAACTTCATATGAGGGTTAATCAAATTGAGAATGCTCTTAACGACTGGAAATCTTCATCACTATTAAATCCTTTAAGAATGGAGTCTGCATACAGTTTATTTTCTTATTTTTATCAATCTCAAAAATGGGATGAAGCCTTCCTTTACGCCTTTAAAATTAAAAACGCTAAATGCCCCATAGACACAGACCCGTGGCACCTAGAATTAAATGCCTACATACAACACAATAATGAACTAAGGGAAAAGATAGCCCACACCTTCCAGATATTTGGGGAAAGGCACGGTATACCTAATTTAATAAAAGAGGCTGACACAATAAGGGATTTTTTATCATGAGGAAAAAGAAAAAAGAAGAAACAAATATTCAAGGGTCACTAGACCAGATCAAGGCTTATTTAAGCGAAAATAAAGGCGACCACTATAACTTTGAAGAAGAAAGGGATTATACTGTTTCAAGTGGTAGTCTTAAACTAGACATTGAAATGGGTGGGGGTATAAAACCGGGGGTAATTAGAGCCTCTGGAGTAACAGAGGGCGGTAAAACATCTTGCGCCTTAGCATTCGCCAAAAATTTTCAAAAAATGGAAAACTCCATGGTGATTTATGTAAAATCAGAAGGCAGATTATCTGAAGACCTTCTCAAAAGATCAGGGGTTGATACAAGTGAAGAAAAATGGTTTGTTTATAAAAGTAATATTTTTGAATCGGTTATAGATTTTTTTAGGAGACTCGTTCACGACAACCCGCAAGATACCCGATATATGTTTATAATTGACTCAATGGACGCACTAGTGCCGCGTGGAGACTTGGAAAAGGGCTCTGATGAGGCAGTTAAAGTGGCTGGAGGCTCCCTTTTAACATCTGATTTCCTTAAAAGGATGGCCCTCTCCTTTGCAAGCAAAGGGCATGTTTGTTATATGATTTCTCAAGTAAGAAGCCAAATTAAATTAAACCCATACGAAAAAGGAGACCCAAAAATCACTAACGCGTCAGGAGGTAACGCCGCCCTTCATTACAGTGATTGGATTTTAGAATTTCAACCAAGATGGTCTAAAGATATAATCTCCACCCTCCCAAACGGGAAGGGCGACCAATTAGGTCATTGGTGTAAAATTATCTTTAGAAAAAGTTCTAATGAAAAAACTGGGGTTGAGGTGCGTTATCCAATAAGGTATGGCAGAACTAATGGAAAAAGCGTCTGGGTTGAATATGAAGTGGTAGACATGATGTTAATGTGGGACATGGCTTCCGCCAAGGGTGCTTGGGTTACAGTGTCCGATGAAGTTATTAGTGAGGTAGAAGAAAAAACCAAGCTTGAATTTAAAAAGCAGCACCAAGGAATAGATAACTTTAGAAAATATATTGAAGAAAATAAAGAAATTGGTAAATATTTATTCTATAAATTTAGAGAAGTCTTGAAGAAATCGTAATATATAGTTGTATAAAATTCAAAGGTGGTGTAACATATTTTATGGGAGCGTACTGGATTCGATTTAGGGTCTTACGCCGAATTGCAAGTAGAGGATGATAGTTGGCCTCTTAAATCATCTATCTAGGTATTCAACTGCCAATAATATTGTTGATATGGCTCCTTCTCTCGACGAAGCTGATGCGATTCTCGCTAAGTTTGGTTGGGCCGAAGAGGCTGCTGTAGCTGCGTAAGCTACCCGTCCTACTCTGGATGCTCGTTAAGGAGTTAGGGCGTCGATAACGAGCAAAAAAAACTAGGAAGGGTGAGGAGTCTAGTCTAAATAAAGTGCCTCCAACCTCGTGTGTAGTTGTTAGTGATGAAGCACGAAAATTAACACTAACTAAACTTGTAGTATATTTGAGCCTATGGTTCTAAAGACGCGGGTTCGACTCCCGCCGCTTCCACCATTTTAAAACATGAGACTCTACAACATCAACGGAAAGCAACAATCCAAAAATGTCACAAAATATCTAATAGACTGGAACAAGAAAAGTCGTTCTAAAATACAATTTAAAGTAAAATCTTTTTTAAAAAAATACTGGTGTAATTGTATCGTTTATGAAGAGTTCCCAGTCTTTGGCTCTCGCATGAGCGTGGATATTCTTAATGCTACAAAAAAAATAGCCATTGAGGTACAAGGAAAACAGCACTCTTCATTTAACAAATTTTTTCATAATAATTCGCGCTCAAAGTATCTTGAGGGTATCAAAAGAGATCACCAAAAGGCTCTGTGGCTTGAAAATAATAATTTTATTTTAATTGAAATTGAAGAAGATGAAATTTCTGAATTAAGTTATAACTTTTTTAAAGAAAAATTTAACATTTGCCTATAAACAATTGACTCAAACTCAAAAAGAAACAATACTCAAGAAACTGCAAGAATACATACATGACAAAAGATTATTCCTCAGAAACCGAAAAAGATGTATTGGCCGGTATACTTAATTATCCAGCCCAAATAACACGTCACAGAAAAATTCTTTCACGAGACTTATTCTACGTTCCGTCTCATAAAATAATTTATGATGTAATTAATAACGCCCTTCTGGAAGATAGGAAAACTGACCCTATAACAATAGCAGATAAAATAGATGCACATAACATTACCGATGAAAAAAATAAATCTTTATGCCCTTATGTAAAAAGTATTTCCTTTAACCCGCCCGAAGAAGACAGTGTTGAAGAGTTAATTTATCAACTTAGAGACCTTCAATACAGAAGAGACGCAAAGGACGTCTTAAAAAAGATAGAGAGATCACTTAATAGTGACAAACCACTTTATGATATTCATAACGACATAAATTCAAAATGGACAGAGGAAATAAGACTGCCTTTAGCCGATCAATCTAAGCCTGAAAAACTTTTTAAAAATTATATTGAACTACTAGAAGATAAGGCTGCCAATCCTGTTGAAAACGAAGTAGGATATGATTGGCCATATGAGTTGCTAACAGATTATTACGGTAAACTTAGAAAAGGTGCGGTGCATGTAATAGTCGCTAGAGGAGGACAGGGTAAAACAACCATGTTAAACCATGTTGGTTGGCATATTTTAAAGAAACATAATATTCCAGTTTTAATGGTAGATACAGAAATGCGTATCAACCCAATTAAACACAGATTATTTGCCGCCCTCTCCGATGTACCTGTTTACGCCCTAGAAGAAAACGAATGGTGGAAAAATGAAGAAATTAAAGAAAAGGTTTATTCCACCGCAAACACTATAGATACTAACGCTAACCTTTTTCATATATATGTAGGTGGAAAATCAATCGAAGAGATAGAGGCTATCGTTCTTGATTTTTATTATAGAGAAGTGGGCGAAGGTAACCCATTCATGATATGTTATGATTATATTAAATGTGACGAAAAGGCTGTTAAAGGACACTGGGGCGAGCACCAAGCCTTAGGCGATCATGTGGACAAATTACACCAGCTTGCTGTTCAAACGAATGCTGTGGTTTTAACCGCTGCTCAAGCCAATAGGTCGGGAGACTCATTTAACAGAAGCGCGGGTATTGCTGACGATAGCACCGCAATCGCTGACTCTGACAGAATTCAGCGTTATGCTGAAATGGTTTCTATATTAAGAACTAAAAATGCTAAAGAGTTAGCATTAGACGAAGGTATTGGGGAGGAAGAGGCTGAAGAGCTACGTCGTCTCAGGGACCCGAGTGCCTTTAGAAATGGCACTCATATTTTTACCGTTGTAAAAAGTAGACACATGGGTAGAAGGGCTGTTGGACACCTAGACTTCGTAAGACGAAGAGGGGAAAATGGCCAATGGATTACAGGTAGAAATTACCTTTGTTTCGAAATAAATAACTTCAATATAACCGAAAAAGGTGACCTTAGATCAATAGTTGAACACCAAAATGACGACACAGATTTAGATGATGACGATATTTTGTAAAATGGACGTTAAAGAAACATTACAAAGACTTGGGTATTCTAATTTAAAAGAATACGGAAAAGAGTACCGTACCAAACCATTATATAGAGACTCAGATAACCAAGGGAATGTATTATCCATATACAAGGATACAGGGTATTTTATTGATCACGCTAGAAGCGACATTAGAGGGTCTTTAGCCGAGCTAGTTAAAATAACTTTAAACCTTAAGACAATTCAAGAGGCCAGAAAATGGCTTGGGCGTGACTACGAAACTCTCGAAGGAGAGAATGAAAGTATTTTCAAGAAAAGCTACCATCAAGGTTCTGTCCATTTTATTAATCAAAATAAAATTTTTCATGAAAATAATTTAAACCACTTAATTCCCAATCACGAATACTGGAAAAATAGAGGTATTTCTGAGTCTACAATGGATATGTTTAAAGGGGGTGTAGATGATGGAGTAGAAGGGGGTAAGTTCTATGGTCGCTATGTTTTTCCTATTTTTAATGTACATAAGGAAATATTGGGGTTCTCAGGGCGTAACTTATTAAAAAACGAATCATCGTCTAGAGCAAAGTGGAAGCATTTAGGCCCCGTATCAAAAGCATTATACCCCTCATTTTTAAATGAAAAATTTATCACAAAAGAAAGACAAATTATACTTGTAGAAAGTATAGGTGACATGTTATCTTTATGGGATGGGGGGATTAAAAATACATTAGTTCTTTTTGGTGTTAATTTAACGGATGATATTTTATATTATCTTTTAAAAATTAAACCCAAAAAAATAATTATCTCCTTAAACGACGATGGGGAGAGTAGTAAAGCTGGCAATAGGGCTACCCAAAAAATATATAATGACCTTAATTCATATTTTGACGAGGATTTAATCCAAATATCACTCCCCACAAAAAATGATTTTAACGAAATGAGCGCACAAGAAATCAAAAGGTGGGCAAACTCTTTGTAAATTATGAGCGATAAACTTAACGTAGCATTACTATCAGCATCCAGAATTAAAACCTTGGAATCGTGTTCTTGGAAATATTGGTGTAATTACCACCTTCGTCTTCCAAGTGAAGGAAATGATGGTGCTCGGAGAGGAACCGTGTGTCACCTTGTGTTAGAACTTCTTTTAAAGAAACGTCACAAAAAACATTTTACCTATCTTACAAAACATAAAAAATTTAATGAAGCAATAAAAAGGCTCGTCCTTAAAAATTTAAAAAAGGAAGGAGCCACGCTTTCTGATGAAAATTATAATCTATGCGAAGACATGATAATTGTCGGTCTTGAAAATGATTTCTTTGGAAAGGGTGGTAAAATTGACAGCCCCGAACTTGAGTTTCTTTTAGAGAGCGATGACCCCCTCTATAAAGCTAAAGGTTTTATTGATAAGCCAATAAAATATAAAACTAAAATATCCATTGTAGATTATAAATCTAGCCAAAACAAATTCACAGAAGGAGAGCTAGATTGTAATTTTCAGGCTATGACCTATGCTTTAGCAGCAAAAAAACTTTTATGGCCAAAAATAAAAAAGGTTTCCGTTGATTTTTTATTTTTAAGATACCCCCAAGACCCATGGCAATCTATAGAATTCAATTCTGACCAGCTTAAAGGTTTCGAGCATTATTTGTCTCATGTCTATAAAATAATAAATAATTTCACAGAAGACTCAGCAACCTCAAATTTTGCCGCACACCAACCGATGCCCAAAAAAAACGAAGGTTTTTGCGGTCCATTAAATTGTGGTTTCGCAAAATACCCGGGCCAACTTAAAAAAGATGGTAATCGTATGTGGCATTGTGATTTTAAATTCCCATATGATTATTATGCCTTGGTTAACGAAGATGGAAAAACTCTAAAAAGCAGTCTTAAAAAGGAGTCCCTTGAGCCAGTTAAAAAAGGGCAAAAAATTATTGAAAAACACTACGAGGGGTGTCCTGTGCACAATAATATTGAAGACGATTTTGATTTTTAATCTTGCCTTATTTTAAAAAATAAGCAATAATCACCTTTAATGAGCTTAGTACCACTTTTTAAATCTCATTATAGTATCGGCAGGTCAATTCTAACCTTGTCAAAATCAGATGATATGGTAGATGGAGGTCCCGATTCCATTATTGATATTTGCACTCAAAATAATTTAAAAGAATTTTATCTTGTTGAAGATTCAATGAGCGGATTTCTCGAGGCCTATATTAATTCTAAAGAAAATAAGCTTAAATTAATTTTTGGTCTTAGAATTACCGTTTGCCCTGATATAAACGAAAAGAATAAAGATTCATCAAAGGTAGGGCTGGCTAAATATATTATTTTTTGTAAAAATACTAGTGGATACAAAAGATTAATAAAAATTTCTTCTTTGGCCGCCAAAGAAGGGTTTTACTATGAACCCAGAATAGACTTCTCTACGCTTAAGAAGCACTGGTCTGATGAAGACTTAAAGCTTTCTGTGCCGTTTTACGATTCTTTTTTGTATAAAAACTATTTCAATGGAGACAATTGTCATACTGATTTTAGTTTTACTAGGCCTGATTTTTTTATTGAAAACAATAGGTTGCCATTTGATCATTTATTATTAAAAAGGGTGCAAGAGTTTACTGAAGAAGGCCAAAAATACCCGATGGTAAATACACAAAGTATTTATTATAAAAACAAAAAAGATTTTAAAGCCTATTTAACCTTTAGGGCCATTAACAAAAGAACCACTCTTGGAAAACCCAATCTCGAATATATGGGTAGTGATACATTTTGTTTTGAAAAATGGAAAAATGAAAGCTAAAAAAATAGAAAAAGAATGGGGGTATGAGCTTTGGCTCGCCAACAATGCAGACGAAAATTATTGCGGAAAAATACTCCACATCAACGGAGGGGAATCTAGTTCTATGCATTTTCACGCAGAAAAACATGAGACTTTCTATGTTCTCTCAGGGGGGCTTCGAGTAGAAACAATTAATACACAAACCACGGAGAAAACCATGCATGTCTTGCAGCAAGGCGATACATTCGTGATTGACAGACTTACACCGCATCAGCTTTCTCCCGCTGGAAACGACGCTGTAGAAATCATTGAAATTAGCACCCTTCATAAAGATGAAGATAGTTATAGGGTCTGGAAATGAATAAAAAATTATTAAGATTTGATAAAAGTAAAACTTTTGTTTTCATTGATTGTGAAACATTTAATTTATGTCTTAATTTTGCACATAATTTACCTTGGCAAATTTCCATGCTCAAAGTAAAAGGCGACGAAATTTTTGCATCTAAGGATTTTTATATAAAGTGGAATACCCATTTAAAAATAGGCAAAGAGGCGGCAAAAATTACACGTTATAGTGATAAAAAAATGCAAAAATTAGGTATCCCTCCCGAAGAAGCATATCCTACTATAAAAGATTGGCTCGATAACGCGGATTACATTGTTGGACATAATATTTTAGGTTTTGATGCATTTTTAATTAAAGGTTTCTACGAGTACATGGGGGATGACTACATTCCCTTAGTAGACAAGATGATAGACACCAACTGTATTGCACGAGGTATTAAACTTGGCCTCGCCTATACCCCTGAAAACAATTTTTTAGAATATCAATTTCAGCTTATCAATAAAAGGGTTAAAGGTGTTAGAACTAATTTAACTGCACTCGGCAAAGAATATGATATTGAACATGATTATGACAAACTACACAATGCTTTAGTTGATTTAGAATTAAATTTAAAAATTTGGAATAAACTTAAGTGGCAAATAGACCTATGACCAAATTTGATGATGGTAAAATGCATGTTTTTACTCCATCTGGATGGTGGGGTGATCAAATTTTAAATTTTTTTGCAATTAATTATTGTCTAGAAAAATACAAGTACTCTGAGGTCATTATTCATACCTCTAAAGATGTTTTTAACCCCCATCAAGGGACATTTACACCAGCTGATGGTGATATTATTAAATTTTGGAGTACATTTAAGTTTGTTAAAGGTGTTCTTTTCGACATGAACCAACGAACCATGTATGAAGATGCAGAAAAAAGTCAGTATAAATGGTTTCCGTTTTTAAACGAAGCCATACCAGATTCTTATAATTGTAATTTAGCTAATTTTATTGATTTTTCACTTTTTCCGTGTTCTAGTTTTATAAAAACGATCCCCACAAACCAAAAAATTGCTATTTTTCAACCAATTTCATTAAAAAATAAAGCAGAAGACCAAAAGGAAAAATTTATTTGTATCTGGAACCATAGTCTCAGAACCTTACTTTCTAAAAAGTATATGGTTTATATGATTGGTAGCCCTGATGATAAACTACTGTTACAGAATTGGCACTCTGATTTACTGGATTCATCGTTTTTTAAAGAAGCAGAGGCTCAAGGTGTCTTAAAAAATCTAATGGGCAAATTAAGCATGTTTGAAGCAATTAACCTTGTGATGAATCACGCATCTTTTGTATTATCATGTTGCAGCTGGTCTGCGTGGTATGGTATAGCGTCTCAAGTGAAAACAGCTTTTTGCGCTGGCCCAGTTATTGAGGCCGGTACTGACGATAAATATATAAACCTTATTACAAATAAAGATGTTTTTTACATGGACTTTTCTTCAAAAAAACAATACGCTGATGAAAATCTAGCTAAGTGGATAGGTGAAAATGCATGAATAAATACAGTGACCAATTTAAAGAAATTGAGCTTGATCTTCATGGTGTAAGGTTGCCTTCTTTTAAAATTGAAGAAAAATATAAGAGACAAATCGGCGTTAGTGAAGATATCTCCAACAAGGGATTTCTTAAGGCCCTCTGTAAAAAAGGGTTAAGAGAGAAAAAGCTAAAAGGCCCTAAATATATTGACAGGGTAAAATTTGAACTTGAAACATTAGAAGAACTTGGCTTTACTGATTATATTTTATTGGTTTGGGATGTAATTAATTTTTGTAATAATAACGATATTGCCACTGGCTTAGGGCGTGGGTCGGCAGCAGGAAGTTTAGTTTTATATTTGATTGGTGTGACTCAAATTGACCCCGTTAAATACGAACTTTTCTTTGAAAGATTTGTTTCCAAAGTACGTGCAAAAAAGAAAGTCGTTGATGGAGTAACTTATCTAGATGGATCGCTAATGGCAGACATAGATATGGATATATGTTACCATAATCGAGGTAAGGTATTGGATTATTTGAATGAAAAATTTAAAGGCAAAACCTCTAAAATTTTGACCCTTAGCACTTTAAGAACAAAATTGTTGGTCAAAGAATGTGGTAAAATTATTGCAGAAAAAAGTGAGCAAGAAATGAATTCTGTTTCCCACATGGTTCCTTCACTGCACGGTCAACTTGCTAGTTTACCTGATACCTATGAAGAGGTAGAGGAGTTTAGAGAGTGGTGTGACGAGAATAAAGAAACATATGAAATCGCCCTTAAAATACGTGGTCTTATTAAAAATAAAGGCGTCCACGCTTCAGCTATAGCTATTTCATATGAAGATTTAGAGGATGCATGCCCAACAGAATTAACGTCTGTAGACAAAACGTCGGTATCCTCATATGATATGAATTGGATTTCTCTTTTTAATGTAAAATTAGATGTTTTAGGGTTAAAATGTGTTTCCGTGGTAGACGATGTATGCAAAAGCGTAGGAATCTCTGTTGACGATATTGATTTAAATTCTAAATTCATATACCAACAATTGTTTGACCTTAAAAATAAACAAGGGCTTTTTCACATTGAAGCAGATGTAGCGTATAAAGTATGCAAAGAAATTAAGCCTAAAAATCTACAAGATTTAAGTGCTGTGGTAGCGATTGCTAGACCGGGGGCACTCCAATTTCAAGATACCTACGCCAAGATTTCTAATGGTGAACAGGATGCCGTGCCAATCCATGAGTATTTCAATGATATAGTTAAAGAAACTCACGGTACTGTTCTTTACCAAGAACAGTTAATGAAGATGGCTCATAAAATTGGGTTTAGTCTTGATGACGCAGAGGTTTTAAGAAGGATTGTTGGTAAAAAGAAGGTTACTGAAGTTAAAAAGTGGGCTCGTAAAATTAACGATCAAATCGAAAAAGAGGGGCTTGACCCAGAAATCGGCCCACTTTTGTGGAAAATCCTAGAAGACTCGGCCAATTATTCCTTTAATAAATCTCATTCAATCTCTTATGCATCTTTAACTGCATTAACAGTATATTTAAAATTTAAATACCCACAACAATTCTTTTTAAGTTTACTCAAGATGAGTCGCCACGAGCAGGACTCTATAAATGAAATAGCAAAAATACACAGAGAGATGTTGAGCATGGGAATTGATTTATTGAGGCCCGATTTACTTAAATCAGAAATGGACTTTTCTATTGAACAAAATAATATAAGGTTCGGCCTTTTATCTATTAAGGGTATATCAGATAAATCAATTGATAAATTAAATAATTTTAAAAATAAATATTCTACAAAATTTCAAGTATTTGAAGCGGCCCAAAAAGCAGATTGTAAAATAACCATTGGTAATTTATCGGCGCTTATTCAGGCGGGCGCCCTTGAAACCTTTTCTCAATCAAGGACTAAAACTGTTTATGAATCTCAACTGTGGAACATCTTGACTACACGAGAAAAAGCTCTTGTGACTCAATATGGCGAAAAGATGAATTATGATTTAATTAAAATTTTAAAACACCTTTTCACCTCTGTTGACGAAAAGGAAAAACCCTTTATAAAGCCAACCCGAGAAAAAACTATAAGAAAAAAACAGGAACCATATAAACAGATTTACCTGTTAAACACTAAAAACAAAAAAACCACCCAATTTGCCAACTGGTTTTATGAAAAAACCCTTTTAGGTTATACATATGGAACAAAATTGAAAGACTTATGGAGTGGCCAATATCCCGAGCTTATCTCCATTGATACTACCAATGAATTACCCGAAAACGAAAGGGTGGCGTTTATAGGTTTTGTTTCTGAAAAACCTAAGAAAAGTCGCTCTCGTAAAGGTAGTGATTATTTATTAATGTTTGTATCCGACGAGAGGGCGCAGGTTAAAGTTATGATTTTTAATGATAAAATGAAAGAATGTATTGGCGCCGACGGCATTCGTCAACCCAAAGAAGGGGAAGTCGTAATTGTAAGGGGGGTAAAAAAGGATGAGGTTGTTTTTGCAGACACAATCACGGCCCAAAGAAAAAACCAAATTTATACCAAGTTATCATCTCTCGACGGAACTGAATTAGATTATAAAGTGTTGACAAAGAATCAAGATGCCCTATAATATAAATTATGAGCTTACAATTTTATAAACCAAACCCTAAAGCAACTGGAACTGCCTGTTCTTTTTGGCATAATCAAGAAGACAATACATTTTGGGTTAGCCTCATCAAACAAGATGGGTGGAATTCCAAAACCAGAAGTGGTTCTTTTTCTAAAAACAAAAATAACCCCAAAAAAAGAGTAATTGTAAAATTTAGCGACACTGAAGTATGCGGGTTAATTGATGCAATTAATCGGAACGCGGAATATTCTGGTTATCATTCTAGCCAACAAATTGTTAAATTTAAATTTTGCCCTTATTTAAAAAATGGTGAACAACTTGGTTTTTCTTTTTCGGTTCAAAGAGAGGCTAAAGAAGACTCGACAGATAAACAAAATTACTTAATGGGTTTTTATTTCCCTGAGGCCGAAAAATTAAAATTATACCTACAAAAAATGATGCATGATAGTTTTCTAATTTTGGACAAAAAGTTTACCCCCAATACTTCCAACAACAAAACTGAAGAGTCTACGTCCAATGAAGGGGATGAATACGATTTCTAAAGGTAAAAGTGACTCGCAAGAAAAAACTCTTATTTCAAAGCGATTTTTCGCTTGTTAAAACAGGTTTTGGTAGAAATGCCAAAAGCCTATTGTCATATTTATATAAAACCCAAAAATATGATATCGTTCACTATTGTGTAGGCATGAATGAATCTTCAGGGGATTTACAAAGAACCCCTTGGAAATCTATTGGAACTCTTCCAGCCTCAGAAGAAAAACAGAAGGAAATAAACCGAGACCCACAGTTAAGCAAAAACGCTCATTATGGGTCTTATTATCTTGACGAAGTAATAGAAAGAGAGAGGCCTGATATTTATATTGCAGCGCAAGATATATGGGGTATAGATTTTGCCATAGGAAAGCATTGGTTTAATAAAATAAGCTCCGCACTTTGGACGACCCTTGATTCTTTACCCCTTCTCCCAAGTGCTTTAGATGCCGCGCCAAAAGTAAAAAACTATTGGATATGGAGTGATTTTGCGACCAAAGAAATGCATCGATTAGGCCATGATCACGTTAAAACCATACATGGGATTATTGATACTCAGTATTTTTCACGTTTATCTACGGTTAAAAGAAAAAAATTAAGAAAAGAAAATAATATCGATGAAAATGCTTTTATTATAGGCTTTGTATTTAGAAATCAGCTAAGAAAATCAATACCCAATCTTATTGAAGGATTTAAAATTTTTAGAAAAAATAATCCTGATATTACCAATTCCAAGCTCCTTCTTCACACCGACTTTAGAGAAGGATGGGATTTAAAGAGACTCACGGAAGAACATGGTGTAAAATGGGAAGACATTTTAACAACCCATATATGTGGTAATTGTTTAAAATATGAAGTAAAACCCTATAACGGCCCCAATCAGTCCTGTAGATTTTGCAACGCCCCTAATAACACCAATACAACAGGGGTGGCGCTTGGTATATCAGAGTCACAATTAAATGAAATTTATAACCTAATGGATGTATATTGCCACCCCTTTACTTCAGGGGGGCAAGAGATTCCAATCCAAGAAGCAAAACTAAGCGAATTAATTACCTTAGTTACGGATTATAGCTGCGGAGAGGAAATGTGTAAAGAAGAGGCTAACTCTTTAAATCTCAATTGGTCTGAGTATAGAGAATTTGGAACTAATTTTATTAAAGCTTCTACTGATGCTAATCATATTGCCATTCGTCTTGAGGAAGTTTACAGAATGAATTCTGACCAGAAAAATAAAATGGGTAAAGCTGCACGAAATTGGGTTTTATCTAATTTTTCTGTAGAGAGCGTTGGTGCTGAAATTGAAAGGTTTTTAGATTCGTGCCCCCTTTTAGAGGCTGACAACTTTCCCAAGCCCGAAATAAAAGATGCAAATGCTTTTGTTCCCGAAGCTCTCAATAATATAGAATGGATTAAATGCCTCTATAAAAACATTCTCAAAACGGATGTAAACGAAAAAGACGAGGGGCTTTTATATTGGATGGGTGAAATACAAAAAGGGGCCAGTCGTAAGGATATTGAAAATTATTTTAGAGGAGTCGCAGCAAAAGAACTTACGGAAAAAAACCCAGAACAACTTATTGATAAGCTAGATAAAGACGACAAAAATAAACGTATTCTTTATGCGATGCCCTTGGGGGAATTAGACGTTTATATTTCTACTGCATTATTTGGCTCTATTAAAAAATTGTATCCTGACTATAATTTATATGTGGCTATAAACCCTATTTTCCATAGTATGCTTGCTGGAAATTCTAATATCCATAAAATATTGGAATTTGCACCTGAAATGGATTCTCCAGAAAAACTAAAGGATCAGGATGGCAATGATCTTTTTGATGTGGTTTATACTCCACACCTTAATAAAAACAATCACCTTTATATTAAAAAAACTAATAAATGCAATTGACCACCACATATTCTTTAGGGTGTGGTTTAAACTTGGGGAAACCTGAGTTATATGATCTTTTCTATCCTATAGCTCACCCACATTTTATTACAATTGATACAGACAATTCACAGGGTGCTACTTACCCCTACTGGCAAGACGTAATAGATTTTTTACTTCCTTTTTTACAGAAAAGAAATGTACAAATTTATCAATTAGGAAGGCCCAACGATAAACAACTTTTAGGAGCACACAGAACGAACGGAAACCTTGTACCAAATCAATTTTCTTATGTACTTAAGCAGTCTCTAGTTCACGTAAGTACAAATAATTTCTCGGCACATGTTGCCGCACATTATGATGTAAAAACCATTGTACTTAATCGTTTTGATCTTAAACCAAAAGACCTTTTAGCTAAGAGCCGTAAAAATTTAAAGGTTTTGTGCCCCATTACCAATATTACCAAGGGGGCTTTTGATATTAATTCCATACCCCCAGAAACTATAGCTAGGACCGTTCTAGATTTTTTAGGCATAGAACATAATATCCCTTATGAAACTATTTTCATCGGTCACAAATATTGTGACGGCATAGAATTTGTAGAATGTATACCTAATCAAGCAATTGCTATTCAATCTATGGGGATTCCCTCTATCATTTACAGGATGGATTTAGAATATAATATTCAAAATTTAATTAATCAATTACAACAAGGTAAAGTTATCATTACCACTAATAAACCTATTGACATAGAATTATTAAGAAATTTTAAACAAAATATACACGAGTTTATTTATATCATCGAAGAAAAAAATGACCCCGATTTCTGTAAAGAGGTTCAACACTTGGGTATACCAATTGTGCTAATCTCCTACCTAGACGAGAATAAAATAAATAAGTATAAATTAGACTACATGGACACAAACACTATCCATCATCAAAAAATTAATAAATTCTCCGATCTACCGAATTATGAAAATTTGGATGTAAATGAACTGTATTTTAAATCTCATAAGTATACCTTTAGTAATCAAAAACTATTTCTCTCTCAGGCTTCAGAGAGGCACGGGGTGGCTGCCTCAGAAAAATCTGAAGTTCAAAAGGTCATAAATTCTGCTGATTTTTGGAAAAATTTAGAAATTTACGCGATTTTTAAAAAAATATCTTGATTGGCTTTCAAAAACAATTCATAATCAACTTATGAATAAAGCCAAGAAAATTAAACGAGACGCCAACGGCTTAATCAGTGGCTCCACTGTAAATTACGCCTTTAATGAAGACGGATTGATTGATTGGCGTAAAATGATAAAAACAGAATATCTAGTACCAAATAGAGATAGAACCACTGAAACTGACGTTACCAAACTTAAAGATACTGAATTAATTATTTTGTTGGGCGGTATTAAAGAGTTGGCCCAAATTAGAGGTTTTACAAGTGTTGAATACACAACTGCAGCCCCCTCTTCAGACTATGTAGCTGTTACATGCAAAATCTCTTGGATACCTAATTATGAAACTGAGGGAGAGCCTGTAACTTTTTCTGCCGTAGCCGATGCTTCACCCAATAATACAAAAGGGTTCGGTAAAATGTTTTTAGCTGCATGTGCAGAAAACAGAGCTTTTGTAAGATGCGTTCGTAACTTTTTAAGGATTAACATTGTTGGCCAAGAAGAGCTTGGTAACTCTAAGTTTTTAGAAGAGGAGCCTGTTAATAATACTGACCCTCACTTTTTACTTAAAACAGTTATGAAGGAAAAGGGTATTTCTTTTGAGGTTTTAAAAAAGAAACTTGTAAAAGAAGAATACAAAAACTCCGATTCTCTCTCTAGTGTACATGATATTCCTAAAAATAAAGTATTTGAACTTATTGAAAGGATTAAGAAAGTCAAATGAAAAAAATTATATTTTTAGTTTTATTATTCGTTAGTTTCAAATTGTGGGGGGCCACCTTTGAATTTATAGATGGCACTATTATAAAAGGTAATATTTATTATGACACCTCTAACCCTCTCTCTAAATCTAATCCTACTGTTAGAGGGATTATAATCAAAACACTAGATAATAGAATTTATATCCATAATTACCCTATCCAAAATAATGCCAATAATGGCTATATAGATAACGGTGATGGAACTTACACTCCAAAAACCCCCATTCATATTCCAGCCCCCCCTATAGACGACGGGGGACACGATAACCCTTCTTTTATACCCCATTGTTGTCCCGCGAGAATTAATTTTTTTTATTTTTCTAAAAAAACACAAAGAGAACTTTATAAAAACTTTTTCAATCTTACGAGATATTACGCTACACAACCAAACAAAAACGCCATCACGTCCATAGCATTAATAGACGCTAAACAAACGGCCCTATCAATTTATAATCATTTAAACAATAAAGTCTATATACCTACATCACCCAACACACCAGTAAAAAGAAGAGAGTGGCAAAAAAAGGTAAAGCTTCATTTAGCCTACTCGAAAAAAGTGTATTGGAGAAAAGATTAGGTGGTAAAAGAACCACTCTCTGCCCAAGCTGAAGCCCCAGCGGAGGCAAATGCAGCCCATTCACCCGGCGTCCCACCCTTATAAATAAACTCCATAATACCGTTCTGAAGCCCATAACTCGAATTCTGTAGGGCATTTGAACCATACCCCTTACATGTGTAAGGTGGCGAGTAGCATGAAGTAACAGTATCGGCGGTAGTATCACAGTCATAAAACGTACTGTCTTTATATACTATTTTTTGACTTGTACCGTTACGTTGAATAAATATTTGGTAGGTGTTCCATGAAATAACCTGAAACGCCACTTGATCCCCTATAGAAGGGCTGGCTGGTAATGTAACCAACATGGTTGCTGATGCAGAACAGTTTCTAAATGAATAAATGTAGCCGGCTTGAGCCGTCAGAGTAGTACCCGCGCTAATAGTGGAGGCATTACTATATCCACCACCGCCACCACCCCCCGCTGCGGCACCTTGAGCCCCTTGATTACCTTGATATCCTTGGGCCCCTCCGCCACCGCCGCCACCGCCAGCAGCACCTTGAGCGCCCTGATGCCCTGCACCTTGAACTCCTTGTACGCCCTGAACCCCTTGAACTCCTTGTACGCCCTGAACCCCTTGATCACCTTGATTGCCCTGATAACCTTGATTACCTTGATCACCCTGATACCCCTGATAGCCTGCTCTACTTATAGAACTTTTATATATACGCCCATCCCCATCATCTACTAATATAGCCTTACTTTCATCAGCGGTTGAAGGAATGTTCCTTGATCTGATTATGCCATCAACATCTAATTTATCACCGGGAGAAAGTGAAAGCCCCACATTTCCCCCACTCAAAATTATATAATTAGTTCCAACATCAGCATTTTCATAAACATAAAACGGATAATTAGTGGATGTACCAGCCCACCCATAGCCTCCGTTGGCTTTATTTACTACAAAGTCTGCGGCAACATTTGGTGATGCCCCTGTATCAGTCGCATGAAAACCAATTGAATCTGAAGGGCTTGAATCGCCCTGTAGGAATAAATCAGGGGCTCCCCCACCTGCATGTCCTCCGTCCACATAAAAGTGATCGCAACCACTGGCGACAGTCGTGGTGCCCGAGGTTACGGCATATAAAAGATTGTAGTCGTTAATACCATCAACTACTAGCTGACTTCCACGAGCACCTTGAGCCCCTTGGAAGCCTTGGAAGCCTTGAGCCCCTGCGCTACCGCCACCGCCAGCAGCACCTTGA